TGATCGCGGGTGTGGCTTTTTTCGTCTTCGGGGGGCGCGGGCGCGGAGGTGCTGTTACTGCGGGAGCCTCTAGTGGCGTTGCCACGGTGGTGCGCACCTCGGCATTGATCGGTGTGGGGTTGGTGCGCGCTGCCGCGTCGATGCCGGGTGTTCCGGGCTCTGCGGGGCGTCGGGCTCGGCGTCGCGGTGCGGTCGGCTCGCCGGCCCCGGTGCGCTCGGTGACGCGCACGGCACTGCCGAGCTTCGGTGGACCATCGGTCGGTGGCCAGTCGGTGCCGGCGGAGTTCACGGGCACGACGGTGTCGTCTCCGCTGGGTCGGATGTTCGGTCGGGCGCCGCGCGTGCTGTCGGAGCAGTCGATGAGCACGGCGGGGTATGCCTACGCGCCGGGTGCGGGCTATTCGACTACTGCGAGCCAGCCTCAGTCACTGCTGTCTCGGGTGTTTCGGGGCTCGGTGGCACCGGGTGCGGCACCGATGACGGAAGTCCGTTCATCGTGGCGGGCTCGGCTGATGGGCGCTCCGGCGACGGTGATGACCCCGGCGGTGGCGGCGTCGAACATGCCACTGTTGGAGTCTGGGCGGGGTTATGGCCGCACGGCGTCGGCGCTGTTCGGGTCGAGTGCACCGTCAGCGTATTTCGCGAACCCCGGTGCGGATCTGGGCATTGTGGGCAAGCTGCGGCGGCGTAGTTTCCGCTCCGCCCCGGTGATCGGTGGCCGCCGGGTGGCGGGCAGTGATGTGCCCATTGAGTGGCTGGTGGACACGTTGACGAACCGGTGGATCCGGCGGATGCGCAACGCCACCACTGATGATCAGGTGTTCAACGCGTTTCGGTCGGTTAAGGGTCGCAAGTGCCGCTACTGCGCGGTGGGGTTCCTGTGGGATGAGTCGGACCCTAATGGTTGGTACAACGGCGGGACGTGGGCGGTGCCCCGGTGGCGTCACCGTGACCAGGAAGCCCTCTATGACCGCTACGGCCTTGAGTTCTTGTGGAACATCTCGAACATTTACGAGGCCAAGTCAATGAATCTGAAGCAGATCGCTGACCTGGTGGAGAAGGAATGCCAGGGCGGGGAGATTCCGAAGTAGGAAGGGGTGGTGAGTGTGCGGGCACAGATTGAGGTTGAGGAGATGATGGGTCGGTTCTCGGCTATCACTGTCGATGACGATGATCGGGCCATTGGGGTGCAGGAGGCCCTTCGCTGGGTGATGTTCCCGGAGATCGGCAACGAGTCGCTGTTGGAGAATCTGCCGGGATGACGATTCATCGGGAGCGGGTTGCACGCAAGCGCCACGCTTGTGACCGGTGTACGGATCCGATCCTGCCCGGTCAGCGGTACTGGTCGTGCAGCCTGCCTCCCGGTGATGTCGATGTGGGTAATACGAACTGGTGGCACAGCAAGGCGCATCTCATTCCGGGGTGCGCCTGGTGGGCGATGCGTCCGGGAGAGGTGGCACACGATGACTGAACGCGGTGACCGGTATATGGCTGGCGGTGGGTTGATCAATGCGGAGAATCTGGGACTGACTCCGGTGGTGAAGCATGCCACGGTCAGCGGGCATGTGTTCCGCATGGAGGGCGGTGTGTTTATGGTGGGGTTGATCTACCACCCGCGTTTCAGTCACTGGCATCCTCCCGGTGGGCATGTGGAGGGTGATGAGACACCGGAGTGGGCGGTGTACCGGGAGGTGCTGGAGGAGACGGGTCTGAGGGGTTTGCGGATGGTGTGTCCGCGCGGCCCGGTGATTCCCCCGTTGCCGATGGAGCCGCACCGGCCGTTGGTGGTGGCGCGTCCGTGGTGGGTGGTCGAGGAGCACGTGGGGCCGGACAGTCATACGACGCATCCGCATTTCCACATTGATCACCACTATCTGCTGGTGGTGAGGGAGCCGGACGTCGCGCATTCCGGTGAGCACCCATTCCGGTGGTTCACGCAGGAGGAAGTGCTGTCGCTGGATATGTATTACGATTTCCGTGAGTTGACGTTGGCCATGTTTCGGTTGCACGAATTGGAGTGGGCGTCGAATGACCAATGAGGCCAATGGGCGACTGAAGCTCGATGTGGTGGAGGTGGATCCGGCGTCGCTGCCCGCTGACCTGGAGGGGGCGCTGGCGGCGTTGGATGCCGCGCAGCCGTTCGAGCCTGATTCGGAGCCGGCGCCGATGGTGGTGCGTGAGCTGCGGTCGCGGTACTGGATCGGTGGGTGCGGTGCCCTGAACTTCGGAGTGAAGGTCACCGAGGGGGTGCCGGGTCAGTTCGATGGTGTCCCGCTTGAGCCGCGCGAGGTGGCGTGTGTGATCACCTCCCACAATCACAAGATCACCATATGGCCGGTCGACGCGGGTATCTACGAGCAGTGGACCGCCGACGGTGACGACGACGAGGGGTGAGTGAGGGCTGGTGGCAGATCGTGGTGGTGTTCGCGGTGACAGCGCTGATCATGCGGGCGGTGCTGTGGTGAGTGACCTATGGGAGGTGGTGGGGTGATGGTGGCTTTCGAGGTGACAACCGAGGCGCCGACGGTGTCGGGTTTCGAGTACGGCCCGCAACAGCGCGAGGCGCTGGAGGCGGTGCAGCGATGGTGGGATGACGAATACGCGACGCAGGTGTTCAAGCTGTTCGGCTTCGCCGGCACGGGCAAGACCAGCTCGGCAAAGGCCATCGTGGCCGACCTGGGTGTTGGCGATGCGTCGTTCGCCGCGTTCACCGGTAAGGCCGCGCACGTGCTGCGCCAGAAGGGGTGCCCGGCGACAACGATCCACTCCCTGATCTACAAGCCGTATGACAAGGCCCTGGAGGAGTTGCAGCGCCTGCGTGCGGAGCTGGCCGAGGAGACCAACCCCGGTGAGCGGGCGCGGTTGGTGCGCGAGATCCGCGATGAGGAGATCAACCTGGGTAAGCCTGGGTGGGTGCTGAACCACGAGTCGGACCTGGCGGGGTCGCAGCTGTTGATTCTGGATGAGGCGTCGATGGTCAACGCCGAGATGGCCAGTGACCTACTGAGCTTCGGTGCCCGGATCATCGTGTTGGGTGACCCGGCACAGCTGCCGCCCGTGTCGGGGGCCGGGTATTTCACATCAGGGGAGCCGGACTACCTGCTCACCGAGGTGCACCGCACGGCCGCCGAGCAGCCCACCACGAAGATCGCCACGGCGGTGCGCAACGCCCCGGTGGGGGATCGACTGCTGGGTGTGCGGGGTCTGGTGGGTGACTACTCGGGTCGCTGCGGGCCGCTGAGTGTCGCGGCGATGGCTGATTACGATCAGGTGGTGGTGGGCACCAACCGGATCCGGTGGCAGCTCATTCGGGCGATCCGCATGCACCTTAGGCGGGGCCCGGCGCCTGTGGCGGGGGATCGGGTCATCACGCTGGCCAACTCGCGGGAGGCGAACGTTTTCAACGGCCAGCAGTTCACGGTGCTGGAGTGCCGGGCTGAGGGTCGCAAGTATGTGATGCGGGTGCTCGATGGTGACTTCGAGCGGGAGCTGATCGCACATCAGGGCGGGTTCACCAACCTTGAGGGCGAGCAGGTCGCGGTGAAGAACGGCCGGGGGCCGATCGCGGCGGCGACGTTCGCCCAGGCGATCACGTGCCATAAGTCGCAGGGTTCGGAGTGGCCGCGCGTGTTGGTCGTTGATGAGGCTGACGTGTTCGGGTCGGGCCGGTATAAGGACGCGATGCGCGACGGTGCGAGCGCGCAGGAGGCCCTGGAGGCGTCCTACGCGGTGGCGAGGTCGTGGCTCTACACGGCGGTGACCCGCGCGCAGGATCAGGTGAGCATCGTGTCCAAGGGTTCGTTGAGGCTGACGTGAGCACGCCGTTGCCGTTCCCAGTGCCTCCGCCGGGCAGCGTTTATGCCCAAATGTGGATGGCGGAACTGTCCGACGACGAGCGGACGGGCCTGCCGGGGCAGTATCACCGCCCGCACTTCGACAGCCTGGGTGTGCCGCCCGCGTGGATCTGTGAGGCGTGCTGGAGCGACGGCTGCACGACGGCGTGGCCGTGCGCTGCGGTCATCTGCCGCGAGGATGGTCTCGCGCTGGCCGAGTCACTGAACCTGGGGTGTTCGCGGTGATCGCTGCGGCGCCGAAGGTCTTGTGCTGCCCGGATTGCAGTGCGCGTCCGGGTGAGGAGCACCGGGGGCTTTGTGATGTGGCGCGATGTTCGGTGACGGGCTGGCAGGAGGTGCAGTGTGCGCTGCCGGCGGGCGCGCATCCGCCGACGACGTGGACTGGGTTGTGGCCTGGGGTGTTGGAGTGCCGGGAGTACGGGTGGTTCACGGAGGGGGCGCACGGGATGACGGAGGATCTGAACCGTTTGGCGAAGGCTGCCGCCAATGGTGAGCTGGTGTGGTCGGTGCGGTTGCAACGGTGGTTCCGCGCGTGACCGTCAAGCCGCAGACCGTCAGGCCGCAGGTCGGCATCGACGGCCGGGGCCGTTTGGTGGCGGCGAACGTGTTCCCGTGGCATGAGGCGATCAAGGATCTACCGGGCGCGTACTGGGCGGGGGGTAGGCCGCCGGGGTGGGCGATGCCGGTGTCGCCGGGGACGGCCGCCGCACTGTTGACGATCTTGTCGGAGTCGGGTGCGATGGTGTCGCCGCGCGTGATGGCGCTGGCCACTGAGGCGCACTCGCGGGAAGCGCGGCGCTCGCTGGCCGCTGACGAGTCGGCGCCACTGCCGGAGCTGGCTTGGCACGAGATCTTGGCGACCGATCCGTGGGCGCACCAGAAGCGGGGCATCAACTACCTGGGTGACTGCACGTGCGCGGCGATCGGCGCTGGCATGGGCACCGGTAAGTCGCTGATGGTGGTGGGCGGAATGAACCTGCTCAACATCAAAAAGGCGCTGATGGTGGTGCCGACGGCGACGTTCGGGGTGTTCCCGCGTGAGCTGCGGTTGCACTCGAACCGGGAGTGGCACGTCGATAACGGGACGCGCTACACGCGGCGTAAGACGATTAAGAAGCTGACCTTGGAGGAACGCTTCGCTGCGATGCGCGAGCTGTATGCGTGCAGCTGTGGGCGCCCGCACGCGTGCATCGTGGGCTATGAGGCCCTGGTGGCCGATCCCTTGGCGAGCGCCGACCTGGCGTCGATGGGCGTGCAGCTGGTCGTTTACGACGAAGCACACCGGCTGAAATCGGCGGGTGGGGCGATGTCGCGCACGGCCGCGTCATGGGTCAATCAGATTGAGCGTCGCTGGGGACTGTCGGGGACGCTGATGCCCCAGACCCCAGCGGACATCTACGGCACTTACCGGGCGTTGGACCCGTCGATTTTCGGGACGAACTACACCGAGTTCGCTACCGAGTTCATTGTCACCCGCAAGACCGCTGACGGGCTGCGGGAGTTCCCGGTGGATGTGCGCAAGACCAAACGCCTGGAGTTCTCCCAGCGGTTCCATTCGATCGCCTATGTGCCGGAGGTGGATCTGGAGCTGCCCCCGGTGACGCACACCATCCGTGCGTTCGAGTTGGAGCCCAAGGCTCGGATGGCTTACGACGCGATCCGCGACACCGGGGTCGCGGAGATCACCGCTGCGGCGGTGGCGGCCGGCGGGGAGGCCACCCCGGACGGTGATGTGCGCACGGTGACGCCGGCCAACGCTGGGGTGGAGCGACTGCGGTGGGCGCAGATCACGGGTGGTGCGGTCACTGACGACGATGGCCGGGTCACGGTGGTGTCCACGGCGAAGGTCGACGCGCTGGGTGTGCTGCTTGATGAGGTGGGGTGCCGCAAGGGTGGCCATGATGGCCGTTCGCGGCCGGAGCCGGTGGTGGTGTTCTGTAAATACTCCCCGCACCTGGCCGCTGTTGAGCGCCTGGGCAAGAAGCTGGGGTTGCGGTATCGGGAGATCTCGGGTCCGCGTAAGGACGGGTTGGACGCTGACGCGAAGATGCACCCGGAGTGTGACCTGCTGGGTGTGCAGATCGCAGCCGGCGGGGTGGGTATCGATCTGACCCGGTCGCGGATTTGCGTGTGGTATTCGGTGGGTGGAGAACTCTGGCTTTTTCAACAAGCCCAAAAGCGACTGGATCGACCGGGGCAGACCCGGTCGGTGGCCAACTTCTACCTGATCGCCGAGAACACCGTCGACGCTGATGTCTACACGGCGCTGGCTCGCAAAGAGAACATCATCGAGTCGGTAGAGCGCGCTTACTTAAATCACGTGGCGGAGCGGGCGAGTAGTGAGCTGCCGAAGATGGAGGTCCCGCCGGGCTCGGTGCGTGGTGAGTTGCCGAACCTGCCGGCGTGGTTGCGTAAGGGTTCTGATGTCGACGCGCCGCGTCCGGTCCCGGATGCCGAGCGTGAGGCGGAGCAGTATGCGCTGGCCCTAGGTGGGCTGGAAGGATTCTGACATGGCGAGACTGTGGGATAAGTATTTGGTGCAGCGCCGCGACGGGACGGTGCCCGACTGGCCCTACTTCGTGATTGGTGCTTCGGATCCGGCCGCGTCGGCCGCGCTGGATGCGTACGCGGAAGCAGCTTTGACGTGGGGGATGGATCCGGATTACTGCGATGATGTTCGCCGGCTGGCTGACCGTTTCCGGCAGTGGCAGGGCAGGGAGGGCGATCCGGATGCGCCGAAACATCGGGTAGATGATCCGGAGACGGTCGCCCGGATTCATCCACGGGCGAGCAGCCTGTAGACGGTCGGACCCTCCCGGTAGACTGAGGTTCGTTCCGGCTCGCAATGTGGAGGTTCGTCCGTGGAAGCGTTGGGCAGGGTCACCCCGTGCGGGGTGTGTCGGGCGCTGGTGATGGTGGCGACGACCGACAATGGCGTGCCGATGGCGGTGGAACCGGAGCCGCACCCTGACGGGATGCTCGAAGTGGCGTGGCGTTCTCAGGTGCTGCGGGTGCGCACGGTGCCCCGCGTCGATCGTGAGATCGTGCGCAAGACGCGGGGCGGGCTCTACCGGGCTCACCTGGCGTCGTGCAAGCCGGTGGCGAGCAACGGGGGGCGGCGGCGGTGACGCATTGGAACGCGGGTGAGCGGTTGCTGTTCGACATCGAGTCGGACTCACCGGATCCCGATGAGGCGTTCATGATCCAGGCTGCGGTGGTTCATCTGGTGCCTGGCCGCGACCCGCGTGCGCTGAAGTGGCTGGTTCAGCCGCGCCGCGAGATTCCGGCCGACGCGGTGGCGGTGCACAAGATCACCACGGAGCGGGCGCAGCGCGAGGGTGAGCCTATTGAGCATGTGATGCACGAGCTGCTTCACGTTTTGGCCGTGTGGGCGCCCGATGTGCCGATCATCGGGCACAACGTCGGCTATGACCTCACGCTGACCGATCGCGAGTTGGGCCGCGCGATGGGTGTGGAGCTGCGGGTACGGGGTCCGGTGATTGACACGCTGTTGCTGGACAAGGCGTGCGATATGTACCGCCCCGGGGAGCGGACGCTGTCGAGTCAGTGCCGCCACTACGGCATCCCGTTGGGCGATGACGCGCACGATGCGATGGCGGACTGCCTGGCGGCTGGCCGGCTGGCGCACAAGATCACCGCGCGGTGTTGTAACAACACGTGGCCGCGCGGGAAGTGGCCGCCGAACAAGGCGACGAAGGCGGCGCGGGCGTTGATCGCGGGCGGGGATGGTGCCGCGCTGCATGAGGCGCAGGTCCGGTGGCATGAGGAGGGCCAGCTGGGGCTGGCCGAGTACTGGCGCACTCCGAAGGCGCGGGAGAAGGCGCGGGAGAAGGTCGCGCGGGGCGACATGACTGAGGTGGAGTGCAAGGCGTGGATTGAGCAGCTGCCGGAGGCGGCGGATCGGGTGGCGGCGCAAGCCGTGGGGTGCTGGCCGTTGTTACCGAGGGTGCCCGCGACTACATAGTGTGGTAAGTTGGGTCCTGTTCCGGCACCCAACGTACCGAGGGAGAGACCGCGATGGACCCTATTACCGACGACGACCTAGCCGGACTGCAAGCCTGGGCTCGGGGCGAAGCCGAAGACATCGACTGGGGCGAGATCTGCCTACCTCCCTGCACTGACCGGATCCGCGCTGCGGCTAGCCGCAAGGTGCGCGTCGCGGCGATCACACGGGCCTACTACGACCCAGAGATGGTCACTCCGGACTCCGATCACCTCGACCGGGAGCGCCGCTGGGCGGCGGGTCAGGTGGTGCTGGTCAGCTCGGACGGCTCGATTCTGGCCACGTGGCGTTATGAGCAGGGCACGGTGCCGGCGCAGTACGACGGGCGCACCCAGGGCCCCACGCGGCGTAAGCGTCGCCCGGCACACCAGACCGGGCCCCAGGACCATGACGGCCTGCTGCGGATGTTGCGCGAGGAGGGGGTGCACTACGAGCAGACGTCGCGTCACCTGCGTGTCCACGCCCCTGACGGGGCGAAGGTCTACATTCCGTCCACCCCCAGTAACGCTCGGGGGGTGCTGAACTCGGTAGCTCTGCTTCGCAAACACGGATGCACCCTGCGTCACAACAGCTGATCAGTATGGTAAGGTTTCATTTGTTCCGGTCCACTGAGTGAGGAGATCTAGATGTCTACTTCCGCTACCCAAAGTGAAGCCCCAGCCCTGGCCGTCGGCGACCCCGATCCGACCCCGCCGGCCCCGGCAAACATCAGCGTCGACCCGCAGCTATTTCGCCAGGTGCGTGCCTGGGAGGTCGAACGTAAGGAACACTCCCGCCGCATCAAGGAACTCGCCGTACTGATCGACGAGGGGCAGGCGCTGCTCACTGAGCAGTACGTTGCCGCTGGCACCGACGAGATCAAGCTCGACGGCGTCAAGGGCGCGCTGGGCTCGATGATCTGGGCGCGTAAGCGCGCTGAGGAGACCACGGCCGCTGAGGTGGCCGCCGCGCTGCGCGCCGACGGACTGGCCCACATGGTCACTCCGGAGGGCTACAACTCGAACACGCTCTCCGCGTGGCTGCGGGACCTCGAAGCAGAAGGCAAGCCGATTCCGCCGAACGTCGCGAAGCTGATCGAACCTTCCGAGGTGTGGAAGGTCGGCTTCACCAACTCGCGGCCGAGCCGGGCACGGGCCCGGATGTCCGGTGCTGTGAGTTCCGTGCTCGACGGTGCCCCTGACGGCGCGTCGGGCCGCTGAAACCTCCGGGCGCGGGGCAAGCTGAACGCTCCCCGCGCCCGGCTTGGAGGGTGGTGTTACCCCCCGGTGGGCAGTGGGTTCGCTGGGGTCTTCTAGCAGGAGGAGTGGTGGAACATGGCAGGTGGAACGGTTGCGAAGCGGCAGCCCACGGGGTTGCTGGCGACGCTTGAGCAGGTCGACGTCGCGGACTACCCGGCGTTGATCGAGGGCATTGACGGGATGCTGGAAGCCTTCGGCGCCAACGTGGGCGGCAAGCTGGATCTGTCCGACCTGGTGCGGGTGGGAGTGCCCACGGGCGGCGACACTGAGTGGAAGATTCCCAGTGCGCTGGGGGCCGCAACTCGGGTGCCGGTGATCGAGGCGATCCCGATTCACTGGGCGGACTCACGGGTGTACTGGCCCGGTGTGGAGCTGTCCAGCGAGCCCCCGTCGTGCTGGTCGACCGACGGTAAGACGCCGGACCCGATGGGCCTCTACGGGGACCTGGGTGACCTTTCGCACGAAAACCTCCCAGTGTCGGTGCTCGGTGCCGAGCCGAAGCGGTTGTGCGCTGGTTGCCCGCAGGACCAGTGGGGCAGCTCACCGAAGGAAGGCGCGAAGGGCAAGGCGTGCAAGCAGCAGAAGCTGCTGTTCGTCCTGGAGGCGGAGTCGATGCTGCCGATGCTGATCCAGGTGCCGCCGACGTCGCTGGCGGCGGTGCGCAAGGCGATGATCGAACTGACGGTGAAGACCCGCGCGCACTACTCCGGTTTCAAGCTGGCGTTCTCCCTGGTGGAGCGCGTGAAGAACGGTAATAAGTACGGCGAGATCGTGGTCAAGCTCGCTGGTGCGCTGCCCGGTGTTCGGGCAACGAAGGCGGGCGGACCGGAGGAGGGTTCCCCGGCGCACGCCGCGAAGGCCTACTCCGATGCGTTCGGTGCGCTGCTCACTCCGGAGGTGTTGGCCGCTGCGGCAGCGGGTGACGCCCCGGCGCCGTCGGGTGACGGCGGTTTGGGTGGCGACTTCGCCGATCACGGTGAGGGCGCAGGGACGTGAGCGACGCCGAGCAGGCGCGAACCTTCGCAGGCGCGCTGCTCGGCGATCACGGCGGGATGCTGGACGGGTTGAGGTTGACGCTCTCAACGTTCTCATCCGAGGCGCTGGGACCGCAGACGCATTGGCTGCCTGCTACGGCGGACAGCCTTGCGTCTGCGATCACCACCCACGCCGCAGCAAGTACCACGGTGGGGGTCTACGTCGGGGTGGGCCTCACTCGTGGCGCCCGCGCGATCGACCCGCAGACCGGCAAGGCTTATAAGCGCCTGGCCATGGCCGATGTGGACGGCCTGGCCTGGTTGTGGTCCGACATTGATATTGCTGGGGTGGCGCACGGTTCCCGCATGCCCCTGGTTCCCGACTTAGAGACCGCTGTCGCGGTCGCCCGCTGCACTGGCCTGATGCCTACCGCGTTGGTCAACACCGGTCACGGGGTGCAGGCGCACTGGCGTCTGGCCGAGCCACTGATCTACGGCTGCGTGGACTTCGACGACGACGGTGTGCCGATCATCGACCCGTCCCGGATCGCCGCTGACCGGGCGGCTGGTGAGGAGTTGGCGTGGTCGTTCGTCAAGAGCCTCCAGATTCGGGCGAAACGCCTGGGTGGCTGGCATGTGGATCCGACGACGGACACGAACCGTTTGGTGCGCTGCCCCGGCTCCTATAACCGCAAGGTCGCTGGTGATCACCGTCCGGTGGTGTTGCTCGATGTCGACGCGTCGCGTCGCTATGACCTCGACGACATCCGGGCGGTGCTCGCGCCGGAGAAGCTGCTCGGACCCCTGCGCGGTGGGGACGCCGGTAACGGTGGCCAGACCATCGCGGGGGTGGATCTGCCGGGCTTGTGGGCGGGCGTGCGCCTGCTGGCACCGGCTTACGTGCCGGACTGGCTCGGAGCGATTCTCGATTCGGGGTGGGCGCCGGAGCTGGCGGCGATCTGGTCCGGGGCGGCCGACGCCCAGTACGACAATGATCATTCCAGTATTGACGCGGCGCTGGTGACGGCACTGCTGCGGGAGAACATCGGCCTGGACTGTGTCGCTGAAGCGCTGATGTGCCGACGGCTGCGCATAGATCACCGGGTGGAGAAGGTTGATCCGGCCCGGCGGGGCGCCTACTACATCGGCCGCACGATCGGCCGGGTGCTGGCGTCGATGCGGGCTCGGGAGTCGACGACGGAGGGGCACCTGGCGGCGATCCAGGCGGTCACGGCGGAGGTGGCCGCTCAGGGGGATGACGACAACCCGGCTCCAAGCCAGCCCCAAACTGATCCCAATCTGGGAGCTAGTCCAGATGCTGTAGAGGCATCTGCATCAGAAGTTGTAGATGACGGGCTGGCCTATAACGAAAACGCCGTTACGTTGGAGGGTGAGCCGCCGGCCCCAACCCAGGTTGGAGCGCCGGGGCCCGATTCCAACGAAAGTGACGTCAGCGTTGGATCCGGGCCGGACAATGAAGGCGACGCCCCGGAGCCGCCCCTACTGCGGGCGGTGCCCCCGGTGGAGCCCGATCTGCTCGCTGAGCACGCCGACGCGCCGGTCGCGCCCCGTCAGGGCATTGACGACTCGCTGCCACGCGGGCCGCGCAACTCCACAGAGGAGTTGCAGTGCGCGCAGCTGTCCACGGCGCTGGGGTTGCCGCCGGGGGTGACGGTGTGGACGGTGGGGGAACGCAAGCTCACTGGCAACAACGAGGTCCGGGTGTGGCTGCGCCGCAGTGTCGACTCCGTGGTCAAGGGGGGCACGTGGCGGCCGGGTTCGGTGGGGGCGACGCGTTGGCACGCCAAAGGCGACTGGGATGCCCGTGCGCGGGTGTCGGGAATCTTGCAGCACGACCTGAACCTGTTCGTCGACGTGATGCGGGAGTGGCGTTCTGATGAGCAGGGCCTGAAGTTGATGTACGAGCTGTGCCGGGACATGCCGGCCGGTACCCCGGCTGAGGCGATGCGCTTGGCGGTGGTGGGGCTGTTGCGGCACTCGACGGGCACGGGACTGTTCGCCACGGCGTGCACGACGCGTGATCCGTGGGTGACTGACGACGATGGGGTGTGGATCCCGCTGGTGAACATCCGGGGGGCGATGCAGCGCTTGGGGCACACTCCGCCGGATGCGGCGCACATGGGCGACACGTTGGGGGAGTTGCGTTGCAAGGTGCGTGCGGGGATGGGCATCGAGGAGGGCAATCGGGTGGTGCATGACGCGGAGCAGTGGGTTCGGGTTCCGGAGGATCTGGTGGATGCGGAGTTGTGGGCGCAGGTGGGGATGCGGGCGGCGCAGCGCGACAGTGACGACAAGCGCAATGACATTCGGGTGATCGGCGGTGAGTGAGTGGATCGGCTCCGACACCGGGGTTGTTGATGTTGTCGGGCCGATCGAGACGCTGTTGTGGCTGGCGGTGCTGGTTGATGATGGGCCGCTGCACCGCTGCATCGCGTGTAGTCGGATGACGGTGTGGCGTCACCCGACGCACGGTGGGGTGCATCCGCGCTGCATCCCGGCGGCGATGGCCGCGCTCGATGACGGGGGCGCGGAGCCGGTGATTCCGAACCAGTCGCCGACGCGGTCGCGGGGGGCCTATTCCCGCCGGGGCAAGGTCTAGCCTGTATGGTAGGCTGAACCTCGTTCCGGTCGACGTCCAGGAGGTTCCTTTGTCCAACCCCATCGTTATTAGATCGTTCGGCTACCTACACGGTGAGCTGCCAGGAGACTACGACCTCACCGTCGATGTCCGGCGCCACCTGCGGGACCCCCACATCGATCCGGCATTCCGGGAACTCAACGGTCAAAATGTGCAGGTCATCCAGCGGGTACTGGAGACTCCCGGCGCTCTTGGTTTGATCAACGGCCTACTCATCGCGATCGACGCCATCTACCCGATCGCCCTGGATCGCGGAGTGGCGCTGAGGGTCGCCATCGGCTGCGCGGGGGGGCGGCATCGCTCCGTGGTTCTCGCCGATCACCTCGCCTACCGGCTGACCTCGACCCAACGGCTAGCCGTGGTGGGTCACCGCGATCTCGGCAAGCCTGTGGTGCTCCGATGAAGCGACGCGACGTCCTGCCCGGTCACGCCGAGCGCCCCGACCGGCGCGATCTGGGCAAGACCGGCAAGACCGGCAGTCACGCGTTCGCGACGACACCCGCGTGCCAGTGCGGCTGGAGAGGCACTGAGGTGCTACTGCCCCCGTCGCGGGGCGGATCGGCCAGAGCGCAGCGCCAGCATCAAGCCCACGTCGCGGACCTGATCTCCCGCAGCCCAGAGTTCACCCTGGATCGGGCGCGGTCGGAATGGCGCGACTGGTGCCCCGGCAACGGTGCCGCCTACCGGGTGCGGGTCCTGCCCATCTGCGGTGGCATGGCCGACACCGACCGGATCCTGCTGGTCAACGTGGGCGCCCGCACGTGGGCCTTCCAGTACCCCATCAACCCGACCCGCCAGGAACGGTTCAAGCTCCACGCCGACTACATCGTGCCCCTGTTCAAGGGTGTCCCCCCGTCGGTGCAGACGGCGACCGAACCACTACTGAAAGCCCTGGGTGCTCTTGATGGCGAGTAAACGCGAGCGGCTACGCAAGGCGCGCGGGGCGGTGATGCGCGACCTCGTGGAGTACCTGGAGCGGGCGCAGTGCATGAGTGACCTCGACGAGGTGATCGTGATCGAGAACCTGATCGTGGAGCTGCGCCGTCGCGGCGGCATGCCCGTGGTGACACCCCTGCCCGGTCAGCAACAGCTACCCGGCATGGGCCTGTTCGCGATCACTTTCAACGCTAAGGAGGGCCTCGATGTCGACACCAGCCATACCTGACCTGGAGTTCTCCTGCCCCCCGTGTGCCCTGTGCGGGGAGGAGACCAACTACGAAGATGGCTACTTCGACTGTGGCAACTGCCAGCTGTCCTGGCCAAAGGAAGGTCGCGACGGTTTCCGAGCCAACCACGAGATTCCGCAGTGCCTCACTGAGCGATCACCATTCACCCATTACGAGGATGTGGTGATCCGTAAGCGCCGCTACTGCTGCTTACTCGACGCTGAACACCCGCTGCCGCACCGTGGTGTTCGCATCGACGACCTCGACGGCTACGACACCCACGAATGGTCAGACGTCGATCAGGAAGCCGGAGTGAGAGCGTGAGTCCGACCCCAGCGGAAGTCTTGGCGAACGCGTTCTCGATCCGCATGCGCAGGTTCATGCGCGGTGAGGAGGTCCCTGCCACCTCAGAGGAGATAGCCGCTTTCGTGCTGTCCACCCTGGAAGACGCGGGATTCGCGGTGCTGGCCTTAACCCAGCCCACTGATGTGCGGATCACGGCCGGCGGGGCGCTGTGCGCCACGTTCGGGACGGTCGACGTCACTGTGGTCGACCGAACCTGGTGGATTGATCACCGGGTGACCGGGACGACGTTGAGTGATCTCAGTTCTCCCGATGCTGGTGCCGACTACGCCGCCGCGCTGCGGTGGGCGCAGGCCCGCCTGGTTGAGCAGGCCGAGTTCGGTGCCGACAATGACCGGTGCGACCCGACGCGGGGCTATCACAGCACCCCGCACCGGGGGTGCATCCTGCGATGACGCTACGTCGACCCTGGAGCGTGTCCGCGCACCGGCTCTACAGCGGGTGCCCGCGCGCGTGGTGGCTGCACAACGTCGCCAATGTTGAGCCCGAGGACACCGCTGAAAGCGCGCGGGGGATTGTGATGCACGCGGGGCTGGCCGTCGGCTACGCCCAGTGGGATGACTGCCGGCGGCGGTGGCTGGCCCCGGTGGTGACCCATCGCCGGGTCGGTGATGTTGTCGACTCCGCCATCATCGAAGCGGCGATCCGCGCGAACGTCGAGGACACCCTAGATCTCGACGAGGCTTACGACACGGTGATGCGCGCGCTGAACTACTTAGGGCCCCAGCCCGGTGACTTCGTGATCGGCACTGAGGTCAACATGGAGATCACCGTCGACGGGGTGCCGATCATCTACCGGGCCGATGTGCTCTACGAGCGGGCCGAGGTGCTGGTGGTGCGGGACTGGAAATCCACCGTTGAGCTACCCCGGTCTCGGGACTTGCAGCGCAACCGCCAGCTCGCGCTGGGTGCGTTGTGCGCGGGCCGCACCTACGCCCCGAAGCGGATCGACATCGAGATCGCGTCGATCAACGCTGCGGTCGCGGTGTCCGCGCCGATCAACGTCACCGCTGCCCGCACGGCGGGCTCGGCGGTGGCCGCCACGGCCCGGCAAGCGGAGGTCGATACGAGGTTTACGCCGACGCCGGGCGCGGTGTGCGCGGAGTGCAAGGTGCGGGCCTACTGCCCGGCGTTCGCCCCGACGGGCAGCGCCCTACCGACGCCCGGTCCGGATGGTCAGCGAGCGACGGAGGCGTCGGTGCTGTGAATGCTTGCCCGTATTGCCAGGAACCGTTTCATGCCGCCGGGTATGCCCGTGACCATCTGGTCACCAATAAGTGCGGCAAGGTGCCACCCCACGCCCAGCAGGTAACCGGACGGAACAAAAGGACAGCCCGGAAACGGGCGGGATGGAAACGATGACTACAACGACTATGCAACCGCCACCGCACTTGGTGTGCAAAGACGCCGTGATCCGGGGCGAGAGCCGGGAGTACCGCTATCAGCTCACTCGGGTGTGGGATCCCCGACTGCCCTACTGCGTGTGGGTCATGCTGAATCCGAGCACTGCTGATGCGCGTTCCGATGACGCCACGATCCGTAAGTGCATGGGCTTCGCGATGTCATGGAAGTGCGGCGGCATCACTGTCGTCAACCTGTTCGCCTGGCGTTCCCGTAGCCCGAAAGCCCTCCTCGTCCCCGGCATTGACGCTGTGGGGCCGGAAAACGATCACTACATCAGCCTGGCAGTGCGCGGCGCCGCGCTCGTGGTGTGCGGGTGGGGTGCGACGCCCTACGCAGCGACCCGCGCGCCGGAGGTGACCGCGAGGATCTGGCGTCATAGTCCCCGGCCGCCGATGTGCCTGGGCACCGTGAAGTCGGGCGAACCCAAGCATCCCCTGACCTTGGGGTATGCGACCGGGCTTGTGACCTTCGGATCGAGGCCCTGATGGCTACTACCACCATGAACATGACCGCACTGGCGGCCAACATCGCCCGCAGTGTGGGCCAAGAGTTCCCTGCGCCGGCCGGCGAGATGGCGTTGCGCCAGTTCATGTCGCTGGTCGAGGAGGGCGACGAGCTGAAGCAGGCGATACGGGACGGGACGATTCGGGAACTGCGTGACGAGTTCGCCGATGCATTGATCACCGTCTATCTGCTGAACCACTACCTCCCACAGCTTGACCTTGATGCGGAGCTTGCGGCGTGGACCGACGGGGCGAAGCCGGAATCGCTGTACGCAGACCAGTTGCCTGGCTACTACATCGCCCAGCTCGCCCAGCCGTTGCGCCGGGCACTGGGGCACGCTCGGCGGCCGGGTGAGTGGAGCGCGGTGGGGATCGCCATGGTTCGGGTGGTGCTCGCGATCCGCTCCCACGCTGAGCAGTCCGGCGTCAACCTGACCAGTGCGGTTACCGACAAGGCTGACGTGATTTTCACGCGGGGTTGGCGGACGGTCGCTGCCCTGAACTGCGATGTCTGCGGTAAGCCCATCATCGGCATCGGGTGGCGGCATCACCGGCTGGGTGTGGTCATCCACGGCGACGACGCGTGCCAGTCCAACGTGCGCGGTGAGGACGTCCGGGGCCACTGCATGACCATGATCCAGTGCGGGGCGGGGGCCGGCTGATGTGCCGCATCCAGGACTGTGACCCGTGGAAGATCTACCGGGAGGCCAAGCGCACCGCCCGCAAGCCGCACAAGTGCTATGAGTGCGACCGGACCATCGCCAAGGGCGAGCGGTACCACTACGCGACTGGCCTGGGGCCGGACTCGGACCGCTGGGACGTCTTCCACGTGTGCGCGCATTGCGACACGGCAGCGCAGTGGCTGGTCGTGGTGTGCGGCGGCTACCTCTACGGCGGGGTCCGGGAGGAGCTGGAGGAACACTGGGGCGAAGACCTCACGTTCCGCTCCAACGCGCTGCACTCGGCGATCTGCGGCATCGCGCGGGCCTGGAAGACCCGCAAAGGCGACGGGCTGATGCCGGTGCCGCGCGACGCCGTGTTAGCGGCGCGGTTGGTGATGGCACCGATCCACGAACAGGAGCGGGTTGGCCGAGAAGTGTGGCAGGTCCGGTGCGACCTGAACCTGGCCGGCAATAAGCGGTGGGCGGCGTGACCGGCCCGGCGCCGGAGGTCCCGGTCAACGGTGCGGTGTGGTCGGCCAGTGGGCACGGTTGGGTGTGCGTGGGCTGCGCCTACCACGAGTCAGCGCCGCTGGAGATCTCCGAGCGGCCCGCCATGCTGGTCGTGCACGGGATGTCGTGGTGTGCGATCCACGGGTCGACGGCGATGCGGGCGTTCACCGACCCCGCCACGGAGTCCCCCGCGCAGGCGGTGGCCCGGATCATGGGGCTGCACGGGCGGGATAAGAGGTGCTGGGAATGAGCGTGAAGGTACCGAAGGCGTTCTCCGCCATCGGCTACTCCGGGGATTTCCACACGACGATGTCGTTCATGAATGACGCCGATCGGGAGGACTACCGGGCTAAGGCACCGTGCCTGCTGGGCAACACCGGGTGGATGGTGCTGGAGGTCGACGCTGACGGGTACGGCGTGCTGGTTCGCCGCGACAGCGCCGCGATATGTGATCTTGTTTTCATGCCGAAATTGGAGGCACCAGATGAAGGTTGACCCGCTCGCGTTCGCGGTGCTCTTACCGAGCTTGTGGGCCGCCCACAATGTGGGGGATCACGTCGCGCAGACCGATCACCAGGCGAACCGCAAAATGAAGGACTGGTCGGCGATGGCCGGGCACATCGCCACCTACCAGGGCGCCCAGGCGGTCGCGGTGGGCGCTGTACTGGCCACCACGGGACTGCGGTGCGGTCGCTGGGGCCTACTGGCCGGCACGGTGATCTCGGCTGCGAGCCACGCGTTCATCGACCGTCGCTGGCCGGTCGCGGCTGTGCTCGAAGCCACGGGCTCACCGGGGTTCGCTGACCTGACGGTCTCCGCCCGGCGCGGGACAGTGAAGTTCCAGTTCCCCCAGGGCATGTATCTGGCTGATCAGGCGCTGCATCACGGGTGCCTGTTCGTCGCGGCGCTGGTGATGGCGGCCCGGCGTGGATGAACCTGAATCGCCGGACGCACCGACGCTGATCTTCGATGACCTGCTGGCGAACTGGGGCGACTGGTATGCCACCCAGCAGAAAAACGAAGCGGTCCTTTCGGGTGCACTCGACGGCGACACCACTCAGCGGGCGACACCGGAGGAGGCGCAGTGATCCCCAGGGCGATGGTCGAGGAGGCCCGGCTGGCCACGGAACGTCTCGCCGCCGGGCAAGGGTGCCCTTCGGTGCTCATGGAGCTGCTTGACCTGCTGGAGGCCGGTGCCCCGGTGGAGGCGCCCCGCACTGACCGGCGGACCGACGGGCCGCTGTTGATCGCCCGGCCGCGCTACCGGGGCAAGACATCTGAGTTGATCCAGTGGCTGGTCAACGGACGACGAGTGGACGGGTGGCCGGGGTGGTCTCGGTTGATCGTGGTGGCCGATTCCAATCGGCAGATGACCATGATGGGCAAGTGGAACCATCAGGTGCACCCGTTGGTGCCCGGTGGGTTGGGCAAAGTGGTTATCACTGCGCCCGAGCTGCACAACCGTATTCCCGGCATGCGGATCAATCAGGGGATCGAGGTCGGTTTCGATGACGTCGATGCGGTGCTGTGGGCCACGCTGGGGCTGTTGCCGGATGTGATGACGATGACGGCACGGCCGGTGGCGACACTGCCGGGCCGGGAGCCGATCGTACCGCCCCAATACCCCCCTATCTGATACCCTGCGTAGTGTTCCGGTCCGCACTAGGGGGTACTCAATGACGTCACCGCTTGACGAACTGACCACAGCCACCGTTCACCTGCTCGCACAGGGCAACGTGGAACGCATCTACGGGCCGCCCGGCACGGGGAAGTCCACCACGCTGAAAGGCATGATCCGTGATGCCGTCGCCGAGCACGGCACGGAGTCGGTTCTGGTTACCAGCTTCACCGTCACGGCCGCGAAGTCCCTGGCCGGCATGGATCTGCCCCTGCCCGACCGGCAGGTGGGCACGCTGCACTCAGCGGCCTACCGGGCGATCGGCACCCCGGACGTCGCTCTAGACGCCAAAGTGCTGAAGGATTGGAACTCCCGCGTGCGCGCCGACTGGCGGATCACTTCCGACGGCCGCCGGGGCAGTCCCGACAACGTCGGCGACATGGGTCCCGGTGGTGATGGTGGCGACGAGCTGATCGCCGCCTACGACATGGCCCGCTCCCAGCTGATCCCGGTCGCCGACATGCCGGCGGCGGTGCGCGAGTTCGCCCAGCACTGGGAGGGCTGGAAGCGCGACACGGGAGCGATCGACTTCACCGACATGATCCAGGTCGCGCTGGCTCGCGCCATGGACGGTGAACGCGCGCCCGGCAGTCCCAAGGTGATCATCTCCGATGAGGCCCAGGACATGACCCCACTGGAGACCGCGCTCGTGCTCGCCTGGGGTGCCCACGCTGACCGCACCGTGCTCGCCCTGGACGACGATCAGGCCATCATGGGCTGGCGCGGCGGCAACGCCGACCCGATCCTGTCCCTGGGCACTGGCCTCGACGGTGGCCCGCAGCTCGGTGTCGACATCACCGACCGGGTGCTCGATCAGTCCTGGCGCATCCCCGCGTCGCTGCACACCGTGGCGCAAACCTGGATTGAACTGTGCAGTCACCGCCGCGACAAGCCCTACCGCCCCCGTGACGTCGACGGGCAGACCTACTCCGTGTCGCACCCCATCGAATCCATGCGCACCGCTGAAGCGATCGCCCGCGACGCGCACGCCGGCCGCCAAGTGATGGTGATCGCGGCGTGTGAGTACATGCTGCGAGTGCTGGTGTCGAACCTGCGCAAGCTCGGGGTGCCGTTCGCCAATCGTTACCGGCCCCTGGAGAGCAGGTGGAACCCGCTGCGGGCCGCTAAGGGCATGACCACGGCCGAGCGGCTGTTTCGCTACCTCGTCCTCGACGAGCGCGCGCTGGGCGACCGGTCACGGCTGTGGACCGGTGACGACGTGCGCGCCTGGCTTGAGCTGGTCCGCACCGACGCCGGCCTGGCGCGGGGCGCGAAGACGGCGATGAAGATGCTGCCGGCCGGTGAGTTGAGCATCGCCCAGGTTGAGGCCCTGTTCGCCAGTGAGGACGCGCTGGTGCGGGCGACCGAACCGGAGCTGGGATGGCTGCTGGAGTCGGTGGCGAACAAATACGCCGACAAGGTGGGCTATCCGGCGGAGGTGGCCCGCGCGCACGGTCCGGCGGCGTTGATGGATCCCGCGCCGGTCACGGTGGGCACCATCCACTCGGTGAAGGGTGGTCAGGCCGATGTGGTGTACCTGTGCCCGTCGGTGTCGGGTGCCGGCTGGGGTGAGTGGGTGCGTGGTGGCCGGGCTCGTGATCACACTGTGCGCCAGTTCTACGTCGGGTTAACCCGAGCGAAGGAAGCCTGCGTCGTGCTGGGATCTACCGAGCGCCACATCCCTGACGGCGTGCTGTGCCCGCGTGAGATGGAGGTCCGGTGACCATTGAGGGTTTCTCCTACATTCCTGCCGCTGATCTGCCGGCACCGCGCCTGGCGCGGGCACAGCACGTCGCGCTGGATGCGGCGTTGCAGTTTGACATCGCGGTCACCCTGCTGGGCACGGTGCCCGATGAACGGGAGCAGGTGATCATCTGTACGTGTGGGTGCATGCGGGGCACGCCGGGCTCCATGGTGGTCGTGCCTGACCTGCTGGTACTCGAAGGGATCGCGGAGGGTTGTTCGGAGGCGGGGCACCAGACGTTGACTCGCCGCGACGGTCGCAGCGGCATGATCATGCGGGAGTGGACGGGTGGCTGACTTCAGCGGTTTCACTGTGGTCGCCGAGCTGGACGCTCAACGCGTCCCGGTGACGAAGTCGCGGGCACGCAAGGCCCGGCCGCCATCGGAGACCAGTGTCAAGGACGCGGTGATGAGTAAGATCCGGCTGGCCAAGGGCTACTGCATCGCCAAGCACATGACCGGCGCCGGCAAGCGGGGCACGCCCGATGTGCTGGCGTGCGTGCAGGGTCGCATGGTGGTAGTCGAGTGCAAGACCGGCGACTACGAACCGACCCCTGCTCAACTCGGAGAGTTACGGCGGTGGCAGGATGCGGGGGCGCTCGCCGGGTATGTACGCACCGTCGCTGAACTTGAGCAACTCCTGTCTCACCTGCAAGAACCGGGCTGGCGCAACGATTTCGAGCATCCAGGTGACGGGAGATCCAAAGGTGACCCATGGTGACGCACCCGTAGGAACGTTCGTCACCATGCCACTTCAGGTCGATGAGGCTGTCATCAAAGCCATGCCGACCCTGTTTCCCATATCGCGGGCCGGCTTCGCCGTTCATCAGGCCGCCGTGGACTTCTATGAAACGATCCTGGCCAGCAATCTCGACATCAGCCCGGAATCGCTGGCGCGCTGGACCGATCAGGACGTCGCGCACGCTGTGCAGGTGCTACTCGACGCGTGTCATGACCTTGTGGAGCGTCGCTCCGCTTAGTCTCCGCTTGTGACGGCCCCACCACGGGGCGCCTACACCCGTGTCGGCGCCGACGAACCCGATGCTGCCATTTTCGCTGCCGCCACCGCACTGATCCGGTCCATTCCCGCGCAGCCCACCACCTCGGATCTGATGGCCCCGCCGCAGATCGGGCGCGGTGTCGACTGGGATGCGCTGGGCAGTGAGGTCCCGGAGTGGGTTGACGAGGTCAGCCCCAGTCTGATCGCGTTGCGGTGCTTAGAGCCGCCCCCACCGCGCCCGTGGCGGGCTACCGCGCGCAAGGTGCAGCTGGAGCTGGCGGAGTCGACGACGGCCTACATCATGTTCCTCGCCGGCCGTGGCACCGGTAAGACGTGGGCCGCGTCCAACGCGTTCGCCGAGTGGGCGCTATCGGAGGTGGGCAACTGGGCGGTGGTCGCTCCGACGTTCGCCGACGCCCGGCAGATCTGCGTCGAAGGCCCGTCGGGCTTGCTGGTGGCCCTGGGTGATGACCTGATCAGCTACGACAAGAGCAAGTATGAGATCCGGCTGCGCAACGGGTCGCTGATCTATCTGGCCAGTGATGACGCCCCGGCCCGGCTTCGCGGTAAGAACCTCAACGGGGTGTGGGCTGACGAGCTGGGTTCGTGGCGGAATCTGAAAGAGACGTGGGAAGAGGGCATCGAGTTCGCCACTCGTATCGGTTCGTCGCGGCGGCTGATCACGACGACGCCCAAACGCGGCAACAAGATCATCAAAGAGCTGAACGAGCGGGGCAAACGCGGCGACCCCAACGTCACCCTGCTCCGTGGCTCGACGATGGACAACGCAGCGAACCTCTCCCAGGTCTTCCTCGACACCGTCCGGGCGCGCTACGCGGGCACCACCCTGGGGCGCCAGGAACTCGACGGGGAACTCCTCGACGAGGTCGAGGGCGCCCTGGTGACCGTGGCACTGATCGACGCCACGCGCGTCATGGACGCCGATCACGTGCCGCTGCTGCGGCGCATCGTCATCGGCGTCGACCCTGCCGTGACCGCTGGGGAGACCTCCGATGCGTGCGGCATCGTCGTCGCCGGGCTCGGCGGGCCACCGATGAACGGATGGGTGGGCCGACCGGCCGAAGTCGAGGGGCTTCACCTGTACTTCCTGGCCGATCACACGATGCGGGGCACGCCGCGCTCGTGGGCGCTGAAGGCCCTCCAGGTCGCTGAGGACTGGGACGCCGACGCGATGATCGTGGAGACCAACCAGGGCGGGGACCTGTGCACCACCATGCTGCGGATGGTGGCCAAAGAGATGGAGACCCGCACGCCGCGTGTGGTGAAGGTGCACGCGAGCCTGGGCAAGCGCACCCGCGCCGAGCCGGTCGCAGGAGTGTTCGAGCAGTGCCGAGCCCACATCGTTGGCGGCATCCCCGGTATCGAGGACGGTTTCACCTCGTGGGTGCCCGGTGATCCGGAGTCTCCCAACGAGCTGGATGCGGCGGTGTGGGCAGCTGTGGGATTGATGCCGCAGCTGGCGATGAAGGGCCCGTCGCCCGTGCGGGTGATCGCATAGTGTGACCGCGATCTGTCCGCAACCTACTAGGAGTGATAATTGATCACCGTAGTTAATAAGTCGACGCTGGTGAGCAACGCCGACGTCCAGCTCATGACCAGGGCGTGCTGGACGCAGCTGCGCGATCACGCCTCCCCGGCGTGGCGACTGGTGCCAATGACCGTGGTGTACGCGGTCGATGAGGCACACGCACCTCCCGGCTCGTGGGTCATCGGTGTCCTCGACGACTCCGATCAGGCCGGGGCGCTGGGCTGGCACACCGAAGACGGGGGAGTGATCTATGGGCGGGTGTTCGCGCGCCCGGTACTGGACAACGGCGGCAACGCGCTGACCGCGAAGCTGTCGATCGCCTCAGTGCTCAGCCACGAGGTGCTGGAGACGTTCGTCGACCCGTCGTGCAACCGTTGGGCTGATGTCGACGGCCGGCATTCGATCGCCATCGAGGTGGGCGACCCGGTGGAGTCGGACTCTTATGCGGTGCAGGTCGACACCACCCAGGTGATGGTGAGCAACTTTGTCACGGAGAACTGGTTCGACCCGCAGGCGCGTGGCGGCTTCGACTACATGAAGCGGTGTACGAAGCCTTTCCAGATGACGCGGGGCGGCTACATCGTTCAGATGACCGACGGTCGAGTGACGCAGAAGTTCGGGGAGACCTACCCGGCGTGGCGTAAGGAGATGAAGCGCACGGAGCTTGCGCGGACGTCGCGGCGGATGGCCCTCGCGTCTGGTGGCGCCATCCCCGGCTGACCGTGGTAGGGTTGGATTCATTCCAACCGAGCGAAGTGGGGCACCGGCTGTACGAGTCGGCTGCCGCCGGCCGGGGTAGCTCCCCAGGTCGGCCCCCCAGGGGTGAACCTGCCGCATGTGGTAGGGACGGACCCCTGGGGACCTGGACTCACTCCAGATCATCCGCTCCCACCTGGTAGAGTTAACGGTGTTCCGATCTACCGAAGGGAGTCCGCATGCTAGATCGACCTGCCGCCATCCGGGCGGCGCGTGAAGTGCTCGCATCCTCGCCCGTCGTCGAGGGAGTCAACGACGACCAGCCCATCGTCGACCTGGCGAAGCTGGTAGACGCCGTACTCGCCGCAGCCAACCCCGACGCACTGATCGTGCCCGCCTACGATGCCCAGCTCGCCCAGTCCGCCCGCTACCGCCTAGAGCAGGACCCCGAAGGCGGCAAGGGCGCACGCATGTCACTGTTCGCCCGCCCCGGCGCTGTCTCCGTCGTAGTCGTTGGTCACGCCGACCAGCTTGTCGTCGCCGGCATGGTCGGTCCCGACAGTGCGTGGCACACCGGACTCGCCTGGTGCTCCGCTTCCATGGAGTCCGAGCGACAGAGGAACGAGGGGGACAGGTGACCGTTGCCGTGACCAACCCAAAGCCCACGCGGCCACGCTGGCGCGCCGAAGCCGAGCAGGTGAGCACCTACCCTCTCGACGCACTACCCATCGGTGAGGTGGCCGCCCAGATCGGGGTGTCGGCCGCCCACATCCTCACCGCCATGCTGTCCACGGCCTATACCGGTGAGCGTTCCCGGATGCGCCAGATCGCCCGTCCCCGCTGGGACCTCGAAGGCGTCCCCCTGTGGCACCCCGATCAGGTCGCCGACTACCACAACCAGGTCGCCGCGCGGCACAACGTGCGCGAGGAGTTCGCGAACCTGCCCACGGTCGACCGGGCCGGGGCACTGAAGATCCAGGCTGTGTCGCTGCACGGGATGTCTCGGGTGTCCACCGTGCCCGTGACCACGCTGCACCGCTGGAAGCTCGAAGCGGGCTTCCCTCCGCCTGTGGCGATCATGGAAGTCAACTCGCCGACGCCCCGGCTGCTCTACTCGTGGCTGGCGGTGCGGGAGCACATGATGCGCTGTCACGCCGACTGGTTCGCTGCCCGCGCGCCGGAGATCCGGCTGCACGCCCGCACGGTCACTGAGCCGTAAGCGGGTCAGGGTCCGGCGAGCAACCCAACTCCTCATTGATCTCCGCGAGGCGATTCTGCGCGGCCTCTAGGAGTCCCCGCTTCTCCAGGTGGGCCATTTCGTGCGGGTGCATCTTCAGCGGCCGGCCGGCGTTGCAGCGCCGGCACGACGCGACTAGCTCCCCGGACTCGATGAACGGCACCATCAGCAGCGGCACCTGCACTTGTGCCCCGCACGGGGGGCTCTGTACGCGGCACTCCCGCACGGCCGACTCGGCGCTGCTCGGTTCCCCCAGGTAGGTGCACACCAGTCTGTCCCGCTTACGGGGCTGCTCGGGCTCCAGCAGACTGTGTTTGGCCACGTCCCCCCTACTCGATTCCCAGCGTGCCGGTAGCCACCCCAATGACTGCGGTATTCGCACTAGCCACCCCAACTAGATCATCTTCACTGTCTGCGGTGACCGCGACTTCCACGGTAGCGGCGGCAATCGTCGCCAGCACGAGCACCCCAGCGGCCAGCTCGGTGACCCCCAAAGCACCCGCACTGGGCGGCCAGACGAAGGTCACCGACGGGAACGGCGCCGGGGCGCTGCCCACCGCAACAGCTGTTGGTGCCCCCGTCACCACCCGGCCCGACGGTTGCGACGCCGTCCCGGCCACGGCGGCGAGCCCCGCGTTGGCCGCCACGGACGGGGTTGGTGTCGGGGCACTGCCGGTGGCGGTGGCGGTCTGGGCGAAAGTCAGAGCGGCGGTAGATCCGACGACCCCCGGCGCGGTGCCCACACTGACCGCTGGGCTGGCCTGCGGGGCGACCCGCACCGCTGGCGGCCCCGCTGTGGCGGTGACCGTGGCGGCGGTCGCGCTGGCCGCTACTCGGCTCGTGGGTGTCGGCGCGCTGCCCGCAGCGGTGGCCGTGGCGGCCAGCACCGCCGATGTGATGGACACACCCGGTGTCGGGGCACTGCCCACCGCCACGGCGGTTAGGGCAGTGGCGTTGACGTTCTGACCGTCGACGGCACCGAACGGCGCCGGGGCGCTGCCTACAGCAGTGGCGGTGTTCGGGCTGGAGGTTACGGCCGGGGTGGGTGGCGGGGCGCTGCCCGTGGCGGTCGCGGTGGCAGCCGCAGCGAAGACCTCGACACGGCCCGTCGGCGTCAGGGCGCTGCCCGCGCTGGCCGCTGTCGGTGCGCCAGGTGCTACTTCAGTAGCGGTATCGAAGGAACTACCGGCGGCGGTCGCCGTGTCCGGTGTGGAGGCGACCGTGACCGACGCGTCGGGTGCTAGTCCGGTGGCGGTCGCGGTGGCCGGGGTGGCGTCGGTGTGGGAGGCACTGGACCCCACAGCGTCCGGGGCGGTGCCCACAGCGATGGCGGTGGTCGCCCCGGTGGTGACGTCGGTGGATGGCGCTGGCGCGGTGGCGGCCACGGTGGCCGTTGTGGGACCCGCCGCCGAGCTGGCGCCCGGTGCCGGCGCAGTACCCGCCACCGTCGCGGTGGATGCCAGGGGGGCGATCTGAGCGGCCGGAGCCGGGGCGCTCCCCGCAGCGGTCGCGGCCGGCGCACTCGACTGGATTAGGGGCGTGGGCGCCGGGGCACTGCCCACTGCGGTGGCGGTGATGGCGAGCCCCACCACGGCGACCACGCCGGCCGGGGTCGGCGCACTGCCCGCGCTGGTCGCGGTGCCGGCAGTGGCCGCTGCGCTGGCCGCTGGGGTCGGTGCACTGCCCGCGCTGGTCGCGGTGGCCGGTGAGGGGGAGACCTTGACGGCCGGGGTCGGCGCGCTGCCCGTGGCGGTGGCGGTGGTGGGGCTCGGGCTGGTCTTGCCGGTGGCCCCGGGGGCGCTGGTCGCACTGGTGGCGGTTGATGCCGTGGGGGCGACGCTGGCCCCCGGTGCCGGCGCGCTGGCTACTGCGGTGGCCGTGGCCGGGCCGGAGGTCGCGCTGGCGCCTGGGGCCGGGGCGGTGCCCACGGTCGTGGCGCTGGACGGACTGGGGGCCACGCTGGCGGCCGGGGTCGGTGCGCTGCCCGCGACGCTGACGAGCCCGGCGGGTGCGGTGATCGCCGTCGACGGGGTGGGCGCGGTGCTCGCTGCCGCAGCGACCCCCGGTGTGGGGGCGACCTTGCCGGTGGCGCCCAGGGCTGCCGCTGTGGCCGTGGCGGTGGCCGCTGTGGCGCTGACACTGGTCGACACCGCCGGGGCCGGGGCGGTGCCTACTGCGGTGGGAGTGCCCGCGTTGCCCAGCGCTGCCACTGACGGGGCGGGGGCGCTGCCTACAGCTGTGGCGGTGATCGCATTGGCGGCCACCGACACCGACGGGGCGGGGGCGCTGGCCGCGCTGGTCGCTGTCGTGGGGTGGGCTTGGACGCTGGCGGCCGGCGTAGGTGCGCTGGTGGCACTGGCGGCCGTCGGGGCGGCGGGGGCGACGGCGGTGCTCGGGTTGTTCGCTGCGGCTGTCGCGGTGGCCGTGGGGGCGCTGGCGTTGGTCGCGGGCAGAGCGCGTGATGCCGAGTCGCCGTCGGTGAGACCATTGTCCCAGGACCACAGCGTGGAATCGCCATCGTTATAGCCCGGTACGGCACTGACAATGTCGTAATAGGCACAGGTGACGTCGAAAGTGTCGCCGACCGCAGCGGTGCCCTCAATGGACATCCCGATATAGGCGGTATTGGCGGGCGCGGTGTAATTGTTGAACGTGATTGTTTGCGCGGTGCTGGATAGTGTGACGTTTTGTGAGGGGTTCGGGGTGAGGAAGTTTCCGTTAGCGTCGGTGTAGTTCAGCCAGCATGTTGTGGTGTTCCCGGCGGTGATCGACCCTTTGGCCTGAACGGAGATCGACCACGTCTCCCCGACTGCCGCCGGAACCACGGGGAGGTTGACGTTCGGATCTCCGGCGGTTCCGACGACGATGTGCAGCCCAGTGGTGCGGCTAAAGCCGGTCTGCGCGGGGGAGGTGACCGTGGTCCCGGCCGCGGTGGACCAGAAGTCCTGGAAGGTCTTCGCCGACGGGTTCCAGCAGCGGTTCGCGGCGCCGGTCGGGGCGGCGGCGAGCACGTTGTTCGGGTCGGAGAACTGCACCCAGCCGAAGCGGGTAGCGGGGTCGGTGCCGTGCGCACCAACACCGTTGGCGACCAGGTCCCGGAAGAACTGGTTGCCGCCGTAGTTCATGGTGCCGGTAAATGACGTGGTGACGGTGTTCTGTGCCTGGTAGCCGATCTCTACGACAACACGGTCACCGGCCTGTACGGCCACGGTGGTGATCGCTTTGTCGAGTGCGGAGATACCGGCGGCGGTGGTGGTGAACTCGACAGTGTCGGTGGTGTTGGTGAGCAGCGTGCCGCGCGGGGTGTCGGTGCTGCCCGTGGTGACATAGATGTGAATGCGCAGGAAATCGTTGGCACTGAGGCTCGATTCCTTAACCCCGACAGCCCAGGAGACGACACCGGAAAGGTTCCCGGCGGCTACCGCTGGTGCGGAGATCCACCTTCCCCACAGCACGTTGTAGGGGTTGGTGGTGACCGCTTCAGCGATCGCGACAGTGGCGGGTGCGCCCGTGTCGTGCACCGCACCGAGCAGTTTTGTGACCGCGCTGGCAGTGGTGCTCCACGTACCCCGAATGGTGGTCGGGGTGTAGGGAGCGGCGGTGTTATTGAAATAGAGCCGTGACGCCACCCACAGCTCCTATCCCGTTAGCTCAAGCAAACGCCTAGAGGGTCCACCGCGCGATGCCGGTACCTGCCCACACGGAGGTGAAGGTGCCGTTGGTGACGGAGTTGGGGCCGCCGTAGTAGTTGAAACAAATCCCTTGTGAGGCGACCGGCGTTGCCACGGTGGTGTCGTAGACCATGACGCCGTAGATGTTCGCCAGGGTCGCCGCCGAGCCGGAGGCGGTGTTCGAGGCGGTAAAGAACACCACATCTGACGTGCCCGAGTTCAGTGACGGGCTGGTCAGGGCGACGCCGCCCGTGGGCCACTGCCCGGCCTGAGAGACCTCGTTACCGGTGACCCACTGACCGACACCGAACGCGGTGTTGGCGGAGGTGGCGTTCTCGTCCGGGGTGCCCGTGTTGCCGTAGAGGGCGGCCTTGAAAGCGTCCGACCCGAGATCCAGCGCGGTGGTGTTGTCGAGGACATCGGCGAGGTATGCACGGTTGATGTGGCTGGCGGTGAAGGCCATCAGTTCACGCTCCCCTGGGCGTGAGCGGTCTCAGCGACCGCGTACACCATTTCGCCACTGATCGAGACCGGGCCTTCGGCGAGGACATCGGCGGCGCGCCTGCGGACCTTCGTCAGGGTCTCCTCCTCGGCCGCGAGGTTCGCCTTCGCCGCCCGCAGATCCTCCCGGAGGTTCTTGAGGTGATCAGTGAACTTCTCGACCTTGTCGGCCGCCCCGTTGACCCGCTCTTGTGCGGCGGCGACCTCCCGCACATGCAGGTCAACAGCGGCGACGTCCTCACGCCGCTTCTGTTCGATCTCTTGCTCGGTCACTGCTACTCCCTCTTACCTAGTGCGGTGGGGGCGTAGACAGTGCAGTCCTGACCCTCATCCCTGGTGACTAGCGTGGACATCCAGACCCGGCCGTCGGCGTCGCGCTGCACGATCTCTTTGCCGACGTAGTCCTCACGCGGCTGCGGCTGCACCTTGGCTTTCGTGCCCGCGAGGATCAGCGGCACCATCAGCCCGGCCATGGCCTTGCACGGGTGATGAGGCAGGGCGGAGTCGTAGGTGCGCGCGGAGCTACCGCAGTCCTTAGCGCACACCCAGTCACGGTGCAGTGCGAGTCCCTGTGTCATGCGGGGATGACCTCCCGGTCGAAGTCGTAGACCACGTCGATGATCCGTTCCACTTCCGTGGCGTCGAGTGGATTGGTGATCTTCGCCTGGATGACGACGCGATCACAAACCCAGGCCAGCGACATCGCCGGAGTGATGAACAGCTTCACTTCACGCCCCGACGCGGTCGCCCGGCCCTGGAAGCCCGTGGGGGTGTCCGACCATTCGGCGAGCACCGGGCCCTCATCGTTGTCGGCGCGGGCGACCCCGTGGACGAGCCAGCCAGTGACAGTCAGTGGCTGGTCCGCGCCATCAACGATGTTGAAAGCGCGGACCGTCCGCGATGTCCCCTGCTTCAGGCTCGGCCGGCTCATATCGCTTGCGGTGCCGCCACGGGTGCGGGAGCGGGAGCGACCGGGGCCACGATCTGGGTGCGCAGGTAGAAGCCGACGGCGCCCTCGACGAACACCATGATCCCGGCCTGGACCTCCGGCGAGAGGTCGAAGTGCACGGCCAGCGCGACCGCCATGACGGCCTTGATCAGGCCAGCGACCAGCGGCGCGGCCTTCTCGGCGCCGGCAGCGGCGGCGGTGACGATCCCGGACAGTGCGGCGATGACGGCCAGGACAGCGCCGGTCAGGTCGGGGGTTAGGTGGAAGATGGGCACCAGCATCATCAGGAACGCACCGAGTAAGTGCGCCCACTGTGCGGGCTCGCGCCCAAAGATCTTCAGCATCTACTTTCCCCTCACGGTTTCGGCTTCAGTTCCAAACACCAGCCGGCGACACCGGGCACCTTCGTCGAGATCGTCACCAGCGCCCCCTCCGTGCCGTCTGGCAGCTCTTTCCACCACCTGTTGACCCCGGCGGCCTTCTCGGTGAAGGTGGCCAGGATCCGGCCCCCTCCGTAGATGTCGGCATGGATGTCGGCGTCGGCACTGGGGAAGATGCTCAGCCAGCCCTGGGCGGTCAGGCTGGAAACCTTCGCGCCGACCGGGTAGCACACCGCGTGCTGCTGCGGGGTGGGGCTAGTGGCCCATTCGTTGGCGGGCATGTCTTCTCCTAGCGTGGGCGGGCTAGCGATCCCCAGCGCGGCACAGAATGAGTCGATGTCGTAGCCGTCGGCTGAGTTGACGTCGGCGTAGCCGAACGGGGGCACCAGTAGGTGATCTTTCGTGGCACCGTCGGTGAACTGGTGGCCCAGCTTGCCGGGGTAGTCCGGGTTCGACCCGTAGGCGGCGATGATCAGGCGCGTCCCGGCGGGCTTACGGGGCCACAAGCCGTTCAGGTCTCCGGTGTTGCCGTAACCGATGACCTTGCGGTTGTCGCCGAGCCACGCGGCCAGCCCGTTGATCAGGTTGTTCACCCCGGCCGACTGGTCGCCTTTGATCTGGCCACTCCAGGACTCCACATCGACCATGACGGCCATACGCGGGTCCGGCTTGCCGACCATCGCCTTGAGCGTGTCGAGGGTCTGTTGCCAGTTGGGCCGGTAGACGACGTAGTCGATCAACGCGCGGAGCCGGCCCGCACCCAGGGCGTATTTCGACCATGCGAGGTTGGCGGGAAACTTGTCATCACGGTAGGTGCCGTCGTTGCTGCGGATGGCGAGCACCTGGTAGGGGTAGGTGTCGTCAACCCAGGTCTGGTATTTCGACACGTCGGACCACAAGACGCTCCCCAGGTAGGGGTGGCGCATCGGTCCTCCTCGTTAAGTGCCGGTCCGGGGGGCACGAGGAGGCCCCCCGGACCGGACGTTCATGCGGAGTCAGCTGGCGGGTTGGGCTTACCGCGAAGCCAGTTGATCAGCTTCTTAATCGCCAGGAACTCCAGAATCTTGCTGATCACCGACGGCGGGCGGCCGGGGCGTTTGGGTCAGTGCCAGGGTCAGCCGGGGTGGTCCCGTCACCAGTGCCAGGATCACTGGGTGCGGGCGGGGGGTTGTCCTGCGAGAACGCGCCCTCCAGGGTGTCCAGGGTGTCGGACAGATCCTGCGCGTCACGGGTCATCTGGTCGGCTGCCGCGCTGGATACCTGACCCTGCGCTGCGGACAGCTGGGACTGAAGCGAGGTCACCTTGTCTCGCATGGCGCTGACGTAACCGCTTACGTCGTCCTTCAGCCGCTGAATCTGCTCGCCTTCGTTGGCCATGAGATCTCCTATGTGTCGGTGGCGTACATGGATCTGGTGGATCTGCTGCATGATCGACCGGGCGTTGGGCGCTTGCCCATGTCGGCCGTGCCCGGCGCCCCCGGCGTCTTGCGCGTGGTCTTCGGTCACGCCCGTCATCATCGAGCGTGCACGGGCTCTATCCCTGCCGACGCGCCGTAGCGGGCTCACGGCCAGGTGATGCCATGGGCCTTGAGCAGCAACTGCGCCCGCTCGAAGTCGGCGGTGAGCTGGTTGGTCTGGATGGTCAACGCCCGCACGCGAGCCTCGGCGTCCTCATAGTTCTTTGTCGCCGCGTCGGCGGTCTCGGTCAGGCGCGCGACTCGGACCTCCAGGCGTTCAATCTCACTGCGCATCGGGTCCAGAAGCACCACGGTGGCGTCGGCGACCTTTTTCAGTGAATCGGAGTCCAGGGAGCGCCGGGTGGACCGGGCGGTGATCAGTGCGGCGAACCCGGAACCGGTGAAGATCGCTACTACGGCGGCGGCGATGATCCCGTAGAGCCCCCCCACTCCCCCGCCAGTGCCACTGCCGGGGATGGGCGGTGCGGGTGGGGCGGCGAGCAACAGATCCAGCAGGATCACGGCGCGGCCTCAACTCTTGCGATGGCGGCCCGCCAGCGCCGCAACTCCAGGGTGATCTCGACGATGCGCCAGAGGCCGGCAATCCCGAACAGTGACGTGATGAGTCCACCGAGCCCGGCGGCGAACCCAGCGATGGCATACAGCGCGATCGGGTAAGTCATCAAGGCGCCGGAGAAAAAGAACATGCCGACGCGCTCACCGATGAGTCGGTCGCGGATGTCGGGCAGCCACACGCACACCGAGTTGATCACCCCGCCGAGCAGGAGAACCGCGTAGTAAGCGGTGCGGTAAGGCTCCGGAATGAAGTGATCCAGCGCTGATGCCGGATTGGGCGGCAAGACCAGCCCCAGGATGCCCGCGATGACAACGGCACCCATCGTGAACACCGACAGCGGGTGGCGGCCGTCGTGGACGACCATCACAGCGGCCCCGACGACTGGCGGTGGCGGGTCAGTTCGGCGCATCGGCCTGCTCGCTGACGAGATCGGGGCGCGGCGCCTCGGTCGGTGCCTCATCGGCGCGGTGCAGCTCAATGCGCCGCTCCAGCTCGGCCAGCTGCGCACTGAACTGCTCGAACTCGGCAACCTCGACGGCCTCTTCGCGGCGCAGCACGAGCCGGAAGTGCTCGCCCTCCAGCACCGTGATCCGCTCGGCACGCAGCGCGTCGATGTCGCGCCCAGTCAGGTTCTTGTATTGCATCAGTTAGGCCGCCGCGTAGGTCTCGACGATGCTTTCCCTCACCTTGAGGTCCGCCCGACGCAGGCGCGCGTCACTGGCGTAGGCGTAGAGCAGCGCTTGGAAGCGCATACGGAACGTGGTGCCGGCCGCCGCCGTGACGGGGATGGTCACCGTCCAGGTGTTCTGGATGCCCGGCGCCTGCGGGAACGTCCCGTCCACCGTGGTCGCGGCGGCCTCCTGGTAGTCGGTGTCGGCCAGCGTGAACGAGCCTCCGCCGATGGAGTAGAACCAGCGAATCTGGAGCACCTGGCGATCAGGGTTGGCGCCGGAGTTCTGCTTAAAGAACAGCGCTTCGAGACGCATCTCGACCTCAAGCTGCGTGATCGACGCGCTGCGCACGGTCATCGTGGGCCAGTCGTAGGTGAAGCTGCCGTTGCTGGCGACGAACTGGCCGTCGGGGTAGTCGCCGGGCACCACCCAGATCTTCTTACTGGTGTGCAGTACCGGCTGGCGGACGTCGCGCAGGTGGTTGGGTTTGGTGCCGCTGCCCCGCCACGGGGCGTTGGATGACATCTGCCCGATCGGGCTGACCTTCGCCACGATCACCTGATCCGGCGCCCCGGAGATGATCTCCGACTGGTACCAGCGAGACAGATCCCCGGTCCATGTCGCCGTCGACGATGGGTAGGAGGCGAAGCGGGCGGCGTCGCGGGTGGGGTCACCGTAGTTGTTGAACTGGGTGCCCACCGTGGAACTCAGACCATTGGCCTGATCAATCCCGACGAAGCCTGTCATGCCAGGGAACGGGTTGAACGGGGTGGAGCCCGACTGCGAGGCGGCGTTGGGGAACCACGCGAGACGCGCGGTGGCCAGCTTCACCAGGCTCGCCCCGACGTCCAGCTCACCGGTCCAATCAGTGGCGATCCGGCCGATGCTGATCAGGTTCGGGGCCACGGAGAAAATCGACGCCGCGTCGGAGCTGCCCGGCTGGAAACGGTTCGCTTGCCAGATCACCCGCGTCGGTGCGGACTCCTGCCCGTAGCCCAGCAGACCCGTGTTGATGGCCCCAGTGGCTTGCGGTGCCACCGACAGCCCCGCAGCCGTGCTGGGTGTGACCCCACCGAACGCGGCGCTCTGGGTGGACGTGAGCTGTCCCGTGCCCGAGATGGTCAACACGTTGCTGCCGCTGGAGTCGATCGCCCGCAGCAACTCCGTGACGTTGGTGTCGCCGGCCTTCAGCTCCAGCGCCCGCTCCACCCCGAACGCGGTGATCCGGGCTCGCACGGCCGCCGGCAGCGAGTCCAGGGAACCGACCGCGAGACGGCCGATGGTGGGCTCGGCGGCGTTGCCCAGGATCAGGGCGTTGCGGGCCTTGACCGTGCCATCCCATGACGAGGTCAGTCCAGCGGTGGCGACGCTGGCGTGCTCAATACGCAGCGCCTCAGCGGTAACAGCCGGCGCGGTGTCCGGGGGGCGCACCAGTAGGCGTTCGGGGATCCAGGACTGCGCATGCCAGGAACCGCCCGCATCGGTGCGGTAGAGGGAGTAGGCGGTGACGCCGGAGCCCAAATCCAGGGTGCGCTGGAAGTACTCGGCGGACACCAGCGCGGGCGAGCCGACCGGCAGGGTGGCCCCGGCGGTGCGCTGATCGACCGCGACCCGCGTCTCTAAGTCCAGGAAGTCGGTGTTGAACCCGGTCCGCGAGGGAGAGTCGACGCCGCTAGACCACTGCTCCAGCCCCAGCCGGGGGGTGCGGGTGAGGGTCACGGCGTGATCGTGTCAGGCACAGTGGGGTCCGACTGGGAGTGACACGCGGGCGGCAGGTCGCCGGGGGCAGGAACGCTCATGGCAGCCGGGCGGAATCCCCAGGACCCGCATGCTGGGCACGCGGGTCAATGACCCAGCCGAACGCACCTTAACCGCTGGACTATGAAGTGGCGGGGACGGCCTTGACCCCCCAGCGGCGACCTGGGCACACCCTATGGCTAGCCGTGATATTCGCGGGCGTCCCACGCGTCGACTGCGATGGTTTCCGCCACGCCCATGCCGTCGATCTGCACGGCGACGCTCGCGGTGGTCGCCCCCGTCGGTGCGGTGGCCACAAAGAACGGCACACGGGTCCACACGCCGGCCGCCAGGGTGAAGTCCGGGCCCGTCGCGGTCGCCCCAGTCGACCACGTGCGGATCAGCCGCCCGGTACGGACGTTGTTGGGCTTCAGGGCGCACGCGCTGCGGTAGTCGTGCGCGGCGGTCACCGCGAACGTCGAAGACGTGAGCTTGACCTGCCCCGCTGCGGTGGCGTGCACGATGGCCTGACCCAGGCCGTCCACCCCGCCGGCCAGCCACGTGACCGTAGTGTTCGCCCCGGCGGTCCAGCCGGTGACGTTGGCCTCGTAGGACGCGTTGGGCACCAGATTGCCGGGCACGTCGGCGTAGGACAGCCCCGTGTCGGACAGCCGGTCCCAGGTGACCACACCGAGACTGTCGGACTCCCACAGGTCCCAGGTGGGGCGCGCGGACTCCAGGATGTCCCAGGAGGCACCGAAGTTCACTAGGTGCAGAACCACCCCGGCCGGTTTGACGCCCTTGCGGGTGATCGCACCGAGCACCGCTGACGGGTCGGGGGTTTCCGACGACCGGGTCATGATCGCCACATCCCACGGGCCGCCCGCCGCGCCGCCGTCGGTCATGTGCGGCACACACTTCGCGTACTGCGACCCGGTCAAGGCGGTGCGCGCCGCGTACTCGATGCTCGCCGCGCTGCCAGCCAGCCAACCGGAAGTGGCATACCGGATGGTGTCGCGCTGCTCGGCGACGGACGCGGCCGGATCCAGGGTGCCGCCGACCATCTGCACCAGCCACGGCAGCCACGCCGCGTCGGCCACCGTGGGGTCACCCAGCTCCGATAGCCGCAGTACGCGGTTGGCGTTGTAGTCATCCACCGCATCGGGGTGCAGTGACCACGGGATGGGTGCGGCGGGTCCGACGGGACGCTGCCCGGTGATGCGATCAATGACGGTGTCGATCGCTCCCAACTCCTGGGTGACGGCGTCGATGTAGAGCAGGAACGGGTAGCCGGAGTTCGCATCGAAGGTCCGGTAGGCCTCCGGGAGGCGATCGAAGATGCGGGTCGCGAAACCGTTCACCGCCGGGCGTGCCGGCAGGGTCGGGATGGCGGTGGTCATGAGAGGGCCATCACGGTGATGCCACTACCGGAGCACCTGAAATCCCCGCTGGAGTGACTGAGCAGCATCAAACCTTTAGATGTCACGACTGCCGCCGCTATGAGCAGACCGCACTCCGGGCAACGCGGAGCGACAGGGACGGCCTGCTTGCAGGTGAGTTCTTCGTGGGCGAACTGGGGCAGCAACTCGTCGTGCAACCAACCGATGCTTTTGATCAGCGCGATGGGACGCTGACAGTTCCGGCAGGCGTTGCGGTCCAGCACCACCACGTGGCCCTCAATGTTCACGGAGCCTCCGTGACGGTGACCGTCCCGGCCTGCGGCAGGGCCTTCGGGGTGGTCGCCGCGACGTCCCCCGAGCCCGCGTTGAGAGTGACACTGACGACGTAGTCGACACCGGGCACCTGGTCGATGACGGAAACGAACTCATTATGGCGCAGCGGTGCCCCCGGTGCCCAGGTCAACGGGTTGATGTAGTTGCGGATCGTGGCGATCACGGCAGCGGCCACCGTGGCCGGCGTGAACCCGGCGGCGGTGCGGATGCTGGCCACCACCGCGATGGTGTCCAGGCCGGCGTTGATGACGTGCACCGCGAGCATCGCCGCCGACTGGGCTTGGATGGTGGTTTGGATGCTCGTGAGGTCCGGAGTGGTCAACGGGAGCCCCGTGGGGTCCAGGACGCAGATGGTGATGTGACCGGGGTCCGCGCCGGGCGTATGTGGTGAGCCCACAGACCCATCCCACAGATCCACTGTCATCACGCGGCCGACCCGCACATCTTCATCGACAGCGGCGTTGAATTGTCGCGGGACCACAAGACAGTCCGAGAGTCGCTGAAGTCGGGCCACGCCCCGGTCACGCCACGCGGTGTCGGTTTCGGCGTCGCGTCCCCCGGCCACCGTCGAAGCCAGGGTCACGGTCTGCACCATGGACAGCTGGTCGGCGAGCACCAGCCGGGCTCCGGCGGCGACCCCGTTGGCAGCGGCGGTGTTGATCTGAGAGATCAGGTTCACGGTCGCGGAGGTGGCCCCGGCGGCGATCTGGGTGTCCGGGGTTTGTGCCAGGAACACCACCGTGCCCGTGGCCAAGGGCAAATAGAATCTCGTCCCCGTCGGAATGGTGTAGCCCAGGCCGTCGGCGACGGCGATGGTGGCCGTGGCGATCGCGGGAGCACCGAAGTCCTTATCGACCCCGGCGAGGTGCAGGATCGCTTCGACCACAGCGCCGGGCAGGCGGTTGATGGTGGCGACGTTCTCCGCGATGGCCAGCGCGATCGCTTCCATGAGAACGACTTCGGTGTTGCCTTCGCGGGCGACCCATCCGGGGTTGACGATGCCGTAGTAGGCGATCATCGCCGAGATCAGGTCTGATGAGGGGACGTCGAAGACGCGTAGGTCAACGTAGGCACCCAGGTCGGTGGGTGGCCTGATCAGTGGTGCGCTCACGTTTGGCGCTCCCAGTCGATAGCGACCTCTTCCCGGTCCCCACGGGTGTCCCCGCCGCGCCGTACCCGCACGGAGGTGACGTTGACGGCCGGGCCGAAGTCCAAGACGTGACGCGACAATGCGGGCGCCTCCCAGCCGGAGAACGCGGGGTCGGCGATGCCGAAAGTGGGCGCGGTGGCCCGCTCGCCGGGGCGGGTCAGAACGGCGACGGCGAGCTGGTTCTCCACGTCACGATCGGAGTTCTGATCGACGACGGCCACCGAACCGCCCGGTCCGAGCTGGAAGGGGAAGTCCCACACTTGTGCCACGTCGCGCATCCTGACATGCCGCCCAGTGATCTCCAGCGGGGCGCGCGGGGTCAGAACTGCGCGACCGCCGCCAACAGCTTCACGGTGGCCACCACGGCGCCGGGCTGGCGCCCCCAGCCGCACCCGGTGGAGCCTCCGACGTTGTCACGGTTCGCCATCCGGGTGAAGGCATCCCAGGCCCAGCGGTGCTGCTCCAGCTGCGGTTCCCAGTGCGGATTGTTCGACGCGACCATGGCGCGGACGAACCCGGCGGAGACGTGCACCGTTTCGGGCACGATCAGCTCGCCCATCGGGAGATAGAACTGGCGGGAGTACGGGGTGGGGTGGTGCCGGTCGCCGAAGGGGAGGTGGATCGCGTCGAGGATCTGACCGTGCGGCCAGTAGGTCCACATGGCGTTGGCCAGCTCCACCAGTGGTCCGGCGTCGGGTGGACTGATCAGCGGGGAGTCATTTTTGTTGCCGTAACAGAAGTGCAGGATCCAGGTGGAGTCTTTCGGGGACTGGGCGATGAACTCACACGCCCGCCGAGCGAATCTCTCCGCGACCGCAGCCTGTAGCCGGCGGGGGGATTTCGCGACGGCAACGGTTTGCAGGGGGCCTTCCCACTGGTAGACGGCGTTGCCGAAGGTGTAGCCGTGGATGAGGCTGATTTCGCGCTGCGCGGCGGCGGCCTCAGCGTCGTAGTAGCGCATCGGGTTGGCCCAGAAGAACGCACCGACGTTCATGGGATCGGCGATGCCGGCCTGCGGGCGCACTGCGGTGCGCAGCCTGGGGATGGTCCGCATGATGGGCAGTGCGGAGGCGACCTCGGCGGCGTAGGGCAGAGGCAGGGAGTCGGCGGTGACCTTCACGCCGTGGCGGGGAATGGCGCGCGGTGGGTCCAGTAGGGGGCGCAGGTTGCGGTCTTCACTCATGCGCGACCGGCGCAGGATCCGGTAGCGGGGGTCTTGCGCGCGCTGCTCAATGAACTCGATGACCCAGTGGTGGCGGCGCTCGAAGGGCAGCGTGGTGATGGTGTCGCCCAGCTCGTCGACGATGAGGTTCATCGACGCTTCGATGTTGTCGGGACTGACGCTGCCGACGATGTGCGTTCGCAAGGCCATGGGAAACAAAGTATCCGAGCGGTCAGGCCACTCTGGTCATCTTCAGTTTCGATCCGGCCTTAAACAGGGTGGTCGACGGGTCGGAGACGTTTTGGCTGTATTGGATGGCGAAGTTCCCGGCGGTGGCGGCGACGACGAGCCCCCCGGCGGGGCGCGAGGACATCATTCCTCCGCCAGTCTTGCCGCCCATGATGTAAGAAGGTCCGTCGAACACGTCGTGCCAGATGGCGGCGTTGCCGGCGGGGTCACCGGAGAACCACGGCGCGACGCGGGGCACGGCGGTGCCCGTCGGCACCGTGAAGGTGATCTTGCAGCCTGGGGTGGGCTGCACGTCGACAATAACCAACGCCTCCCACTCGTAGGTCGCCCCCGCGAGCACCGCCATGATCAGGCTGGTCGCCTGCGGGGTGGTCTGGCTGACGATCCCAGTCGCGTCGGCGGCCTGGAAGACATACCGGGTCGCGCCGACGCGCGTGGTGTCCTCCAGCACCGTTGTCCGAGCGGCCAGCGCGGTCGCCGCCGCCTGGATGGCGGTGATGTTCGTTTCGGCGGTACCAACACGGGTGGTTAAGGCAGTGATCGCGGCGGCGTTGGCCGCGATGTTCGTCTCGTCAGTGGTCAACCGCACCCCGTGCGCGGCGATCGCCACAGCGTTGGCGGTGGTCGCTGTCGTGTTGGCCGCGATGTTCGTCTCGTCGGTGCCAACACGGGTGGTCAGGGCGGTCGCCGCCGCCTGGATCGCGGTCAGGGTAGCGGTCAGGGTGGAGATCTCGGCGATGGTGGGCGCCCGGCCGGGGATGCGCCCGATCACCGCGAGGCTGTCGCGGGAGGTGGAGATCTGGGCGAGCAGCACGGCCTCACCGACAGCGAGGTTGGGCACGGCCGTCGGGTAGGGGCCCATCGGTGCGTTGGGCGCCAGTAAGGGGATTTCCACGGTGACCCCGTGGGTGTCGACAGCGACGACGATGCCCCGGTGCATCGTGCCGAAGTCGGCGAGCTGCATGCTCATAGGTAGCCCAGCGCCCCGCGCAGCTTGCCGCCTTGATCCCAGCTGCGACCCGTGGCGTTGAGCTGGCCGATAGGCACCCCGTCTTGGCTGGCTTCGATGGTGCGCCCGTTGCCCAGGCTGATGGCGATGTGGCCGGGTTGGTGCAGCAGGGCCCCTCGGGTGTTGATGGCGGTCGCCACACTGATCAGGTCACACGCGGCGATCTGCTGCTCAGAGGTGCGGGGCACGTTGGGGATGCCGGCGCGGGTCGCCGCCCACTGCACGAGGCTGGAGCAGTCGAACGCGCGTGGGTCCGGGTCGGACGCGGCCGGGGTGGCGCCGTAGACATATGTCTTGCCGGTCTCCTGGAGTGCGTTGCGCACGAAAGTTTCGACTTGCCCATCGGCCCCGCCACCACTGATTCCGGCGGCCCCGGCGGTGATCGGGTTTTTGTTCGGGTCGTTGGTTGATCCCGGCGGCTGCGGAATGGGATTGACGGGCTCAATGAGGGTCACGTCGGCGCCGTCGGTGTCGGTGGCCAGCACATGCTCAATGTCGGACACGATCATGCGGATGGGCGCGGCGGCGGTGTTGCGGGGCTGGATGTTCGGAGTGTTGTCGGCACCCATGATCCCGTAGACATCCACGGGCACGCCTGGGCGGAACAGCGCCGCACGCGCATGCGGCACCCGGCCCTTGACCTGCAACGTCTGCACCCGGTCGGCGATGGTGGCGCGCACGGTGGTGGGGATGTCCATGAACGCCTCCTCGGGCACCGCGTTGTCCCACCCGACGCGCACCGGATTGGCGGCGGCCCAGGCCATCGCGAACTGGGCGGAGCCGAAGATGATCCGGCGCCCGGAGACGAACACCCACTTGCCCAGCTCGCGCGCGAGTCGCACGATCGTTGTCCACGCCGACGGGAACTCGGTGTCGGCGACGACACCCATGGAGGGATCCCAGACGTCGCGGGCGATGGTGGTCTGGGTGGGCACGGACTCGCCGAGTAAGAATTTCGTGGGGTCGTAGCCGACGGTGGAGATCTCTTGGAACAGCCATGTGGTGGCGTCGATGTTCGACTGGGTGTGGGGGCCGCGCAGCTGTTTCAGCGCGTGGACGATGTCGTCTTCGGCGGTGACGTCGGCTTGGCCTTGCCCGTGGTCACCGGGAATGTAGGACACGGTGTCGGTGCGCATGGTGGCGTCGCGCCAGGTGAGCAGGTTGCCTGGGGTGAACAGTTTCGAGTTGGACAGGTTGAATCCGGGGTCGATGACGGAGAACGTGATGTGGGGGACCATGTCCAGGGCGGCCCGGAAGGTGGGCTCGTCGATGATCTGGAGTCCGAGACTGCCAGCGATCTGGGTGCCCATGATGCGGATGATGCCGATCGACCCGTCGGCGGTGGGGGTGTTGAACTCCAGCGGGAACGCCTTGCCCGCTCTGACTTCCTCCCCGCCGGGCGGCCCGTAGACGACGGTTTGACTGGCGGGGTCCGAGCCGGCCACCGGGGGCAGTCCGACGAGCCCGCCAGCGTTGGCGACGGCCTGGGCGGACTCGTTCATGTAGGGCGTTTGTGCCCCGGCGTTGTAGGTCGACCACGCTTTGAGTCCTTGCCCGTCGTAGATGGCTTTGGCGGCCATCGTGTTGTAGCGGGGGTCGGACAGTAGTTGCTGGGCGTTGTATTGGGAGTGAATGGAGTTGATCTGAAACAGGCCCCGGTCGGTGGAGCCGTTTGAGTTGGCGGTGTTGATGGCGTCGACGGTCCAGCCGGATTCGGCTTTGGCGATGGCGACCATGGTGACGCGGTCTTCCGGGGGGAAGTTGGCCTCGACGACGAGTTGGGCGACCTGTGGCCCGGTGAGGTGGATCTGACCGGCGGCCATGGACTGGGCGGGCCTCCGATCTGTGGACGGGGCTACCGGAGGTGCCGGGGGTGATCGTCGGCGTTACCCTACGCAGCGGCGTGGCTTCGGAGGGTCCGACACTCCGATCACTCAGCGTGAGTAAAATAGGCACCTCTGGGTGATTGCCTGACCACATAACGCGTGGTCGCATCCTTCGATGGACCCCTGTGAAGAGTCTCGTAGCTCCACCGCGCATCGAGAACACACCACCCTGATCGTCATGGATCTCTACGGTGTCCACGGCTGTCTCGATGCCCCCACCGACCCCGTCCCCGAACCGGCGTGTTTCGCCCGAATCCCCCACCAGCGAGGGAAGCCTGTCTAAATGACCATCGCGGCCGAGCCCGCCGAACACCTACCCCACCATGCGGCACACACCGTCGCGTGGCGGCTCCCACGGTGGGCCCGGCCCCTACTACTGACCGTGCACATCGCCGCATCAGTCGGATGGCTCGGTGTCGACGGTGCGGTCGTCGGCCTGGAGATCGCCCGACGGGTCAGCCACAACGCCGCCGAAGCGTCCAGCGCCAGCACCGCCATAGCTCAACTGGCGTGGTGGGCTGTGGTTCCCACCGTAGCCGTCTCGCTGATTACGGGGCTCGTATTGTCGGCGAGCACCGCGTGGGGACTGTTTCGCTACTGGTGGGTCGTAGGCAAGGTCATCGCCGTGTACGTCTTGACCATCGCTGGTGCCCTCACCGTGGCGCTGCACGGTCCCACCCTGCTGCCCCGCGCGCTGGTACTGCTGTGCCTGCTCGCCGCCATCGCACTGTCGGTTTTCAAGCCGTGGGGGCGCACCCGACACGGCAGGCATGTCTTCGCCGCTGCTCGCGCGGAGCGCGCCGCCTGGGAGTACACCGCCCACCCCGGCGCGACACCACAGCACCGTCGAGGCATACCGCAAGTGACCCCGCGCGTCCTAGACGCGGGTGCTCCACCCGCTGCCCCGCACCAGGCCAACGATCAGCAAGATCAGCCCGATGATAGCTACGATGATGCCCACGATGTAGCAGATGGCGCTGAGCGGGTAGGGCAGCAGGCCGTTGATGGCGACCAGCACCACCCCGATGATAAGCATGATCAAAGCGTTGAGCCACGGCATGAGAACCCTCCTACGGTGGAATTACCAGCGTGATGCCCACAGCCATTGTCTGCGGGGTCGCGATCTTGTCACGGTTCGCGTCGTAGATGACCGGCCACCGGTCACCGCGCCCATAGAGCTTCTGCGCGATCCCCCACAGCGTGTCCCCCGGTGCCGTCGTGTACGACTTCGCCGGGGCGCTGCTCTGCGGTGCCGCGACCGGCGCGGGAGCCACGGGCGAGGACACCGGGCCGGTGTTCGGGGACGTCTCACTGGCACGGGTCATCGTGATGTCAGCGGTCGCTCGGATGATCAGGTTCGTGTCCGGGTGGCGCAGCACACTGGACACCGCCAGCGCCGTGATCCGCCACAGCCCGGCCTCCTGATCGGAGTAGCGCATCATGACCCGCATCCGGGACTTCGCGACCAGCTTCAGCGTGTTGATGTAGCCCGACTGGTCGGCGTAGAAGTCGTCCGGGTCGCCGATGTTGATGGTGAATCGCATCGTGTCGAGCTTGTCGGCCTTGCGCACCAGTAGCGGCACGAGGCCCACTCTCGAGACTTGCACCCAATCCTGCTCCCACACGCCGTACTCGATGACCGGCGGCGCGAAACGGAACGTGAAGCTCGCCGACCCATCCTCAGTGAGCAGGTAGGCGCGCTGGCCGGGCACAGCGGTGAAGCTCACCCCGCTCACCGGGTCGCGGATGACCGCCAGCGCCATCACGGCCTCCTGGGTGAGCTGTAGCGGTATCGGTCGGACAGCCCGGCGAGACGGTCAGGTGAGCGCACCGGGGGCGACTGGTCGGGTGGCCGGCGCGCGCTGGCCAGCACGGCGGCGGCCAGATCGTTGATGGCCTCGACCACTTCCCTCGACCCGGTGTCGACATTGACCGACACGTGCGGGGAGCCCGGTGCGGCGCTGCCCCGGCCCAGCAGTGCCCCGTAGCCGGGCACTGCCCCGGCTACCGCGTCGGCGACCGATGTGGGGAGCCGGTCGGCGAGCATCGGGAACTTGCTCAGCGTGCCCAGGTTGGGCACGACGTAGCCGCCGCGTGGGAGGTCGGTGCGCAGCTCCGGCCCGTGGGTTCCGATCATGCCCAGGAACTGGCCACCCTTGATCAGGGCTTCGGGGCCTTGCTCGCCGACGATGGCGGTGCCGTACTCGATCGTGCCGCCCTGGGCTAGCAGCGGCATCTTCGGCAGGCTGAAGTTGGTGCCCCCCACCAGTGGCACCCAGGAGGGTATGGAGATGGTGGGGATCAGGTTCCAGCCTTTGGCGATGAGGTTGTAGGCCCCCTTGATGATGTTCCACAGCTCCACGAACGGGGCGGCGGCGGCCTTGGCGATCCAGATGAACACCGCGACAACGTCGTTGCCGACGGCCTTGACCCCGTCGCGGAACCACGCGAACTTGTTCCACATATAGATGAAGGCCAGCACCAGCAGCATGATCCCGATGATGATCAAGCCGATGGGGTTGGACGCGAACGCCGTGGCGATGGCCCGGCCGACGAACATGATCCCAGTGCCCATGGCCTCGAACAGCGGGACCACCCAGCGCATGATGAACCCCAGGGCACCGATGGACCGCGACCACTCCATCAGTTTTTCGACCTTGGAGAACAGGCTCAGCACGCCGCCCACGGCCTTCGCGCCCGCGCCGAACACCGTGAACAGGGTCAAGGCCGTTCCGATGAGTAGGCCCAGGCCGGGCACGTGGGCGACTAAGAACACGATGCCCCCGGCGAGGATCGCGATCGCCTGAATGATGATCGTCAGGCCACCCAGAGGGATCCTGCTCAGAGCCAGGGCGATCTGAGTGAACGCACTGACCAGCGCAGAACCGAACCCACCGGTACCGGCCCCGGACAGGTTGTGAAACAGCGCCCCCAGCGCCGGCAGTAGCTCCGTGCGGATCTGGGCGATCAGTGCCGCGACCTGCGGGTTGGTGCCGATCCCGCTGATGCCGTGCAACAGCGCCAGCAGGAGCAGTCCCGTCTCGCGCAGGATCGGCACGGAGTCGGTGAAGAACTTCGTGATCCGGGCGGCGCCTTGGGCTGACGTCGTCCAGGCCCGGAACTTCGCCGAAGCGGCCTCCATGCCGCCGCCGAGCTGGTCACGCGCGACCCCGCCCGCGATGGCGAAAATGTGGAACAGCCCGACGAGGAAGTTCTCCAGGATCCGGCCATCGGTTTTCATCTGATCCCAGGCCCGGCTCATGAACGCCTGGGCTTTGCCGGAGTCGGTCATGCGCTTTGACCACGCGTCGAGTTTCGTGGTCACGTTGTCCAGGCCGTGAGCCATCGACGTCGTCATGGGCAGCGCCGCGACCGCCAGGTTCAGCAGGGTCGTCAGCACGTGGCCTAGCGAGTTGCCCATCAGCCCCACCAGGGGGGTGACCCCAGCGAACAGGGTGCCGATCTGGCTGACCTGGCGCGTCCCGGAGACCATGTCGCCGACGTGGGCGACCGCGCCACCGAACGCACCGGACAGCCCCACCAGGCCGGTGCGCAGGGTGGGGATCATCCGGTCGTGGATCTCTTTGTCGAACGCCTGGATGCCCGGCACCATCGCCTGGGTGATCACCGTGCGCATCGCGAGGAAGTCGTTGGTCAACGGACGCAGCAGTGCCCCGATATCCTTGCCGCTGATCTTCATCAGGGCCATGCCGGCGGCAGCGAGGAACAACGCCGGCCCCAGCGCGCCCGCGACCCCCACCAGTGGCGCCATGTGGCCCACGGCCATCACCGCGCCGGCCCCCAGCGACACCAGCATGCCGACGACGGCTTGACCGCCCGTGAGGATCGCGCCCCACTTGATCAGCATGATCATCGACTTCAGGCCGCCGGTCGCCTTGCTGGCCTTATTCGCCGACTTCGCCCACGCCTCCAGCGTTGACACATGCTTCTTAGCGCCACCGGTCGAGGAGTTCTGGGCTCTGGTCGCGCTGTTGACCGAATTGGCGAGCTTGGTGTATCCCAGGCTGCCTGCTGCGGCCTTCGCCCCCGACGCGGCGGCAGCGTTCCCGGCCGCCTTGGCGGCGGGCACGAACTGACCCAGGGCGTTGCGGGCGCGCTGGGTGGAGTTCTTGGCCTTGTCCATCCCTTCGTCAAGCTCTTCACCGGACTTGATCCCGGCCTTGCCCAGGGAGCCCAGCGCGTGATCGGCCTCCTCCGCTGCGACCGTGGCCCGATCCAAGGCGTCGGTGATGTCGCCGGACATTGACGCCCTGATATGCACGTCATCGTCAGAGCCGGCCACAATCACCTCCGAAGGTCAGGGGTGATCGTCGCAGCGTGGCCAGTCGGTAACCGGCAGACACGCAGGAGCTAGGACCGCTGGGCGCGCTTGGCTTCAGCCTCTTCACTTCGGGCCACGTAGCGAGCCGCTGCGATCCGTACCAGCATGCGCCAGTCGTCACCGTCGTCATCGAGCATCGCGGCCGGATCCTGCCGGAACATCCGCGCCACCATCGCCGCCTCCCGCACCGGCCCCAGGCCCGCTAGCCATTCGATAGTCGCTTCACGCCGCAGCTCACGCGGGTGCGGCGTTACGTAGGGTCCGCGTCACTCTCGCCCGGCTTGGACTCCCCGTAGCCGCAGCGATCCAGCAGGGCCTCCCCCGCGCGCAGCAGGAACACGTCCCTGACGAAGATGCGCTGCACCGCCACGGACGCTTCAGCGGCCCCGAACGCCGCGAGAACCTGTGGGGAGTCGAACCCGCCAGCCAGTGGCCGGTAGGAGCCGTCGGCCTGAAGCAGAGCGATCTCGGTGACCTGCTCGCCGATGAGGCCAGCGAACATCGTGACCTCGTCGAGCTTCTTTAGATCCGGGATGCGCTTGCGCCGCGCCGCCAGCGGCAGTGCCGCCAGCTGGATGCGTTTCAGGTCCGGCTGCGCGAGGTCCGTTGAGCAGGTCAAGCGGATCACGTCACCCGGCGAGTACAGCTCGAAGTCGGGGAAGTCCTGATCGGCGACCTCACTGGCCTGATCCAGGGCCAGGCGCAGCTCGTCGAGACTCGACATCGCCGGAGCGGATGGTGGTTCGTCGACCGGATGCTTGTCGGCGTAGCCGACACCAGCAGGGTCGTAAACGTTGGTCACGCGATCTCCTCACAGGGGCGGTCAGACGGTCCGGGCCGGTCTCGCCCCTGTGAAGCCGAGACCGGCCCGCACCGCCCGCAGGCGGCTAGCTCAGGTTGTTCACCGCGAAGGTCAGTTCATAGGTGGCGGCCTCACCGGAGTTGGCGTCGACGTCGGGGAGCTTCACGCCGGACAGCACCGCCCCGGTGTAGACGAACGGCTTCACCCCAGCGATCCGGGACATATCCCCGAACAGCGGCACCTTAGTGATCGTGGTCGACAGCACCCCCACCTGCCCCAGCAGGTTGGACAGCATCGCGCCGTCAACATCGGAGTCGTAGGCGTTTTTCACCACCACATCCGACGTTTCCGGGGGGGAGAAAATGTTGTCGCTGGAGATCGCCCCGCCGTCGCGCCACTTCGTCACATCGGACTTCTTTTCACCGCCGGTCTGCTCGGTGAACGTCCGGGAGCCCAGGGCGGCCACCGTGACCAAGAATTGACGTGCCGCAGCCTTCATCTACCTACTCCTCAGAATCGCCGGGTCACGCCGACCTTGGTGACGGTGAGCGCGATCAACGCCCCCGTGGGGGACACCCGCACCGCGCACGTCGCCTGCACCATGTTCGCGCTGGCCACCTCACGGCTGGGGTCAGTGGTGATCGAGAAGCCGGGGTCGCGTTCGATCGGGGTACCGCCCAGCGGGTCGGCGTCGATCCACGGATAGAGCCCGCCAGCGTCAGCCATTGGCAGCACGAGCCCCGTCAGGGCGCCCTCCACGCGGGCCAGCAGATGCCCGCGTGCGTCGATGGTGGAGAACACCATCGGATCCAGGGCCTGCTGGGAGGCGACGACGATGCGGTTGATGACGTCGATACCTGTGAGCAGCCGCCAGTTGGCGATGTCGGAAGACAGCGACCGCCAGCCGTAGAGCCGGACCCCACCGGACACCGGCAGGATCGGGGAGACCTTCGCGTCCTCTAAGGCGTTAGCGGTGGCGGAGTCGAAGATTTGATCGGGGGCCACCACCACGATCGACCGAGCGCGGTCACCCGCTGGGGCCTGCCACGGGCCGACGTCGCGGTGCGCCCGTGCCCGCACGGCCGCGATGTAGCCGTCGCACGGAATGGAGGACAGGCCGCCGAAGGCGTCGCGGGTCTGCACCCACGGGCCGAACAGTCCCGCGTACTCACTGTCATAGGACGCGGCCAGGGTGGCGAGCTGAGTGGAGGTCGACCCGCGCGCGGAGACCAGGATCGCGAGACGGTTGTTGGCTTTGGCGTGCGCGATCAGCCCGGTGTGGGTGGCGTCGCCACCACCGGGGATGGCGACGCACCCGTCGCCGTACTGGGGACCGAAGCGGGCCAGGGCGGCCACCAGGGAAGTGGCGTTGACCGAGCTGCGGTCATCGGTGCCCGCGCCCAGGGCGACCGGGCCGACGACGGCCGGGTTGTTGTTCGGTGCCACCGTGGCCGACGCGAGGTCGGTGACCGAGACCCACGAGCTGCCGGCGGTTTTGGTGACCGCGTCCTGGGGGGAGGACAGGTTGGCGTAACGCTCCACTTCGATCCCGAGATAAAGGACCGAGAGGATGAACGTGTTGGGCACCGTGCCCGCGAGGATCTGCACCGTGACGTCTGAGGACCACGAGCCGGGGCCCTTGGCGGTCACCTGCAACGTCGACAGTGGTGTTCCGGCCCGGTCGACCAGCGGCGTCCCCAGGGAGCCCTGGGTGGCGGCCGGGCCGACGACGCGGGCGACGTAGGCTTCCCCGCCGCCTTCAGCGAAGAACATCGCGATGTCGTCATAAAGGTTGCCGTAGGACGGTCGGGTGCCGAAGGTGGCCTCGAACTGTGCCAGCGACGTCACGCGTGCCACATCGGTGGCCGACCCGCGCGCGGCCAGCCCGACTGCGAAGTAGGACGCGCTCGGTACGGGGATGGGGAACAGTGAGCCGGCCGCAGCGGTGCGGGTGACGGTGACACCTACAGCCATGCGGCCCTCCCGGATGTGGACACGGGGCGGATCATCGCACCGCGAAGGGCCTAGTCAGTCCGCGACGCGCCGTCAGCCTTCGGTGCGGCCAGCAGTAGCTGCCCCGCGTTCAGCGCGGTGCGCCCCACGTCGTCGACCTCCTCGACCTCGACGCGCTCCCCACCGCCGAGACTGTCCCCCGCCTCGGTGTAGACCACGCCCGCCGTACCGGGGTTGATCAAAGTACTGGGGGTGGGTTTCTTGTTCGCAGTGGCCATCGGTCAAGCTCCGATCGGGTGCATGAACGGGACGAGAGTGACGCGCAGATCCAGCGTGTTGAACGTCCCCAGGTCCGGCAGGGTCGAGGGGATCCCAGAGGCATACTCGTGGTCGATCTCGTAAGCCAGCAGTGCGGCGGCCCGGACGTGGGAGGTCTTCAGCCGCACCGGCTCCGATGACTCCTCGGAGATTGTGGCGGGATTGAGCAGGAATCCGGTGTCCCCGAAAGCCGGCGGCGGCGCCAGCGTCGGGTAGGTCATCAGACTGTCCCGGCACGCGGCGGCCAGTCGGTCCCGCTGATCCAGGGCGGTCTTCCACTCTTTGGCCAGCACCCAGACATAGATCCGTGCGGTGTAGCGGTAGCGGTAGATCATGTAGCCCAGGTTGTTCAGGCCCATCGCGCGGGTGCGGGGCATCAGCCGGGGCGTGATCACCTCGACCCAGGTGTCGCCCCGGTGATCCAAGGCGTTGTCCGCCGCCTCCCCCGACGTGATCATGTCCGGGGTGGGGATCTCTTTTTCACCCAACGCCCACAAGTGCACCATGCCCGCGATCCGGCCCGGCAGGTCCGCGATCAGCAGATCCGCCACCTGATCCCGCACGGCGATCGCACCGTGCTCAGAGGGCATGGTCACAGCTGGTCGCCCACCCGTGGCACCAGCTCAGTCCAGTCCGCGACAGCCTCGTCGTCGAGCACCTTCACGGCCAGGCCCCCCGCCTGGACGTCGAGGTAGGTCAGCACCCAGTGCCCGTGACCGTTGAAGTCCTGGGCGAAACGCTGAGCCACGTAGCCATCCGGGCTTACTCGCGCCGCGACTTCCGTGAGGTTCATCGCTCCAGCTTCCTGGAACCGCCCGTGTTGGGCACCCCGTCGATGATCCACGTGAGCACCGTCGAACTCGCCGCGCCCTCAGCGGCGACCTGATGGGCGTTGATCAGACGGCGGGCCTTCATCCGCCGGGTACCGGACTGATGGAAGTGCGCGTAGGAGATGTCAGTACCGGCCTCGACCTCGTGAGCCCGGATGTGCTCCACGCCCAGCGGACGCCGCGTCAGCTCGCTGCGCATCGACGTCGTGCGCACCAGCGGCTCATTGAGGAACCCTTGGCCGCGCTTCTGGGCGACCGTCGACGGCATCAGCGGTGCCCACGGGGTGCGCCAACGCGCCCCGCGCGAGTTGAACTGCTCAACGTTGGTCACCGCCCACCAGGTCAGGAACTCCTCCCACGCCGGGGACAGCTCCGTCGACCGTGCCCGCATCTGCTCAAGGTTGCGGCGCACCCGGTCCAGGCCCTCGACACTGACCCGGATCATCCGCTGGTCCGTAGCCGCCGCCGGGACCGCAACATCAGCAGCTCGTCGTCAGTCCAGCCCTCTTTGATCGCGGGTGGCTCTTTCGCGTCCAGCGCGCGGGCGACAACCGTGTCGTCGTGACGGTTGAGCATCGTGGCACCCACCTTGTCCACGATCGCTCCCACGATGTCACCGACCGGCCCCCAGCCGGCCATGTAGTGCATCGTGATCCGCTGGTCGTAGTCCTGGGGGACGGTCAGGGAGAACGGCCGCGAGGTGTAGGTCAGGGTGTCGGGGGCGACGGGAGCGCCGATCCAGCCCTCCTCCCGCCACGAGTACGGCGCGGGCAGCGCCATCCCGTAGGTGGCCGACCCGCCGGCACTGACCCCGTCGATGTCGATGACCCGAAACACTGGGGCACTGGTCGCCACGACACCCGAGCGGCGCAGGATCGGCACTACCTCGGTGCGCTCCACGGGGTCAATGGGGCAGCGCATCCACCGCTCCAAGTCCGCTTGGCGGCGCGCGAGTAGCAGCGCGCACGCAGCGGTCTGGTGAGCGCTCCACGGGGGGTTTGACAGGTAGTCGTTGACCTGCCCAACAGTGACAACCAGTGCCACTTAGACCCCGACGCCCGCGCCCAGTGACTGGGTTCCGCGCGCCTCACTGAGCAGGCCACCGCCGGGCTCGTTCACGGGCATCGCCGTCTCCGGGGTGTTGGGGGCGTCATCACCGCCGTAGCGGGCGTAGACGCTGCGCAGCACGTGCTGGCCACGATTCCACAGCTTGCGACACGACGGCTGCTGACAGCCTTCGGGGTACCAGGAGTAGTAGGCGTCGTCCTTGGCCGGCTCGTAGTCCGCTGAGGTGGTGTGCCCCGCGATCCATGAACCGGTCAGGGTGTGCGCCGGGGACGCCGGGTCCGCTGAGACCTCAAGTTGGCGTGACTGCGCGGCCGAGCCGGCGGGCGTGGACACGGGCGCTGATTCGGGGGCCGTGTCGCCCCCGCCGAGCACCGCTTGGGGGCGGGACGGCTTCGGGGTGCTCGCGCGACGGTTGCGCACCGCTGCGGCAGCGTCGTTGCGGGAATCTCTGTGGTCATCGGCCATGCGCCGAACGGTAACGCCATGGCCATGGCGCCACCGTCACGCCACGCGGTGACCATCCGGGCGACCAGCGGGTAACCGCCCGGCGCGGCGACGAACGCCCCCGCGATGAGTAGCGGGTACATGACGCCGATCTCGAAGGCCTTGCCGGTTTTGAAAGCCAGCCACTTCGGGAGGTGCACGAACTCCCAGCGCTTACCGGTGCGGGGGTGCTTGAACGGGAACAGCCAGCAGATGCCGCACTCGGTGACCGAGTCGCCGAGCATGTGGGTGAGGCACCCCAGGGTCGCTGCCGCGCCGAGCAGGCCCGTCCAGTGGGTGTCCAGAGCCCCGCCAGTGGATTGCGTGAGGTAGAACGCGAGGCCCATGCACACCGCTGCCGTGCCGGAGCGACCTGATGCGCGCAGGTACTTCCCTGGCAGCGGCACCCACTTTGAGCGCATCGCTTTCACGGCAACGTGCTTCAGGGCGAGCCCGATGTTGTGGTAGATGACAATGCCCAGGCGCCGGGGGGCGCTTTTGCCTTTCAGTCGGCTGGCGGACAGCTGCCGGTCGGGGTTGGTGGGCATGTAGAGCCCGCGCGCGGCCCAGTGCAGGGAGACGCCGAGCACGATGGGGGTGCCCCAGTGCGGCCAGACGGCGCAGATCACGGCCACCAGGGCACCCATGAACGCGGCACCGGGCCAGGTGTGGGTGGCGCCCCGGTGGATGACGGGCCTTTTGGGGTCGTCGGCTTCAGACCGGGTGGCGTAGTAGATGACCGCGCACAGGGTGACGACGAGGTGGTGCAGCGCGATGGTCAGCGCGCCCAGCGACGTGGTCACGGTGGATTTGCGCGTGTCACAGTCGGGCCAGTTGGCCCAGCCGGCGACGATCACCGCGACGATGTGCGGGATACCCCACGCGAGGTTGATGGTCGTGCACAGCTCAAAGAACAGGCAGGCGCCGTAGCCGGCGGTGGCACCCGAAATCGAGTGCCCCGTGGACATCACGTGCGGGTGTCCGGCTCAGCGAGCAGCGCGGCGAGTGCGTCGAGCAGGCCGAGGTCATGCTCATTTGGTTCGAGGATCAGTAGCGGCCCGAGTCGTGCCCAGTTGCCGTAGTACTCCTGGAAGGGTTCCCACTCGATTTCGGGACGAGGGGTCAGGGCGCGTAGCCGCGTGCGGATGTCGTTGAGATCAGCCATGTCGCCTCCTGGTAGACCGGAACGACACCCACTCTACCAGTTAACTGCGGGGCTGCGGAACACCCGCCAGCGATCTACGCTGCGGCATGACCGACTGCACAGATCTACGCGACATCATGGCCGTGCTGCCCCCGCAACGGATCTACATGGAACTGCGACCCGATCAGGCGCTCGCCGCGATCCGCGCCGACTACGGCCTCGGACCCGGCACACCCATCCTCAGCAGTGAGCGCCCCGCGCAGCTCTAGAGACCGACCCGCAGCGGCACCCAGGCGACCCGGATAGTCACCAGCGCCTCCTGCGGCGGGCAGTCCTGGACGGCTGGGGCGGTCGGCGCGGGCTCCACCGGGGCCGGCGGGGTCAGTGCGGGCGGCGGCGCGGGACGCGGCGGTGCGACTGACTGGCGCACCAGCGGGGGCAGGGGATGTGGCCGGGGCAGCGGTACCGGCGTCACCCGATGGGGAGGTGTCGCCCTGGCAGGGAGGGCTACTGGCGCCGGGGGTGCGACTACTACAGGGGCAGGCGCTGCGGCTGGCGGGCCGACCTCGACGCACAGCACACCCGAGAGCACCTTCGGTGGCTGGCACGGTGGCGTGACCGGCACTACACGCGGCGGGCCGCCCAGTCCCGGCGGGGGAGGCGCGGCCAGCCCATCACCGGGAGTGAAGATGGGCTCACACAGCACGTTGCCGCCCACAATCTGCCCCACCGGGCACGGGTCGGCGGTGGCCGCAGCGGGGACCGCGACCATCGCCGCGACCGTGCCCACAGAGGCCAGCGCAGCGAAGTATGGGATGGCGGGGCGACGGCGACGGTGCTTCATCAGGCGGGCCTCGCAAAGACGATGGTGTTGTCGGCGTAGCCGAACTGTCCCCCGATGAACTGACCGGAGCAAGTGATCAGACGCAGCTCGGAGGTCGGGGTGTAGCCGTAAACCTCCTGAGTGGGGAACTGCGGCTTGGGCTTCTGTAGGAGCCGGTAGACGGTGTAATTGAGCACCACCCCATCCACGCGGGTCACCGAGACCTTGTCGCCGACGCGCAGCTCGTGGAGGTGAAAGAAAATCCCCTCCTGGTGCGCACCGTGTACGACCGACCCGTCAACATGCCCGATGATGATCGACGGACCGGCCTGACCGGGCACCACCCCGGACTTACACGACGTCGCGGGGAGCACATCGGTCTGGCAGTAGTAGGCGGCCTGCTGGGGGTGCGTGACGTCGGGCTCGGCCAGCTCTTTGGTCTTCGGGTTGATGCCGATCGGTATCAGCGACGAGTGCGCCCCGATCTGGGGAATGTCGATGCTCGCCGGCTGCACCGGGGGCGGTGCCGCCATGTTGTGAACCGGCGGGGCGCTCGGCGGTGGGGTGTCCCCGCTACCGGCCGCTGAGCAGCCGGTAGCGAGGGCGAGCACTGCTAACGCAGACAGCAGTGCGACGCGACCACGGATCAAGAGATCTGGTCGCGCAGGGCACCGCCACCAGTGGGGGCGGGACCCGACGGAACTTCGCCGACCTGCGGGTTACTGGGGGTCACGACGATGGGGCCGTTGTTGATGACCGTCGGAGGGGCTTCCGGGGTGTCGGTCACGGGCGCCGGCTGGTCGGGGGTGTCCACGGGCGGAGCGGGCACCGGGGCCGGGGTGGGGGCGGCGCACTCGCTGCCGTGGATCCGGTCGGTCAGCAGGGCGATCTTCGCGTCGAGCAGGCGACCGGACTCCCGTGCCTCATCGAGGTGCTTCCGGGCCGTGTTGGCCTTGGCCTGTGCGAGGTCGAGCCGATTCTTGGCCAGGTTCACGTCGCCCTGGGTGGCGGTGGGAGGAGTCGCGTGGAATCCCGCGAGGGTGGAGTCGTAGGCGTTCTGTGCAGTGCGCAGGGCTTCGCGGGCGCTGCGGTCCTCATTCTGGGCATCCTGAACGCTGCGGTGGGAGTGGCCGGCGTCGATCCGGACCCGCACCAGGAGCAGCCGGTCCTGATCACAGTTGCCGCCGTTGCCGATGCCAACGTTGACGCGGATGGCGTCACGGTTGCCGGCGTCGCAGTTGACGTGGTTCTCGCACAGCGGGCGGGGACCGGGGTCGGCGGAAGCGGGGACGGCGATCGCCAGGGGGAGCAGGAACGCCCCCGCAGTGACGGCAGTCAGGATGGTCTTGCGTGCGCGCACGTGATCTCCTCTTGCGTGGGGCCGGAACGGGTGGTGCTCCGGTAGCGAGCGGACATTACCGCGCGTGCACGGACGGTCACGCTCTTAGGGTCCTCTCAGGAACCCCGCGTGTTGCGGGGCTGCGCAACTATGGTAGGGTTGGATTCGTTCCGACCAACCGCACGAGGGAGACCCACCCACATGGACGCCAAAGTCCTCGCACGCATCCGTGGCCTGCTCGCCAAGGCCGAATCAACCGAGTTCCCCGCCGAAGCCGAATCCTGCACCGCCAAAGCACTCGAAATGATGACCGCCCACGGTGTCGAACAAGCCCACCTCGACGCCGTCAGCGGCCGGCGCCCCAGCGCCACCTCCCTTCGCATCGACTTCGACAGCCCCTACAGCCTGGAGAAAGCCACCCTGCTGGGATGCGTCACCGAACCACTGGGCTGCAAGATCGCCATCTTTGGCACCCACCGCACCAGCGACTACGCCACCGTCGTAGGCATGCCCACCGACCTCGAACTCGTCGAAATGCTCTACACGAGCCTGCTCCTGCAAGGCACCACCCAGGTCGTCCGCCAGCGCCCCTGGGATGTCATGGAGTCCATCGCCGCCTACCGGCGCACCTGGTGGCTGGGCTTCGCCTACATCATCGAGAAGCGTCTCCAAGCCGCGTACGCCAAGGCCGTGACCGAACACGTCAGCGACGGGCCGTCCACCGCGCTCGTGCTCCGGGACCGCGCCGCACTGGTCGCCGACACCTTCGATGACCTGTTTCCCAAGCTGGGCAAGCCACATAAGCGCAACCTCACCGGCAGCGGTGGCGGAGCTGGCGCCATCGCCGGACGCAACGCCGACATCGGCACCGGCCGCCGCGTGGCCCGCACCCGGCAGGCGGCGATCCGATGAAACCCAGCGAGGGATGCGTGTGGAACGCCGTTGACCGGGAATGGCTGCTCACGGTCGTTGATGAAGCGCCGCTGGTCTTCGGCGCGGTGGCCGCGCCTCCGCATGGGGATTCGCAGCGGGCCCCGGAACGCTACGACGGTGCCTACGCGACGCACGGTCCCGATCGGTCCCGCGCATCAGTGCAGCCCTACACCCGCGAGTGCATGGTCGACTTCGATTGCGGCGGTTGCGCGTGCGGGTTCGTGATGGCGCCGTGCAATCACTGCATGGAGCACTGGGCGGAGGATCAGTCGTGAACGGACCCCGTGAGCCCTTCGAGGTGGAGACCGCGAAAATCCTGGGTGGCATCACAGCTGGCTGCCTGGGGGTCACGCTGGTCGTCTACACGGTGGCCCCGTTGGTGGTGACGGCCGTCCCCGCGCTCGTCACGGCGATCTTCCTGATCTTTTTTCTCTGGTCGCTATTCCGATTCACGATCGGCTGACCCGCCATGATCAGTCACTCCCGCAACGTGGTCGAATCAGCCGGCGGACTAGTCCTGACCCTCGACGACACCTACGGCAAGACCTGGCAGCAAATCATCACCGAACTCGACTCCCTCGCCGCCGACGGGGAACAGGTCTACGTCGAGCCCGCCGCGCTCGCCGGACTCATCCGGGCACTACTCGCCTACGGAGCGCTGCCGGCCAGCGTCGGCTGACCCCGCGTCGGAGGTCGAGTTGTTGTCCTCTGCCCGAGAACCCTGCCAGGCAGAGAAATGCCCCACGGCGTTGGCGTAGCACGAGATCAGGCCCACCCACAGCACGGAGTCGTGCCACCACAGCACCGTCGGGATGATCGCTAAGAACCACACCCCCGTAGCCGTGGAATGAAACCTCCGCCACGTCTTCGGGTTAGCCCACGCATCCTTGACCCGCTCGAAGCGGGGCCGACATTCCGAGCCCGGCCCCGCTCCGAACGTTGCCATCACACGTAGACGTAGCTGGCGGCCAGCGTCAAAGTCCCGCTGTCGTCGGTCACCGTGGTGGCCACGGTGGCGGCGGAATGCGCACCGGAGACACCCGTGATGGTGGTGTTGTTGACCACAGTGAAGCTGGTCAACGCCACGCCACCCAGGGCGGCACCCGACGCACCGTCGAAGTTGACGCCCTTGATGGTCACCGGGGTGCCACCAGCGGCAGCGCCCGTAGCCGGACTGATCGACAGAATCGACGCGGCCGGGTACAGCGCGACGATGTCGGCCTTGCGCACCTGCTGGCCGGCCTTGTACTTGATCCGGCGCTCCCCGTCGAAGGTCTTGAAATTGTCCTTATACGGGGCGTAGTTGAACGATTCGTAGATGTCCTCGTTGACGATGCAATCGGTCGCGGGAACATCGGTGGTCTTGGCCTGCAACGCCGTGAGGCTCAGCACAGTGGTGCCATCGGCGGCCAGAATAGCCATTCGATTACTCCTATTCTTGTGCTAGTCGCTGGTCAGGGAGTGATCGCGGCGGCCAGGTTGACCTTGACCATGGCAGCGGGGCGGTAGACGGCCAAACCCAGCCGCTCTTCGGCCAGGACCACGATGGCGTTACGAATGAAGAAGTCCGCGTGCTGGTCAGCGGTGCGGATGTTGGACTGCATGCGGTCAAACACCTGCGCGCCCAACCCGAAAGCGCCGATCAGAGCGGTGCCCTCAGGACACGCCGGAGTGGCGACAACAGGCATCTGCCACAACCGCTTCTCGGCACCGGAAGTGACCGACCCCGCGACCAAATAGCGGCCCTGGGTGTCCTTGGTCAATTCCATGCGCTCCCAGTCGTATGGGTGCACAACTACGCCGGTCGGGTCATACTGCGCCAACATGACGCGCGTGGCGCCCCGGCGAATAGCATCGACGTAGGTCTCGTTAGTCGGTGCGTGATAGCCGCCGGAAGGGAACAATTGGATACCCGGCGTGTTGAAAATGCCCAGCAGGTTCTGGCCCGTGCCGTCACCTAGAAGCAGCTGCTGGTCTTCGACCAACCGCAGGCCATAAAGCAGCCGGGTGTCGATGATTCCGCGCAACTGCGGCTCGTCATCAAGAACGTTGCGCGACGCGGGCACCCAGTGGGCGAGAGTCCGGATCGGCGTGGTCTTGATGTTGAAGTGGATCTGCGACTTCGGCTTCAGGCCGAAGTTGTCGTTGGGCGGAGAGACCCCGTCACGCTCGGGAATCATCGCCGCCGCGTTGTCGCCCGCGTCGACGAACCCCAGCTCCTCAATGAACTCGATCATCACCGAGTTGGTGTTCATCTGCGGGAACAGGTCACGCACCCGCCAGGTGAGCATCGGAGCTGACACCATCGGCGCCCGCTGCACCGTGCCGAAACCAGGGTGGACAACAGTGCCGATGCTGCCGGAATGAACATCCTTGTACTGCACGCCGTTGGGGGAGGTAATCTCCTCGCCCTCGATGGCGAACGCCTTGTCCATGAAACCGGAGTCACGGTGGCCCTTGAAAGCCTCCGACTCGACGAAACGCTGCCCCAGTGACTTATACTCGGGCATCGCCGTCACGCCGATACCGGCCGGGGATCCACCCATCGCCACGGGCGTGCCGGCGGGGGCGTCGAGCCACTCGTCCAGGAGGCCCTTGCGCTCCAGGGCGGTGACGATGCCGTGAGTCTCCTCAGCCTTGGCCAGCAGGGCCTTGAACTCGGTGAGGGCTTCGGGCTTGACGTGCATGTTGCCTTCGCCGTCGAGCCAACCTGACTTGGTGATCTCGTCCATTTGTGCGTTGATGGACTTCACTTCGACCTTGCCACGATCAATGAGGTCTTTGTCGTGGCGGTCGAGAGTAGGTGCGGTCACTGCCGCGTCTCCCTTGCGCTCGGTGTGTGTTCGAGCACGGGAAGCGGGTAGGCCGAAGCGAACCCCCAGCGTGCTCGGGGACTCGCACCGGTCAGTACCAGGCGCGTTGCGCGCAGTAGATCACTGGTGACGCAAATGGCGGCAGCGACACGCCGCCGGGTCAGCTACAGTGGAAGTCCCCCCGCTGGGGTAAGTAGCCCCAGCCCGACGGCCCCGATCCCCCCCGACGGGGCCGTCTCTAATTCCTAGCCCACCGTGGCGGTCGCCCGGCCCTGCAATGCACCCGTGCCGCACGACGGGCACGGCGCCGTGCCGACCATCCCGTAGGCGGGGATCATGATGTCGTTGCCGCACTCCGGGCACGGGGCAACCTTTACGAGCATCCCGGATGCGTCCATGACGTAGCGGTAGCCCTCGATGACGGTGTCCTCGTAGGACTCCACATCTTCCGGCCCGTCGGTGTCGGGGCCGTCAGCGTCGGTGTCCGACGGTTTGGGGCCCTGCTGCGCGCGCAGCTTGAACTCGACACCCAGCCGAGCGGCGCGCAGCATCGTCAATTCATCGACCAGCGACCCGGCCGTCTTCTCCTCGACCACGAGGTGACGCTTCCACACCGCGTCGATTTTCGCCCGCTCCGCGTCCGCCTCGGCCTGTCGCGCGGCCTCTTTCGCCTTGCGGATCCGCTCGCGCTCCTCATAGGGCTTGGAGTAGTCCGGGGCCTCGTAGCCGCCGCTGTAGCCGGGCTGAATGCGACGGTTGATCGCCCAGTGCCCCTCGGCCCACGGGAAGTCCAGCGCCGCGAGGTCGTCGAGCAGGGCGTGAACGTTGTCGATGGCCCCGCGCGCATCATCGGGTCGGGGGATCAGCTCCCCGTCCGACGTCATGAACACTTCCAACTTGTTCCCGCTGCCCAGGGCGGCCAGAGTGCCATCCGGGGACGCGGCGGCATCCGGGGACGCGGCGGGGATGGAGAACCGCTTCAGGCGGTCCTTTTCCGGCCCGGCGCTGCCCCGGCCCATGAGGGCGACCTTCGCGCTTGCCTTCGTCCGTGCCGTGGCTAGACCCTTAGTCGCCTCATCCTGCTGCGGGCCGGCGTCGCCTTTCATGCCGGCGGCCTCCATGGCGGCCTGCAACCGTGCTGACTCGGCCGTGGCTTCCTTCAGCGCGGCGGCGTGAGCGAACGGCACCCCGATGCGGGCCTTCATCGTCGCGGCTTCGCTGCGCAGCGACGCGGCCCGGTCAACCTGAAGGTCGCGGCGGAACTCCAGGTTGTTCAGCGAGTTCGCCAGGGTGGTGTTGATGCCCGCGCCGAGCTTCTCGACGTCGCTGGGGCTGATGTGCACGATGTTGCCGGGCAGGCCCTCCCAGGACAGTGTCATCCCAAAGCGCTTCGTGCCGAGCTTGTCGTAGTGGACCTCCGGCTGACCCAGCAGCACGTGACCGCCGATGGTGCCCAGCGGCTTGGGCTTCGACCCGGCGTAGCCGTAGCGGCGTTCCCGGATCTGATCCTGCATCGCCGACTTCAGCAGGGTCGCCCCGTCGGCGCGGGTCCGGGCGGTGATGCCGGCGACGTTGATGGAGTACTTGTCACCGCTGATGTCGGTGCGCTTGGCGATCGCCGCGTTGTAGGCGGCGGCGTCGGCGTCGGCCTGCTCCGCGTTGGCCCCGTAGGAGACCACGTCGCGCCGTAGGTTGGTTTGGGTACGGGCGTGCTGGCGCTCCAGGCGGGTGAGCTTGCCGACCGTGACGTCGACTTTCGCCTTGTCCATGAGTAGCGGGTTGCCGGTGGCCAGGGCCTTGACTTCGGCGTAGGACAGGGCGGTGTCGCCGACGTCTTCGATCTCTCGGACGTCGCCCATCTTGCCGCGCATGATCTGGTCGATGAACTTCTTTTTGCGCTCCAGGGTCTGCCACATATAGGCGTCGAAGCTGCCCTCGGTGACGTAGCGGAAGATCGCGACCTCTTTGTTGGTGTTGCCCTGGCGCATGATTCGGCCGTCGCGCTGCTCCACATCGCTGGGGCGCCACGGGGCGTCGAGGTGGTGCAGCGCGACCGCGCGGCGCTGCACGTTGGTGCCGACACCCATTTTTTCCGTCGACCCCACCAGCACGGAGACCTGACCGTTGCGGGCGGCGGCGAACAGCTCCGCTTTCTCCCGGTCGTTTTTGGCCTCGTGCATGAACCGGATCGACTTCGGGTCCATGCCACGGGCGGCCAGCTCGTCACGCAGCTTCTGGTAGGCGTTCATGCCGGCACCGCCGGGTGTGCCCATGTCGCAGAACACGATCTGCATGCCGCCCGGCGGCGGGTCGTCGCCACCAGCGGGGTCGTTGATGTCTTTCGGGACGGGCCGGTCTTTGTTCGCATCCCAGATCTTGTAGATGTTGTCGGCCGCCTCTTCGATCTTGCCCGGCTGGTGCTTCTCTCCCACCAGCGCCATGCTCAGGGCGGCCTTGCGACCATCACCGGAGATCTTGAGCATGTTGTCGTCTTCGGGCTTGACCTTGCCGTTGCGGACATCCTCGGCGCGCTGGCCCAACTCCTGGACGTAAGCCGACAACTCCGGCGACGCCGGCACGATGACGTTCTGCACCCCACCTGTGGCCAGGTCCGGGGTCTTCAGGTTCAGGTCATCGGCCATCTTCACATCAGCGAACAGGTGGAACAATCGCAGCAACTCAGGAACGTTGCGGAACTTCGCGAAGCGCGTGGTCTGGCGGAACCCCGTACCCTCAGGCTTGAGTTCCATCTCATCAACGGTCTTGCCGAACGTCGCCGCCCACTGGTCGAATGAGTGAATACCGGCCTCGCGCAACGTCTCAGGGTCGAGGAACCGTTGCATGATGTATGCCTGGGTGACCGTGTTGCGGATCGGGGTGCCCGTGGCGAACGTTCCCACCCGGCCCGACTTATTGTTCGCCCGCAGGTGCTCCATTTTCATGTGCAGGTCCGACGCCATGTCCGATCCGGTCGCCCCCGCGCCCTGGATGTTGGAGATGGTGCGCAGGTTGGAGTACATATGCGCCTCGTCGACACACAGGTAGTCGATGCCGGTCTCCTCCCAGCTCACCCCGGCATCCTTAACCTTGTCCAGCTTCGCCTTCAGGGCCTCCTCAGCCTTGATCAGCGAGTTCTCCATTTTCTTAACGGTCTTCTCTTTAGCGGAGTCCCCCGCCGCCGACGCCTGCGCAGACGCGAGCTGCGCTTTCATCGTCGCCATTTCCCGGTCAATGTAAGCCTGCATCGCCGGGCGAGACATCGGGATGGCTTCCATGGCCTTTTGAGTGAGGATAATGGCATCCCACTCACCCGTGGCCGCACGCGCGACGAACTCCCGGCGCTTATCCCCAGCCAGATCATCGGTACCGGCGGCCAGGACCTTAGCGTTGGGGTAGATCTGGAGGTATTCGCGGGAGAACTGCTCCAGCATGTGATTGGGAATGACAATGGCGGGCTTGTTCGCCAGGCCCAGTCGCTTCAGCTCAGCGGTGCCCATCGCCATCTCAGCGGTCTTGCCGGCGCCGACGACGTGAGCGAGCAACGCGCACGGCTCGGACACCATGCGGTTGACCGCCCCCACCTGATGATCGAAGGGGTCGAAGCTGTCGGCCATGCCGGGGAACACCCGTGGCATGTCGTCATAGGAGCGCAACCGGATCGCGTTGAACTGGTTGTTGTAGGCGGCCAGCAGGCGCCGGGTGCGATCGGAGTCCTCCCACAGCCACTCGGAGAACCGATCCGACAACTCCTCGGCCTTGGCCTGGGCGGCAGTGGTCGCCTCCAGGTTCGGGTAGGACTTCGACTTGCCGTCGGCGTCTTTGATGGTGTCGCGGACCTGGATGGACCGCTGCTCCAGCAGGGACTGAATGATCTCCCCGGCGGAGAGCCGGTCAGTGCCCCACTCCTCAGTGGCCTTAGTGCCCCACTGGCCGCCTTCCACGGTCCAAATGCCGCCACCTGACGTAGAGACCTTGATGGAGTGGTACGGGTCATCGCCGTCGGAAAGCAGCTCCACCATGAACGCGCGGACGTCGTCAGCGGGGATCCACGCGGCCCCCAGGCGCCCGTCGACCTCGTCGACACCCAGGTCCGGGGGGATCACCGCTTCCAGCGCGGTGACGTTCTTAGCGAAGCGGTCATCACGCTTGGCGGCCTCACGGGCGGCGGCGAGCTTGCGGCGCACGTTGCCGGACAGGTACGCGGCGGCCGGCTCCAGGGAACCTTCGGAGCGAACCGCCTCACCGACGGAGTCCAGCGCGGAAGTGTCCGGGGCGTCGTCGAGGTTCAGCCCCGCTGAGATCCCGCCGAAACGCCCGCCGTCGCTGGCGATCCCGGATGCCTCTTCGATGTGGGCGCGGAACGCGGCGTCGGCGTCGGCCGCTGACAGTGGTGGCTGCTCGAAAACCAGATCACCCAGGCGCTCGCGTGCGCCGGCCTCATCGGTGTCCAGCATGGTGGCGATCGCGGGGAGGTTCACCCGGCCGTAGGTGTCCATGGACAGCGCGACGGCGTCCTCGGGACTGTCAGCGTGGGTGGGGATCTCCCGTGGGGTGCTGGCCCGTTTGCGGAAGATGCTGGTCTTGGATTCGGTGCCGGTCTCGGCGTCGTAGGCGCCCAGGGCGCGCACGATCGCCGACATGGGGTCTTTGCGGAACAGGTTGCGCGCCGGGTCGGGCTTGCGCGCCCCCGATTTGGTCAGCGTGTAGTGGTTGACCGGCCCGTACTTTTTGGTGAACGCGTCGTAGCGGTCATTGAGCTGCTTGCGTAGTGCTTTGATGTCCGGGGAGTCCGACACCGACGCCGCTTCAGCGGCCAGCAGAGACCGCAGGGTGTCACGGAGGCCGATCAGCCCACGCACCGCCTCAGCGTGCTTGGCGGGCACGTCCAGTGCCACGGCGGTGCCCTGTTCGGCCTGGGTGAACGTGCCGTCTTCGTGGGCGGCGATGTGGCCTTCGTGGCGGTCATCATCCGGGGTGGTGAACGCCGTGAGGCCTTCCATGCGGGGTGACGCGGTGATCCCGTCGGCTTTCGCCGCTGCCACGATCCGGTCCAGCGCGGCCGGCAGGTCGGCCATCGTCTTGTCACCCTTGACGATCAGTGACCCGGTGCCGTACTGGCCCTTCTCTGCGGTGACCTCACCCAACATTTGCTCGGGATGGGCAGTGAAGTAGTCGTTGATGGTGATCGTGTGGCCGTTGATGTCCTGATCGTGAGAGTTCACCCAGTCCTGCGACGTCAAAGGCGCCGCGTCGGGCTCCCGGCGTCGGAAGATCAGGGCGTCTTCGATGACGTCGGTGCCGGAGATCCGGGAGTGCCCCCCGGTGGGTAGGCGCACGGCGCCGACCAGGTCACCCAGCTCGGCCAGCTTCTTACGCGCGGCGGAGTCTTTCGAGTCCAGGGTGTAGCGCGACGTGAGCAGCGTGACCAGCCCGCCGGGCTTGGTCTGAGCCAGGGCCTTGGCGATGAAGTGGTTGTGGATCGACATTTTGCGGCCGGGGTTGTGCACCCGGTCGGTCAGGGCGAAGTCACCGAAGGGGACGTTGCCGATCGCAGCGTCGAACGAGCCGGCCGGTAGCCGGGTGGCCGCGTAGGACTCGTTTCTTATCGTCGCGTGCGGGTAGAGGGCACGAGAGATCGCAGCTGTCGTCGAGTCCAACTCGACTCCGACCATGTCGGCGTGCTCGGGTGCGAATCCGATGAACGTTCCGGATCCGGAGCCGGGTTCGAGGACGCGACCACCGTCGAACCCCAGATCTCCCATTGCCTTCCACAGCGATTGCACCACGCGGGGGTCGGTGTAGTGGGCGTTGAGGGTATTGCGGCGAGCCTCTGCCCATTCAGAGTCCGACAGCAGTCCACGCAGCTCCTCTCGTTGTTTCGCGTACTCGGGTTTGTTGTCGTCGAAGACTTCCGGCAGGCCACCCCAGCCGGCCCAACGCGCGAGCGTGGCCTGCTCTTCGGGGGTGGCGGCGCGGCGTTCGTCTTGCAACTGGCGCAGGGTGCGCAGCGCCGCGAGGTTCGCTTCGAGCTTCGACTTCTTACCGGCCGGGGCGAAGTCGTCCAGGCCGGTGGGGTGAAAGGACTCCCCGGTGTCGGGGATCGCATCGACCTGCCCGACGTCGGCGCTGGGCTGATCAGTTTCGGTTACGTCAGGTGCGCTGGGCGCTCCGGCAGTGTCGGCATCGCCGCCTTCGCGCTGTCCCGGTGCTGCTGCCTCAGTTCCTCCTGGGCTGCCTGGAAGTCCGCCAGTGCTTGAGTCAGCGCCTGATCCGTCGGATCCTCCGTCGGCACCATCGACGGGTCCGGTGTCGCCGGCAGTGGCAGCGCGTTGTCCGGGGCGTTCGGGGGCGGCGGGCTCATCAGGAACTCCCGCATCACCTTCTCCGTCGCCGCTTGCTGCGCGGCGTTCAGGCGCCCCAGCTTCTCTGGGTAGCTCTCCCCCTCCGGATCCGGCCCCGCCAGTTGGTCGGCTGTCTGCTGTATCTGCTGGCGCGCTTGCTCGGCCAGGTCGTCGAAGAACGTCTGCTTGTCCTTGATCCCCGCGTACGCCTGCGGCTGGTACGTCCGGTACCACGCTTCGGCTTGCCTCGCCAGAACTCCCACGATCATCACCCTCTCTCTGGGGCGATTGTGCACCCTTGGCGCGGTCGCGTTGTCCCGTGACGATTCCCCGCGCTTTATCCCACAGGCGCTGGCGCTCCGGATTCAGCTCTTGAGCCTGATCGAGGTGAGCGAATGCGCCCTCGAAATCGCCACCATCGGCGGCGGCGCGAGCTTCCCGCATGTGCTCCTGAGCGCGGGTAACGCGGTTGCCGTCGGCGGCTAGTCGGGCGTCGCGCTCATCGCGGCGAACCTGCTGCGAGTGCGGCGCGGGTTCAGTGGACGGCGCGGCGGTGCTCGGAACCGGACCCTTGCGGGGTGCGTCCACCGCGCCGCGCTTGCCATCCTCCGGCGCGCCCTTGCGGCGGCGCAACTCCGCGTCCACTGACCCGATCAGCGACTTGATGCGGTCGCGGTCCAGGCGCTTCGCGAGCCGACGGGCTTTCGCGCCCTCGTTGCGCTTCACTCGGCGCTGCTCACGCAACGCCCCGGCTGCGGTAAACAGCATGCCGGCCTTGAGCTTCCCGGACGCGATGGCGGTATGGATGTCCCCGTCGCCGATGGCGGTGCGGATGTCGTCGAAGGCCGTGGAGTCCCCGTGGCGGCGCAGCATCTTCGCGAAGCGTTCAGCGGCGGCAGCGACCGCAGCGTCATCACGCGGAGTCGCGTTCAGAGCATCGCCCAGATCCTCAGCGGCACCCGCGACACCGGGACGGACCTTCGGGCCGGTATCTTCCGGGCCGGCCGGGGCGTCCGTCGCCGACACGGAAGACGCCCCGGCTTCCGCCTTCCGGGTCGCTGCCTCCCGCTTGCGTTCGGTGTCGCGACGGTGCAGTTCGTCCTGAAGCGCGAGTTCGTCAGTGAGGTCTTTGCGGGTTTCGGTCAGCTGCGGGTCGGTCTGGTCAGCCAGACCAGCCTCACCGGTCTCCAGCAGTGCCGCCACCCGCTCCTGGCGGTCGGCGACCTCCTGAGTGACCTCCTCCTGCCCGTCGGGGCCGTCCGACAGACCCAGGGCCTCGCCCCGGATGCGGTGGGCGGAGTCGGCGACCTCCGGCGGCACGGGCACGGTGCCGTCCGGGGTGCCGGCGGGCACTTCCCCGCCAGTGGACTCCGGTGCCTTCGGGTGCTCACCCAGCGGCAGCGTGGCGAAATCGTGGCGACCGATGCCGGCGGCGTCGCGGCGCTCGTAGTCGTCGGCGCGGTCTCGCATCCGCTTGGCTTCACCGTCAGACGCGCCACCGCCCGTCTTGTCGGCGCGCTTGCGCAGTTCGTCGGGAGTGATGCGGCGCCGGATCTCCTCCGTGCGGACACTGTCGGCCATGTTGGCGCCGTGCCCACCACGTCGGGTGGCTTCCCGCTTGACCGACGCAAGCTCAGTGTCGTCGAGCTGGCGCAGCGCGGCGTCCCGGTAGGCGGGGTGACTGCGCTTCTGGATTGCCGAGTAGTCGATCTGGCCCGGCGCGGGGCGCAGTGGGTCCGGCTTGACCTTCGGCCCTCCGGTGTCCTCCGGTGCGGTCGCCGGAGGCTGGTCACCGGGGGTGTCGGGGTTCTCGTCGGCGTGCAGCGCGCCCCGGACGTGGCGGGTGTACTCGGCCAGGTTCTCGTGCAGCAACTGGCGCTGCGGGGAACCCGCGCGGGGCTTGCCACCCACCTGGACCTTCGAGTTGTCGGCCTTCAGCGCCGCGACGATGCGCTGAAGGCCGTCCAGGGTGGCGTGCAAGGTAGCCGAGTCAGGTGCCTCGGCCATCTGGTTCTTAACCCGGATCAGTTCAGCGGCCAGCTTCTCCGGCGTTTTCGCCGACGGGGAGTCCAAACTGCCACGGGCGATGGTCGCCGCGTGGGCGAGCGCCGGGTCGCTCTGGTCGCGGGCGAGCGTCGCCAGCGCGGCGGACAGATGCGGGGCACTGACATGCCCAGACAGTTGGGCGAGCAAAGCGGAATCATCGGGGGCGGCCGGAGTGACCAGTGGGTGCGCGTCGACTTCGGGGGCCGGTGTCGATTCGGCGACGGTCGCGGCGGCGCGGCGGCGCGACTCGTCACCGAAGCGGGTAGCGGCGAGCTTCGAGTCGGAGTACTCCAGGGAGTTCTTAGGCAGGTTGTTGCGCCGCGCCGTCATGTGCCGCTCGTGCGCGGCGGCGGACTCCGCCGCGAGCTGCGCGTCGGTCAGCTTCTCGGGGGCGTTGTGGTTCCCGGTGGGCTTGTATTCGTGCTCGGGCGCGGCCTGGGGCTTGTTCGGGTCGACAGCCGGGGTACCGGCGGACACCAGTGGCAGGGCAGAGCGGTTCTTAACCCCGCGTGTTTGGGTGCCGCCACCCGTGCCGTCGTCGTAGGTGATCAGTGTTTGCCCGGTGCGGCCCGGCTTGGCCTGGGTGACTTTGCCGCCATCGTGGCGCGACAGCATGACGTGGTCACCCGCGCGGACCTCACTGGCTTTCACCGTGGGGTAGCTGCCGGGCTTGATGCCGTAGGTGTTGACCAGCACCGGGGTGCCGTACTTGCGGTCATCAGCAGGCGCGGCCGGCGCTTCCGGAGTGGCTGGCGGCGTCTTTGGCAGGTCGTAACCGCCGGGGATGGTGTTCGCACCGGCCGTCACGGTGGTGGTGCCGTCGGCGTGGGCGGTGCCTACCGGATTCGGCTTAACGGGCGCGGCGGGCGCGGGCGGGTTAGCGTGCGGTGCTGCCCCCGGTGGAACCGCCGGAGCCGGTCCTGCGACGCCCGGCTTTTGCTGCCCGCCATCGGGGGCAGCGCCGGCCTGTGGAGTCACTGCCTGCGCGGCGACCGCGTCGAGACGCTTGGCGGCGACCTCCGATGGCAGCACCAGCAGGCTGGCGGCCATCTCGTGCGGGTCCTGATCGGGCGGCAGACCCATCCGCGTGAGGGCTTCCGCGAGGGCGTCACGATCCTGGGTGGCGATCGCCGATTCGGCGTCATCGCGGGCGCCGGCCGCGTCGACTTCACCGACGGGCGCGGGGGCGGAGAACGGGGTGATCTGAGACAGGACGTCGCGGACGGCCTGCTGGTCGGCGCTGCGCTGCTTGGCGTTGGCCCACCGCTTCTTACGCGCTTCGATGTCATCCCAGGGGATGCCGATCTGGGTGAGGTGATCCAGCGCGGCGTCGATCTGGTCGGGGGGCGCGTCGGGGGGGATCTGGGCGGCGTTGGACAGGCCGCTGCCCGCATTGGCGGTGTCGACGATTGTCCAACCGGCGCCTCCGTGGACGGCGGCGAGCTGCCCATCGGTGGACGCGTGGACATCAGCGCCGGGGGCGGCGAACTGGGCGAGCATCGCCAGGGAGTTCTCGGCCAGGCTGGAGTCACCGAACGCCGGGGTCTTCTGGACCTGCTCATTGAGTTCCTGGTACCGCTGATGCAGCGCGGCTAGTGCTTTGGAGACACCGGGGCCGGGCGGCGCGAGCGGGGCTAGGGCAGGGTCACCGGGCGCGCCGGCAGCACCGGGTGTGCCCGGCTTGGCGGGCATTCCGGGGCCACCGTGGAGCTGCTGGGGCTTGACCGGCCCACTGGCGCCTTCCGGTGCGGTGGTGGCCGCGATCTGTGCGGTGGTGGGTGTCTGGCCGCTGCGGGGACGCATGCCGGCTTTGATGGGGGTGCCTAGGGGCATGCCCCAGAACTCGGCGTCGCGCACGACACGGATGCCCTTGTACTCCACGCCATCAAGCACAGTGGTCCCCTCGTCGGTGACACCGGAACGAGACTCATCGTACCAGATGTCCCCGACACCTTCGGAGAGAGATTTCACCCCCGTGAGGTGCGCGAGCTTATGTGCCCCGTGCAATACCTGGGACCACTCATACAAATCATAGTCATGCAGGTAACGCTTACCGCTGCGCATCCGATAACCACCGGGGCGCACCTTATACCCAATGGAGAAACATTCCTCCGGCCCGTAGAACTTAGCGTCCGCGTAAGCGTCGCGGCCGATCTCTTTATCCAGGTTGTACTTCGCCTTGATCAGCAGACCGCCCGCGTTGGCCGGCCACGGCTCACCCTGCGGAGTCGTCTTAGGCAACTGCGGGTCACCCGGCATGAGTTCCTTCGACCACACCAGCCGCGACACCTTCGCTGACCAGTTGTGCGACATCACGCCCTTGGGCTTCAGCCGCTTGATCGCGGTGGCCAGCGAGCCCGGCACGATGACGTCGCCGACCTCATCGACCACCCCAGAGACCGCGACCAGCGCCGTGATCGTGCCGTCGGCGTCGTCGTGACCGATCACCCCGGTCAGCGGGGAGGTCATCTCCGCTGTGGGCAGCGCCTTCCACTCCAGCGCATCCATGTCCTCCGGAGTGTCGACGTCATCCGGGAACGTTGTGGTCACGTCACGGCCTCCGCCGATGCCGCCTCGAACAGCGCACCCCAGCCACCGTCGTCAGCACCGGGGTCCGGGTCGCCCGACGGCACCCCGTCGACCGGGTCCGCCTCGGGCTCGGCCTCCTCGACCACCACAGGGTCGGGGTCGGCGACGAGCTTGGAACCCAGTGCGGCCAGCGCGGCGGTGCGCTCCACCTCACTGGGTGGCTCGGCGTCCTCATCGGTGTCGCCCTGGGCTTCGGCCAGCTCCGCGAGATAACCCTCCACCCACGGCTCATCGAAAATCTGACCCCAGTCGTCGATGCCGGCGAACATCTCCGCTAAGTCCGGCTCGGCCACAGCGAGACTTTTGACCTCCGTGGCATCCCAGTCCCAGTCAACCAGCGACTTCACACCGTAAGTGATCGGCTTGCCGGGCTTGGCTTTCGCGGTGTGCGCGTTCTTGCCCGGCCACTCACCCGTGGCGATCTTGTGAATGTTCGCGGTCAAACCGTTCAGAATGCGCGGATTGTGCACGTATTTCGCCAGATGCCGGCGCAGGCGCTTGAAATCACCGGGAATGCCCGGCTTCCACTTCGCCCGGCCTTTCGCGGTGCGAGCCCAGAAGTTACGCAATCGCGACGCCCCCGGCGACGGTGAGGTGACCTTGACCTCGACCCCGTCCTCCAGGGACTTCCCGTGAAATGAGTGCGGCTCCAGGTAGCCGATCTTGGCGTGCACGTGGGGCTCGGCGCCCAACCGGATCGCCTCGGCCGCGAGGTGTTCTTTGTGCTTGGCCTTGTGGCTGTCGCGGACCTTCGAGTGTGCCCGGATCGCCGCGTGCAGCGCGGCCAGGTGCGGCAGCGGTGCGGGCGCGGCATTGCCCGGTGCCCACGACTTCGTCTCAACCTCATCCTCAGGTGCAGACTTCGTGCCGCTGCCGTCGGTGCTGGCACCTTCCAGCGTGTCGATGCGGGACAGGGTGTGCGCGCTGGCCCCCAGGCGCTTCGCGTGGCCCCGTAATACCCGCACCCGCGCCGGGCGATCCTCAGTGGGACAGTTCCCGTGCTCCTCGATCGCCCGATGCAGATCATCAATGGACTCCAGGCGCGGCCCGTCATTGACCACCCGGCCCATGTTCATCTCCCGCACAGCGGCCTTGACCTCCGCACGGCCCATCATGTCCCCAGCCCACGACAGTCCCGCCGGCCCGCACGCCCCCGCGACCCAGATCAGCCCCGACATATCCAGGGCCTTGCCCTCAATCACCTCCTGCGCGTACGGACCGTCCAGGCCCTCCGCCGCGTCGCGCACCGCCTTCGGCGGTGTGAACGTGATCGACTTGACCTGTGGTCTGGGCATGCCCGCCTCCTGATCTCCCAACGGCACATCGAGCACGTCACCAGCGAGCGCGAGGCGCAGCGTGGTGAAGCGCACCGGGCCGGTGTAGCTCAACGCGTCGATGCTGATTCCGTAGCCGGCCGTCACATGCCACAGGACAGGGGTGTGCTGGTCGGGTAGATCCGGGTAATCCTCACCCGTAGCCATGACCCAGGTGGCCCATTTGCGCAGTGGGTCAAGGTCGGGCGTGTCGCCCACCAGGTAGACCGCACACGGCTCTTTGTCGCTGCCGGCGTCCCCGTCGGGGTTCAACGTGGCGTGACCAATGATCCGAGCGGTGACCGCGTCCAGGCCCGGCCCGCTCGCCGTGATCAGCTCTTTCAAGTGCTGGGCTTGCCCCGCCGGCCACTGAGCGACGTCATCGCCCAGGTAGAGCAGGGTCAGGTGGATCTGATCGGCAGGATCACCGCCGTCGACAACCAGCTCACCGGGATTGTCGGGGATCAGTGCGAGCATGCCCCCGCTGTAGGTCTTCGGCTCCTCGTCAGTCACAGGCGTCACCGGGGAAGTGCCAGGTTCCCCCGGCCATCGCCTCGTCATAGGTGCACTCGTTGTGGTGCGTTCCCGTAGGCGTGATGACGTAGAAGTTCCACATGCTGGCGCCCAGCTGCTCAACGGCGATCGCTGGGCGGCAGCGCGGCCGGTAGACCTGCGTCCCGTCGATCAGGACGGGGCTACCGTGAGCGCGATAGTGCACATGGTCGCCGATAGTGAGCTGCACGTAGCGCATGGTGTCAGCCACGGCGCTGCCGGGAGCTGGGGCACGCCGCATGATCTGGAATCGCCCGCACTGCCCTGTTACACTCGGCCTTGCGGATCTCGGGACCCACATTGAGGCTATGCCTCTGTGGGATAACCCTCGGGTGAGGCCGGAACCGGGACAGCCCGCCAGCAATGGCGGGCTGTTCGCGTTAACGGGCTTGCGACATCCGACCCCGGCACAGTGAGCACACCGCGAAGACGTAAGTCAGGCCCTGAAGCTTCGCCATCGCCCCGGTGAGGTGATCAGTGACGGTGTTCTCGACGACGTGACCGCACCCGTCACAGGTGAGGTTCGCGACGGTCTGGGAACTGGGTGCGGTCACCAGATCGGTGCACAGACCGCAGACGACGAGCCCGCACTTCGCGGCGGACATCACCACGGGCATGCCGTTGCGGGGAGTGGGGTTGTGCATGCACGTCTTGGACTTGCCGTCGTGCCACAGCGCCCGATCGGCTTCGATCTTGTCACGGAGCCACAGGGGTAGGTCTTCGATGCGCTGGAACTGGCTACTGCGCTTGAGCTTCGATCTACGAAGTCCCATTGGATCCCCTAGCGGGTGTTGGTAGCGGCCGGAACGGGCGGGTGGGGCGGCCACCCCGCCCAGTGCCACTAGGCAGGGGGACCGCCCCGGAACAGCTCCGCCCGTGTTCCGACGAGGGAGAACGGAGCTGTCCCTTCCTTACACCGGCTCCCACCCGGCGATTGGGCCTGCGCCAGTCGTGAGCGATCCTTCCCCGATGCTCACTTCCGGAGGTCCCTGGGAGTCTTGGGTTAGGCAGCGAGCCCGTACATCTCCCGGATCACGGTGTAGGCCTTGATCTGGGTGGCGGCCAGCGTCGAGGACGTCAGGGCCCGGCGGGCGCGGGCCCGGTCGAGGTTGTCGTCACCGCCGCTGCGGATGCCCTGCACCCACTGGCCGTACTCGTTGATGGCCTGGTAAGCGCCCCATGCGGTGCCGGTGATGTTGGCGTTGGTGGGGCCGGTGTAAAGCTCCTGGAGGGCTTCGACGCGCTTGTCGTAGCGGGTCTGCGCGGCCTTGGACTCCCCGCCGAGCGGGTACATGATGTCGATGATCGTGCCGAACTCGTCGTCGGTGACCGGCGTGGCGAGCATTTGGCGACCCTCGGTTTCCAGGTCGCGCATGCCGGCGACGGTGGCCATCAGGGTGTCACCGGCCAGCGCGGTGCGCTCCAGGGCGGAGGAGGTGTGCCGGATGGTGACCTTCAGGTCGCGGCCTTCGCGGACCATCTGGGACTGCTGGTTGGCACACCACGCGCGCTTCGCGCCGGGAATGAAGTGGTTCGACGACAGCCCGTGGGACATGAACGCGGTGACGTAACCGATCATGCGGTCGTCGCCGACGACGATGGGCTCGGGCAGCTCCAGGGAGACGAACGCACGCGCCCCGCCGATGCCGTAGTGCCGGACGTCGATCTTGCCGGCGTTGGCGATGGTGGCCCCGGTCTGGCGGGCGACGGCATCCAGGGCGTCAGCGTTGTCCTCGAACTGCACCACCTGAAAATCGTCGCCGACAGTGATGTTGTGCAAGGGCTCACCGAGCGCGTTTTCCAGGCAGTACTGGCCCTCGACGAGCTGGCCGGTGTTGGCGGACAGGACGGGAACCTTGCGGACGTCCATGCCGGCGATCCCGGCGTCAATGAGGGCCTGGTGGGCGGAGCCGGAGTGCCGGACGTCGGTGCCCAGGGTGGCCATGGCGTCGATACGGCCGTCAATGGCAGGGGCGGTCGCGAGTGCTGCGGTCATTGAGATCTCCAGTTGTCGGTGCGGTCGGAACACTTTCGAGTGTAGCGGGGCTGCGCTATTGCCGCAACTGTAACGCAGCTCCGCAACTCTGCGATGTAGCGGGCGTAAGCGTTCCGACCCAACCGAAAGCGAGCACCACATGACCACAGCAGTCACCACCCCAGCCGCCGAACCCACCACCCCCAACCCGCACACCAACACCCTGGCGATCCTGTCACTGGTCTTCGCGTTCTTTTGCTGGCCGGCGGGGCTCGTCCTCGGCCACATCGCCCGCAGTCAGATCAAGCTCACCGGAGAGCAGGGCAAGGGCCTCGCCACCGCCGGACTCGTCATCGGCTACGCGTGCCTCGCCGTGATGGTCCTGTTCATCTGCGCCACCATCGCAGCTCTGGCGTAAAGTCAGCCAAGCTCTGGTCCGGCGGTCTACGGCCAGGCGAAACCCGGCCCGTGTAGCAAGCGGGCCGGGTTTCGTGGCGTCAGGGCTGAGTTTTCTTACCGTGCGCGACCGCACCCCAGATCACCGTGACGACGAACAACACAATGGCCACATAGAGCAGCCAGCCCACGACGTGCACCGCCGCGCCGATGACGCCCACGATGACCCACAGGATCAGCAAGCCGACAATTAGTCCGATCATGGGCGAACCCTAAGCCGCAGCGGCCGGCGTGGCCACGATCTGACCCGCCGACACGGCCGCCACCGCCAGCACCACGCCCGCCGCGAGCACCAACGCCCCACTCGAAACACCCACCAGTGTCCCGGTCGGGACGGTCACCGCCAGCACCGCCGCGCCCGCGACCACGGGTGGGGCCAGCGCGAGCGCCAGCGCGCCCGGCCAGGACAACTGCTGCCCCGGTGCCACCGCCACCTCGCCACCGAGCACCCGGTAACCCACCACGTCAGCCGGAACCGACACCTCGGGTATCGCCATCGGCTCACCCAGCTCCGGCGCACTGACCACTAGCGGGCCATCCGTTCGGGGAATCCCCGCCCGCAGCAACCGGGTGGCCGCCTTCGGTGTGCCGCGCTGCGCCAAACCCACCGCGCGGGCCTTATCGGGGGCCGGTCTCGAGAAAAGCAGCGAACAGCGGCACCCGAACACTTCCCGGCCACCGGCCGGCAGCACCATCGGGTCAGCGGGGAACCGCAGGCCGAACTCGCCCACCTGAAACTTCTCCCCCACGGGCCGGATCTGCCCGTCGGCCTCGACGTGGGTATGGCGGACCCGGTCATCGCGCCGCGACAGCCACTGAGTGTGGGTAACGCCCAGGGCTTTCGCCGCCCCCAGCGCGGCGTCGCCGGCCAGCGCCGTGGCCAGAGTGCGCCCGTTGATCAGCAGCCATCGGCCGCCGCGCTTGGTGGCCTCCATGACCCGGTCGATCGCCTCGGACAGGTTCCCCGCCGTGGAGTCGGCGGCCAGGATCTCCCGGCGGATGTCAACAGCGTGGCGTTCGTTGACTTCCAGCATCCGCCCCACTACCGAGTCGACCGCGCTGGAGATCGCCGACCAGTCCAGTGCCGCGAGCCCCGTGTTCGGGCGCCCCAGGGACTTCGCGACAGCTGCGGAAGCGTCCGCCACGATCCGCAACCCCACCGGGCGTACGGCGTCGGCGACCTCAGTGACCACCCGCTCGGGTAACACGTAGGACGCGTCGAGGGCTTTGACTTCGGTTCTATGTCCGTAAGAGGCCACTTCCCCTCGCCCTGATACCGATTTCACCCCATCGGACCAGAAGCGGGTGCCCTTGCGAGCCTTCGGGCCGCGCATCCGGGCCTCGACAACCGCCTCCAGCCGGTCGTTGTAGCCGCCGATCGCGGCATCCATCAACGCCACCGCCCGGTCGATGCGCGCCGCACCGTGATCGGCCAGCGCGGTGCGGATCGGGCCGGGCTCCGGATCGGGGAGAGCTTCGGAGATCATCGCGGCCTGGGCGGCCAACGCCGGAAGGGCGTCAGCGGCGAGCGGGTCGCCCCCCGCTCTGCTCATCCTCCAGGCTCTTGACCTGAACTGGCGCGGCGTCGACCGCGCTACCCGGTGCGGTGCGATCAGCTTGGCCGATGGCCCGCTGGTTCGGTGGCCCCGCCGTCACCGCATCAGCCGGCGCGCCACTGTCCTGTCCAGGGCCTTCCAGGTCCGCGCTCGGGTCGACACCGAAGCCCGCCGGCAGCGTATTGGGCACCCCGGCACCGCCCGCGCCCCCAGCCGGTGCCATGCCGAGCTGCCCATTGCCGATGGGGGCGTTGCCGGCGGCGTGAGCGTCCCCGTCGTGGGCGGGCTGACCGTCGTCGATGGCCAGGCGCGCGGACGGGATCCACAGCACGCGGGTACCGGGGACGTTTATCGGATCGCGGTCGCACACCTCGCGGTACTCGTCGATGCTGATCGCGCCCCGGTCGAGGTCGGCCGCCGCCCGGTCCTCATCGGCGCGCTGATGCCGGCCCAGCACCCACACATCGGAAACGTCATGGGAGAGGTAGGTCTCATCGTCATAGCCGCCCGGTGACAGGACATCCAATTGCGCGTCCAATAGCCGGAACAATGGCAACATGCAATGCTCCCACGCTTTAGCGTAATCAGCATCAGCATTATCGAATGTTTGCCCCGACGCATCGGAGACAACGGACTCGGGCAGTCCGAACGCCACGCAGATCTCGCGTTTGGTCCGGTCCATGGTGTCGGCCCACTGAGTGTCCCGGGGTGTCCCGGACGTGTCCGTCCACGCCATGTCGTCGGCTTCGATGACGGTAGTGCGGGCATTGGAGACGTTCGGCCCCCCGTTGAACCGGGCGGCCAGCACGTCCTCATAGTTCGGGTCCAGGGGGCCCTTCACGGCCAGGATGCCGCCCGGCCGGCCGTCTTCGAGCATGAACCTGCGGTTGTACAGGCGCGCATATCGGTCGAGGTCTGCGGACAGGCCGGCGGCTTCCATGGGCGACATGCCGCGCTCGAACATCGTGGGGTGCGGGGAGCGCAGCCACACGATGCCGCTGGGCTGGTCCTCTGGAGAAGCGTTGGGATCGAACGGTGGCCGCCAATCCCACCGGGGGGAACCATTGGCTACCGCCGTGGTCACCCGGAACGACTCGATGGGAGTGACGACACCGATCTCATTCGGATCCTGCGGGTTCTTCTTCCGCCGCCCCGGCACGGGCAGAACCGCATCAGGATCCAGCAGGTAAACCGAGTGGATACCGCCGCCGCGTGTGCGGACCGCCTCGACGAACACCCCGCGTGAGGACAGCATGAACTGGGCGGTGAGACGGTGACGCCAAACCTGGGCGATCTCCCACTCATTGGCGCGGCGGTTCAGCCGGCGCAGGATCCGCTTCTGCTCCCGGTCCTGCTGGCCGGGGTCGATGATCTCCCCGTCGTTGGGGTTGTCGCGGCGCAGCACGATCTGTCTGGCGCGCTCATTGGCGGCGATGAACTCCACACACCGGAAGACATACGGGTTCCAGGAGTAGCCCTCACGCACCGCGCGGTCGGTGTCCCAGTCAACGGAGTAGGGCTGGCCGGGAACGATGTAGCCGCGTGGGCCGGTGACCACTCGGGAGTCCAGGCCGCCACCTTGACTGCCTGCTCCAGCGAAACGCGCGCGCAGGGCCGGCAGGAAGCGACGGGCCACAACCACCTCCGAAGATCGGACGGGTCAATGTAGCCACGCCGGGAGGCCCGGAACGCATCGACGCGCCGGGGATGGGAGGCCCGGCGCGTCGATAGGAGGGGTGATGCTGGCGGGTGGTGGTTCGCCAACGCCGATTATACGGGTTTGTCCGCCGCGAATCCGATCAGTCCCGAAAGAGCGATCAGGACAGCACCGAACCACAGTCCGGCGATCGCCCATCCCCACAGTCCCCACAGGGACGCTCCGATCAAGACGGCCCCGATTACCCCCAGCCCCACGGCGGAGACATCCCGGATGATCTCCGGGTCGCGTGGGGTTGGGGGCGTCGGTTCGGTCACCGGGCCAGGACCACGATGTTGCGACGCGGGCGGCGCAGTAGCTCCCTGGAGGTTGGTGCTGTGTTTAGTGCCGTGATCATCCTCAGTAGCTCGGGCTTCAGGGGCAGATGGATGCTGACTCCACGGTGATTGGTCAACCGCAGTACTCCGCAACCGAGCAGATTCCGGGCTCGGTGTCGTGCCATGGCCGTGCACCTCTCGTGATCTTTAGGTCGCTCACAGTTACAGCCCCCCTGACATGCAAAAACCCCCGGAATTAACCGGGGGCCTTGCATATGCAATTTACACGGAGCATTTGGTCAGTGAAACACGGACGTCACACCGAATCCGGCTCCTGCGCCCGCGCGTCGGCGCGCAAATCGTTGACCATCGAGTCCAGGGTCTCCTCCGCCCAGCGCAAGCTGCGCTGGGACGCCCGTAAGGCGTCAGTCACACCGTTCAGCGCAAGGGTCCGTCCAGGCAGGTCGGCGACGCACTGCGCCAGACGTTCGACGTGATCGTGTGCCACCTGCTCGGCAACCGCGTAGGCCACCTCGGTCTGCACCTCATGCAGAACTCGGATGCTCCCCTCGGCCCGCTGCCGGACGACGAAGTCGTCCTGCGCCTGGATCATGTCGTTCAACGATGACGTCACGCCGGCACCTCCATCTCTGCGGCTTCCCGCGCCGCGACAACCGCGTCGGTCCGCCGGGCCATGTGCTCGTACTCGACCACCTCGCCCAGCTTGTCGGCGACCTCAGTCATCAGCGTGTTGGCCAAGCGCAGCCGCTCGGCAACCCACTGCAACGTCTCAATGTGCTCCGGCAGGGCCAGAGCGGCCTCCTCTATTTCGTCGATGTTGTCAATACGGTTGGCGTTGCCCCGCACCGCCATGCTGCGAGCCGTCCGAACGTGCCCCACGTGGATATCCCTCATAGTCGACATGCGACCACCACCATTTCACTTATCGGGTCCGGTGATCACCGGATCGTTTCGGGGAGCAGCTCGCCCAGCCGGCGCACCGCCCGGTGCTGCAAAGCCTTCACCGCCCCCGCGTTATAGCCCTCACCCATCGCGGCGGCCGTCTGCGCGACCGTCAGCTCCAGGTCGAACCGCAAGTGCAGCACTTCCTGCTGGCCGGCGGTGAGCTGGCGCCGAGCCCGGTCCAGCGCGGTGCGCGCGTGGTCGAGGTAGACCACCCTGGTGGCCTCCTCGCTGGGATCAGCGTCCTCTGCGAGGCCGATCGCGAAGACCTGACGGCGCATCTGCTTGCTGAATCCCACCGAGCGCATGTTCGCCGGGGCCGGCCAGGCGCTCTCACCCGTGTCGATCGCGTCACCTGAGGGCATCTCCAAGCGCTGGCGACTGGACTTCACGTGATCGAGGACGAGGTTGCGGGCGATGGTGACGAACCACGCGCCGACGTCACGGCCCTGGTAGTGCGCTGAGTCGATGCGCTTCAGCGCGCGGCAGAACGTCTCACTGGTGAGGTCTTCAGCGGTAGGCCGGTCCACGGTGCGGTAGAGGACGAAGCGGAACACCACGTCGACGTAGCGCTCGTAGAGCATGCCGAACGCGGCGGAGTCCCCACCCTGGGCGGAGGCGACGAGATCCCAGCAGTCCCCGCGCTCAACCTCGTCAGCGGAGCGCCGCTTGCGCATGCTGGAGCGGAAGTGCGGGACGACGGCGGTGCTCATGCGGTCGCCCCGAGCACCGCGTAGGCGGCTTCGACGCTGCACGGTGGGGTCATGTCGACCTCGTCGACGCCGTAGTGGGCGCAGCGGTCGAACGCGGCGGCGTTGGTGTGGTAGCCGCCGCACGCGGGGCAGTAGTGGTCGCGGCAGACGTAGTCGTCACCGTCGTCGGTGAGACCGGTGTAGCCGTCGGCGGTGACGGGGATTCCACCATCGCGGCGAATCTCGACGACGACGGTGGCGTTGCATACCTTGCACGGGCCCTGTTCGAGCAGGGTCTCTGAAGTCGACACAGCTATCCCTCCCTCTGGTGATACCGGAACGAGGGCCAGTCTACTGGGTGAGTTCCGTAGCTGTCCAGCTGTCCGGACAGGTGCTACTGTGAGCGCATGGCCCAACCATGCACTCGCACCTATGCGGATGACGTGACCGACGCGCTGACGTTGCTCGACGACGCGCAGCGGGAGATCAAAAACTGGCGCGCCCACCTGAATGCCCTAAGGGAAGACCCCAACCCTGGGCGCGCCCGGCAGGCCCAACGCTGCGGCGAGATCGTTGCGGCAGCAATCAACGCTGCGGTCTGTAACACGCGGGACGCGGTCGGCGATATAACCCGTATCAGCCACTGACCGGAAGGACCCCGCCATGAAGATCCGTTCCGCCCTCGCCGTGACCGCTGCCCTCGGTGGCGGTGCCGTGCTCACCGCCGCGCCCGCACTCGCCTGCGGTGACACTCCCGGCTTTTGCCCCAACCCGCCCACCAGCTCCAACCCGGACAACGGCGACTACGGCGTCGGAGTCGGCGGAGACTGGTAGACAAGGATTGGCCGCTAGCTCAACGGTAGAGCGGCTCGCACGGCGCCGTGCGGGGCGGCCCTGGGTTCGACTCCCAGGCGGCCAACTCAGTGGATCGTGGTCTCGAAACTGAGCACGTAGCTCGATGCCTCGATCACCGCGATCGAACACTCCACCGGCCGGTCCCCCGCGTAGAACACGCGCATGATCTCCCCCACGGGCCCCACCACATCCATACCCAGAACCTGACGCTCACGCGGCGTCGGGGGGCGAACCCTGACCTCCTCTAAGACGCGGGACACCACGAGCCCCACGGAGTACAGCTCCGCCAGGGTTCCCCCCGGCCAGGGCTGCCGATCCGGGTCAGCGACCGGGGTACCGGCCACTAGGTCTAAGGGAATCACTGACGTTTGCAGCTGCACCGTCACCCCGCGCACCTGCTTAATCAGCTCCCGCGCGAGCACCATCGCACCGGGCACCAGCTCCAGGCGCGCCGCGAAATCCTCACCGGCCGGCTCTTCGACGTAGTGGGCGAGCACGTTGTGCTCCGGCCACGCCACACCGTGATCCGTCGTGAACGCCGACGACAGCGGATGGCAGCCATCGTGGGCGCGGATCGCGTCCAGGGCCTCCTGGTATCGCTGCGTCGACATCCGGCGGACTTGCGGTGGGGTAGCCACTCGGGTGGGGCACCCCGAGCGCTTCACGATCCGGCCCTCAGCTACCAGGTCATCCATGGCGGTGCGCACCGTGGCGCGGGCAACGCCGGCCATTTCGGCGATCGCATGCTCACCGGGCAGGGTCTCACCTGCGGCAAGGGTGCCGTCGATGATCGCTCGACGTATCGCGTCGGCGACCTGACGGTGCAGCGGCGTGCCCACCTCGAAGCGGTTGACGCTCCGAAAGTGGACCCCAGTTAGTGGCACGCCACGAATCATAGCCGACCTGTCAGGCTGTCCAGCTGTCCGTACACCCGGTGTACTGTGGTGAGACCACAAGACGTCGCCGGCCGGACGGGTGGAACGAACCCCGCCGGCCGGCGAAACCAACGAAGGGGGCGACATGGACGCAGACGCCAGGGCCCCCCTGTTCAACCGCTGGACGTGGGGCGCGGTCGGGCTCACCATCGCCCCGCTGATCCTCTGGGGCGCCGCCAGCGTGTTCCTGCTCGCCGTAGCGTGCGGCATTCCCGCCTACCTCGCGTGGATCCCGTCAGCGTCGACCACGGGCGTCATGCTCGTGTCGTCGATCTTCGCGATGACCGAAAGCCTCTCCGATGAGGTCCGCACCTACGCCCGCCGGATGGCCTACTCCGCGATCGGCCTGGACACCGTCGTGTCCGGCCTGCACCTCGCGCTGCCAGTGCACCTCAATCCCGCCGTGGGGTGGCTGGTGTTGATCGGCATGCTGCCCCCCCTGACTGGCGGCATCACCGGGCACATGATCGCCGCCGCTGTCCGTGAGCACCGCGCCACCGGCAAGGCGGCCGTCGCCGCCCAGCTCGCCGCCGAGCAAGCCCACCGCGACAGTGAGGCCGCCATCGCACGGGCGGAACGTCTCGCGACCATCGCCCGCGCCGAAGCCGACGCCAAACGCATCGCCGATGAGGCCGATGCCCGCAAGCGCGCCGCTGCGGCGGCCGTCGTCAACACGGCGCTGACCGGGCCGACGCTAGTCCGCGCCCCCGCGCCGAAGCCCCCGGCCAGGCGCACCGCGAAGCCGACCTTGCGTGATGCGGCGGTCGCCGAGCTGGTCCGTCGTCACCGCGCCGGCCAGAACATCGCGGCCACGGTGGCCGCCGAGCTGGACATCGCGATCGGCGCCGGCAAGGGCTACTGCAAGAAGTTCCTGCCCGAAATCGTCGACCACGTGCTCACCGCTGAAAGGAGGACCGCCTGATGGCCACGAAGACGACGGCCCGGCCGAAGCCGAAGGTCACGCCGCTGCCGGGGCAGAAGCGCATCACACCTAAGCCCACCAACGCCCGCGAGCACACCGCTGAACGGATCAGCAAGTGGATGGGCAAGCGCGGGTGGACTAAGGCCGTGCGGGGTGTCTACCGCTACAGCGTGAAGAAGTCTGAGGCCCGCCGGGAGAACCGGCTCGCGCTGAAAGAGATGCGCGAGAGCGCGGTGCCGACGTGGCGCCAGCGCGTGGAGCACCGCCGCTCCCAGCGCACCGGGGGCGCGGGGCGGGGGCGGGCTAAGAACTACTGCGCTGGGTGCGGCAAGGCCATGTCGGCCGAAGAGTTGCGCACGCACGACTGCGGGCCGAAGCCCAAAGCGGCCAAGGCTACAGCGGCAACGGCGGCGACCCAGCCGGCGCCCGCAGCCCCGCCGGCACCAGTTGCGGCACCGCAAGCGCCGCAAGCTCCACCCGCTGCGCCCTCAGACACTCCGGCTACACCGGCACCGACTCGACGCCAACGGCTGAAGGACCGCCTGTCCGGCAAGGCGGAGATGCCCACGCAGCCAATCGTGGCGCCGGCCGGCGCGACGGTCACCCCGATCGCAGGATCCAAGCCCGCACCACCCCCGGCGACCGCAGGGGCGAACAACAACGAAGGGAGCCCCCAAATGGCATGGGGCAGCAAGTCAGGCAACGGCAACGGTGCAAGCGCAGCTGGCGGCGGAAGCTCTGGGGCGGCCAGTTCCGCCACGGTCGGGGCGATGCTCACGCCGTGGACGGCGTGGGCACAGAACGTACCCAAGACCCACATTGAGATGGTCGCCGAGCTGGAGGCGATGAACCAGCTGATGGTGGCCATCGGGCAGACCATCCGGGAGCGCCAGGCCCGCATGATCAACATGGGCTCTGGCCCCAACGGGGAACAGATCGGCTTTCACCCCACCTGCGTCCAGCAGCTCAACGGGGCCGCCGACCAGATCTCCGCTGCCGGCGCCTACTTCACGGCCACCCACGTGGCGATCACCGCGCACTACCAGGCGCTGATCCAGCACTACCAGGGCGGCACTCCCGATCCCGGCCGCCAGTACCTGTCCAACGCCAGCTAATCAGACGAGAGGAGCACACCATCATGGGTCGACGCGTCGGGCACGCTCCGGCGATCGCTCACGACCAGACCTGGGGCGAGTGGTACAACACGCATTCCCGCCTGTTGAACCCTTTCGCCGCCGGGGCGGCCGTGGGTCTCGCCGGGGTGCTCGATGCGTTGCTCGTGCCCTTCTGGTGGCAGACCGTCGCGGGGGTCAGTGTCGCCGGGCTCGGGGTTTTCTTGTGGACTATTGGCCTGCTCGATGCGATGCAGCGCCGCGTCTACCGTTTCATCCTCGTGCTGGGCATGTTGTGGATGTTCGCCTGTCACACGCCGTGGGCGACGGAGTACAAGCTGGATTTCGGTATCGCCTGGTTTTGTGCGGTGATGCTGTCCGGGTGTGCCTACTGGACTGACCAGCGTGAGACGAAGCGTCGTGAGGTTGACGCTGAGGTCAAGGCGTGGGCCCAGTTCAAGGCTAAGAAGCTCGGAATCGAACTGTCCCGCATTACCCCTAAGAAGAAGACCAAGAACGGCTCTACGCGTCGCCTGTGGTGGGATGGGGACGATTACACGGTGTCTCAGATCAAGGGACTCGCTCCCCGCATCGAGGCATCGTTGGGTATTCCCCTGGGGCAGCTGCGGGTCATGGAAGTCAAGAACGACAGCGACATGACCCGGTCGGACTGTGTCGACCTCGTCGAGAACACCGACAACGCTGCCCGGCGCATTCCCGTGGCGTTCACCTCGCCCACCATGACGTCGATTTGTGACGCCATGGACGTCGGGCCTTACGACGATGGCGAAATGTGCCAGATCTTCTGGTACAAGCAGGGATTCGGTGGCACGCACACTCTCGCCGCTGGGGCGACCCGGTCAGGTAAGAGCGGTTTGTACCACCTGATGTTGGCGGAGACGGCGAACTGTGACGATGTGGTGCGGTTCGGTATCGACGCCAAGGGCGGAATGGCGCTGCGGCCCTGGGCGCCGATGTTCCACTGGTTGGTGTGTGGTCGCGACGAGGCTGCCATGGAGGAGGCCGCCGCACTACTGGAGCGCATCAACGCGATCATGATTTACCGGGAGAACTACGCGGCCAGCAAGGGCTGGGACGTCTGGCGGGTCAGTAAGAAGCACCCGTTGATCATTCTGTATGTCGATGAGGCAGCAGAAGTGTTCAACATGCAGATGGAGAACTTCCACGCCCTCCAGCTAGTGGAAAAGCTCGGCCGGATGGGTGCCGGTGTCGGTGTTCTGTTGTGCGCCGCAACCCAGTACCCGACTCTGGACGCGATCGGCTCCAGCCAGCTCCAGGCGAACATTCTGCGGAGGTTCTGTTTCCGGGTGCAGCAGACCGCACACCAGGCGATCGCATTGGGTCGCCACAACGGGGCCGTGGATGCCACGTTCCCCGACAAGCCCGGCGGCGACAAGGGCGCCGGGTGGTGCTTCCTGTCCGAGATGGGCTACATGCGCGACATGGCGTTGCGGGTTCGCAACGTCGACCGTGACGGCATCTACGACATCGTGTGCAAGTACTGGACGCGGTGCTGCCCCCTGGATGCCGGCAGCGCGAACGTCGACTGCCGCAACGACGAGTACCGGGCCCGGAAGATCTGGCGCCCGGAGGACGTCAAGCCGAGCAGCGGCGTGTGGGCCGACGAGGACGACGAGGACACCCCGGATCCGGCGCTGGGACCTGACGCTATCGACGACGAGTTGGCGGAGATGCTCAGGGATTCCGGCGGGGACTCGAAGGGGAGCCCGGCGGGGACTCCGGCCGGGGAATCAGCGGGGAACGAGCCGGGGACTCCGGCCGGGGAATCAGCGGGGAACGACACTAAGGAGCAGGTCATGGACACAGCGACGACGGAGGCCAGCATCCCGATCATGGAGATGCTGATGCCACAGGGCAAGGCCGAAGCGGAAGATCTGGCGGCGGCGCAGAAGCGGTACGCAGAGGAGAATGAGGACTGGTCAACGGAGAAGGCCACTGCCGAGTTCTGGCGGATCTTCCAGGTGGCCGGCCGCGACGGGGTCCGGGTGAAGACCCTGCGGGAGAAGTGCCACCGGTCGGTGTCGTGGACTCAGAACAAGCGACGGGAGGCGCAGGAGGCCCAGGCGATCGTGCCGATCGCGGCGGGCTCGGAGTACTACCGGCTGGTGTCCCCGTCGATGGTGCCCCAGGCATACCGCCTGGACTCCGGTAACGCAGAGTGACCAATGGGCTGGACGGTGCTGGACTCCAGAACCATCCAACACCGTCCAGCCGGGCCGCCAGCGAGCCCTCGACCTTAGGGGTACCTCGCGGCGAGGCCAGCACCGTCCAGAACTAGCCAGCACTGTCCAACGCAGTCCAACACCATCCAACGACCAAGGCGGCGACTACACATGGTGACCATCGCTTACGCGGCGGCACTGGCCCAGCCCCCCGGCCCGGAACCAGCCCCCAGCGGCATGTCCCCCGCCGCGCTGGGCACCCTGCTCGTCGTCGGGGCCCTGCTGTGGTGGTTCATCAAGATTCAGCGTGACCCACTGCGCAAGTGCGGCCGATGCCCCGCACCCAAACCGGACGGCAGCTATCACCGTTGCCGGCACTGCGGTGGCAGCCCGGAGCGGCTGAAGACAGCGGCGTGGTGGTTCCTGGCACTGGGCATCCCGGTGCCCCGTGCGCGGCGCTACACCGATCGCCGGGCCCGCATGGCGGTGCCGAAGGACTACACGCGCGACGATTGATTCCCCTTCGATGTCCCGGTGTTCCGGCACGCAGAGAGACCCCCAGCCGCGTCTGCTGGGGGTCTCTCGTGTGAGGGGGTTTAGTCCCCTCGGTTCATGTCGGCCTCCCCTAGTTGTCCCCTTCTCGGTTCCCCGTCAGTGTCGACCCTGGATCGCGCCCTACTCGACGGTCTCGGTTCCGCAGTGCTCGTGCTCGTAGGTGTCTGGATGCCGCATGGTCACCTCCCCTCTGACTGGATCTTGCGGCCGGCCATGCGGCCGTCGTGGACGAGGGTCGCGGCGTAACGGGAGACCAGCGCCCAGCGAGGCATCAGGAGGGCCTGTGCCATCAGGCGGGCCTGGGGCAGGCTGATGGGTGGGTTGCGGCCGCCGTTCTTGGCGAACATGGCCCGGTCGGTGGCGGCACCCGCATCAGCGTTGAGCATGCCCTGCTCGAAAGAACAGTGCTTGTAGTGCTGCCACCACATCGCTTCGCCCACCTGCCCGGCGGCGCATCCGATCAGCCAGGAGGGCAGGTGTTTTTCGGAGATGCGTTTCCCGTCCTCGTCGCCTTCGATAACGACCAGACCGGAGACGTCTTCGGTTTCGCGGTGCAGGGTGATGCTGATTTCACCCAACGTGAGACCGAAGTGCGCGCCGATGATGGCGTGAGATGCCTCGTGGGCGGCGGCGCACGCTTTGAGGTGCTGGGGGAGGATTTGGTCGAAGTAGTCGAAGCTGGGCAGGCCGGACCAGTGCTGCGTCATTTGCGGTTCGCCTCCTCTAGGGCGTCGGCGATGCGGGTGAGTTGAGCGAGGATGCCGAGCTGCGCGGTTGCCGCCGCGAAGTCGTATCGGGCGCGGAGACCGTAGTTCAGGTTCCCTAGCCAGTCCTCTGCCTTAGCGGCGTAGTCCACGGTGGCCGGCGGGGGGCACATCATGAAGACACCACCTTGGGGGTGTGGAGGCGAGCGAGGACGGTGATCCATTCCGGGGTGTCGTCGGCCCAACTCAGGTGGTATTCGGAACTGATCAGCGACTTGCCGTCAGTGTTGTCTTTCTTCAGCTGCGGTCCGGTGATCAGGGCCAGGTAGGGCACCCATTGATCGTCTCTGACCATGTAGGTGATGTCTGCGGTCATGGGTCGGAAGGTCACCGTCCCGTACCGCTTGACTGTGGGTGGCGCTTCGATGAGGTCACCCTTCCACTCGATGCGGTAGAAGTGAGGATTCTTAACGGTGACCATGGCAGTCCTATCCGGCTAGTTGGGTCATGGAGTCGGGTGACCAGTAGGAGTCACCGATCTGGTAGCGGTCGTAGGTGTCTTGGGTGTTGCAGTCGGTGAAAGTGGACTCGTCAGGGTCATCGGCACGGGGGTGCGCGAGGGCCATAACGAGGCGCCAGCAATCGTGATCGAGGCCCTGTTTGTCGGTGATGCGCCACTCGACCATTGTGCGGAGTTCACCGTGGGAGGCGCACGGTTGGTTGATTCCGTCATGGAGCTGCCAGCATTGCGGAGTGTCGGCACTGGCCGGGGTGATGGTGGGGGTGTTGCGGGCACCGTAAATGCCCATGGCGATCAGCACGGCGAGTAGGAACAGAACAACGCGGCCGGGTTTCATGATTCGGTGCGGCGATGGCTCGGAATGGCGTGGCGATCACACCGGCAGTCGGCCGGATTATCGTGCCCATCGACGTGCGCGGCCAGTATGCACGGCTTGTCGCAGTGACCGCAGAGGGGAACGGGGATCACGTTGGCGGCGTTCGCCAGGCAGGCGGCGACGAACGCGGCCAGGGCGGGGCGGATCTCATCATCGCTGACGTTCTCCAGGCCCCACTCGTCATAGCCGTAGCGGCTGAGCATTTTGGAGATGTCAGCAGCGAGCATGTCGAGATCGAGGTCTTCGGGCACTTCGGGTTCGGAGGCGGGCTCGAAGTCGACGGTGACCACGTGGGTGGACAGGTCGCTGCAAAACTCGCGCGCGGCTGTCTCGATCGCGAAGGCGTGGATGGGGGTTTTGCAGTCGCAGTCCTCATCGTTGCGCACGACGATGTAGCACTTCGGCGCTGCGGGGTCGGGTGGTACTTCGGTGACGACGTAGCCCAGGGCGTTGAGGCATTCACCGAGACAGCGGTCGGGGTATTCGGTGAGCAGGGCGATGAGGGCCTTGGCGTGGTCGACGCCGATGACGTCGTCGAGGTGGCTCCACAGTGCCTTAGTGGCGTTGTTGGCGGCCGTGGCGGAACGCTTGGCGAGCGCGCGTCGGGCGTTGTCGGCGATCTCGATGGCGTCGTATTCGGGGCGCGGTAGGGCGATCATCACGAGTCCAGTTCGGCTTGGCGGGCGAGGCAGGCGGTAATGAACGCAGGCAGGGCGGGGCGGACGGCTTCGGTGTTGACGCTGAAGCCGAACCCATCTTCGTGCTGGTGGTCGGAGATGGTGTCGGCGAGCTGCGCGGCGAGCCGGTCGAGGTCCATGCCGTCGGGGATGTCGATGTGGGGCTCGAAGGGAACGTCGCGGATGTGAGTGCCGATGCCGGCTTCGGTGTTGCCGGCGAACTCGGCAGCGGCGTCGGAGTTGGCGAAGACGCGGATGACGTCGTCACCGTCCATGGCGACGTAGCACGTCGGTTCGAGGCCGGTGTCGAGGGAGTCGATGACGGCGTACCCGATGTCGTTGAGGCATTCCTCCAGTGGGCGTTCGGGGTAGGCGATGAGGAGGCCCAGGAGCCGGTCGGGAGATGACTGGGACCGCAGGGACGTACCGGTGCACAGGGTGTCTTCGGCGAAGTACCAGAAGGCTCTGTTGGCTGGATCGGAGACGCGGGGGGCGAGGAGGGCGGCGGCCCGGCGGGCGTCGTCGAGAGTTCTCAGGGCGGTGAAGTCTTCGTGGCTGATGGGAATCATGGCGTGGGGTCTCTCTTCTGGTTCGGGGTGCCGGAACGGGCGGTCAGTTGTCGATATCGGCGAAACGGGGCAAACCGGTGAAGGGGTTCAGTTCGGGGTTGCGGTCGTACCACTGTTCGGGGGTCATGCCGGCGCCGGGAAGCTCGGGGGCGTAGACGGCGCGGGGGGTGGTGGGGTCGGTAAAGGTCAGGCCGTGGCGGGCGTAGTGGGCGGCGATCCAAACGTGCAGGTACGCGCGGGACTGGACGCCGATGGTGGGGCGTTGTCCGCAGGCACAACCGACCTGGGAGGCAATGCCGCTGCCGTCGGGGGAGGTGATCATCACGGGGGCGTGTTTGGCGTTTTCGGCGGCGCGCTTGCGGTCGGCGATGGACTGCCAGTAGGCGGCGATGGCCCAGTCGCGGGGGACGCCGATGGCGTCGGCAGCGATTTCGCGCCATAGGCGGGCGTTCTCGGCTGCGTCTTGGGCGCTGTAGGCGTTGAGTTCGGCCCGCAGTGTGGGGGAGTAGTGGCGGGAGCGGGTGGTGATGTGCGGCGCGGTCATGGTGACCTCCAAGTCGGGGCCGGAACAACACCGAGCCTACCAGAGTTGCGGGGATGCGCAACTAGGCGGCGATTCCCAGCACCGCTTCAGCGGTCACCCAGTCCCGCGCGATCGCGACCTGCGCATCGCGCAGCGGCACGGGGCGCATGCCGGGAATGCGGCCACACACCGCAGAGTGCAGGCGAGTCTCAACGTTGTCCTTAGAGTTGCGGAACCCCTGACCAGCCAAGTCCGACCGCTCCGCCCACAGGTTGCTCACGTCGTTGCTGCCGCCCAGCCACAGCGGCACGTCGTGATCCAGCTCCGTAGTTGACCGCGCCGACGCGGGCACCCCGTAAGCGGCCATGGCGATCGTTTTCAGCCGGTCCGTCTCGGCCTTCGGGGCCCGGATCGTGCTCGTCGACCAGTGCGGATTGCAGATCGTGGCGGCTTTCGTGGCGTCGGTGATGTCGCTGCGCACCGAGCCCGGCGTGCACGACATCACCGGCAGGCGTGGGTCATCGGCCACCCCGCGCACGCAACGGGCCGGGTAGGTGCCGGTGACGTGCGCGGTCGGCGCGATGATGACCTTCGGGCCGCCGTCGCCGATGGGTGCCATCAGGGCCCGCATCTCCTCCGGTGGCACCGACGGAAGCTCACCGAGGTCAGTGGCGGGCGACGCGGTTGTCGGGGCGGGGACGGCCAGGGAGTCGATAGCGCCCACGCCGCATCCGGTGAGTACCAGGAGCAGGATGCCGGCCACGGCGCAGCTGATGACGAACGCCCACGGGAACCAGCGGCGGCGCCTCCGCGACCGCCGGCCGCGCCGGATGGCGTGCTGGGCGGTGTTAACGGTGACCAGCTCAGGTTCGTCGAGGCGTGCGGAGTCGCGCAGCTTGGCCAGTTCCTCCCGGAGCGGGTCGCTCGTGTCCGTGGGTGGCTGGGCGGCGTGGAGGCTGTCGAGTAGGGCGTCGTCGGCCCGGATCGCGGCCATGTCCAGGCCCGCGTGATCGGGGTCGAACAGCGGGCCGAGCTTGCGGTGGCGTCTCATCGGGTGCTCCGTTTCAGGATCCATCGACCAGTCGAGTAGTAGACGATGCCAGCGACGGGCAGGGCGAGCAGGTAGGCGAAGGCGACGACGCTGAAGACGCACACGGTGGCGACGACGCCGGCTAGGGCGACGAACAGTCGCAGCATCGCGTAGATGATCATTTCGGGTACTCCTGGGGCCGGAACGGTGAAGCGGGACACCCGATATGTCGCCGACCGGGTGTCCGGTGTTACTGGTCGGGCCGCATGCAGATCAGGGGACACGGGCCGCCGGTCTGTTGCTCTTGCTGGGCGATGTGGGCCTGCACCTGCTGCGTGCAGTAGGCGTCGGCAGCGTCGGCGTTGTGCGCCTGCGGCTCCAGGCCGTAGACGTGGCGCATGAACACGTCGTTGATCCCGCAGTGGTACGTCGTGACCGGTGCCTGTCCGGGACGGGTCAGGACGCAGACCGTGTGCTCGCCAGTGATGTTGAGCTTGCAGTCCTCGACGGTGCGCGGGTCAGGCTCGCCCTCGACGGCGGTGCACACGGTGCGGGTGCGGTCGCCTTCGAGGGTCGCTGTGCAGTGCGGCCCGGCCGTGCTCGCCGGAACCTCGCAAGCGGCACCGGCCAGGGCCAGCGCCAGGCAGGCGCCCAGGAGCAGACGCCTACTCATCCGGTGTTCTCCCGCCGCGCGGTCTCCTGCCGGATCAGTGCCCACTTCGCGGGCAGTCGACTGTCCAGGGGACCGACGTCGATACCGACCGCTTCAGCCCGCGCGATCTCCTCAGCGGACAGTTGCGCGGCGGACCACGTGGCAGCGAGCAGGTCTTGCTCCAGTGGCTTGCCGGTGTGGGTGTCGATGCCGTGGGCACGCAGGGTCCGTTTGGCCTGCTGGAGTTCCACGCGAAGCTCGACCCCCTTGCGATGAAGGAAGCGGTTCGTCTGCCCCAACGCGACAACCATGTCCAGAGGGGCTGTGCCGGGAGGGATCGCGTCGGGTCCACCGAGTGCGGCGACCAGCGCGTCGCGGATCTCGTTGATCTCGCGGGCGGCGGCGACCCAGGACTCCCACGGGTGGTCGCTCATTCGATCCAGTCCCCCTCGAAGATGAAGATCCCGCCGTAGACGATGGCGACGGCGATCAGGGCGGCGGCCCAGTAGGCGATGTGGTGGTGGAACAGTGCCACCCCGCCGATGATGGCCAGGGCCAGCAGGATCGCCCCTACCGCCTGGGCGAGCATGTAGGCGATGAGTCCGTCGATGCCGTTCATTCCCACCTCACCCAACGGGGCTGCACGAAATTACAGTCCGTTGCATCGTCAATGTCGACCCAGTTGAGTTCGCTGGTCACGTAGTCGCGGGTGGCCATCCCCGGCCACGTGCCGCCATCGCCGTAGTCGCAGTAGATGACGACCGGCTCGCCACTGTCCGGCGCAATGTCGCCCGGTAACTGCCAGTGGTCGGCGCGCGTATCGCCGTCATCGGCGTCCCACGCTTGCCGAGCGGTGGGGAAGAGTCGGGGCATCAGCCGATCGCAGCTCCCTTGGTAGAGGGCGTATCTGATCTCCCCGTCGGGGAAGAGAACTGCAACACCAGCGCGGCTCACAGCTTCACTTCCGGCATTTCACACACGGTGAACCCTTCGGCGACAACACCCTCGCAGTGCTGGGCGCACACGCCGTCGACGTGTCGACTGCCGAGCCGCATGTAGAAGTAGCCGACGGACGGTTTGGTGCATCCCCGGACGGCGGTGCAGGGGTTGTGCGCGGCGCTGTACTCGCGGTCGACGCGTTCGCAAAGGTCGGCGAGTGCCTGTGCTTGGCGGGCCAGCGCCCGGCGCTCCCCGGGCAGCATGGCGGTCACGACGAGCTGCCGGGCGGTGTCGGTGTCGCCTTCGATGAGAGCGAGCAGGGCGTTGGATTCGGTGTAGTGCGTCGGATCCTCGGTCATCGCATACCCCGCAGGATTTCCAGGGCGAGCAGGGCAACCCCGGCCAGCTCCAGACCACAAACTGCGGCCAGGGATGCGGGCACGGCGGGGACCGGGGTCACGATCAGATAGGCGAGGATGGCGGCACTGGCGGTCCCGCAGTAGGCCAGGAGGTCAACCCCAGCCTGAACGATCTTGCGGTAACGGCGGCGGGGACCGTTGCGGTGACTGGTTTCCCAATCGAGTAGTGGTGTGCTGGAGCCGGGCAAACCCAGTGCGGGCGCGAGGTGTTCGCGGAAGTAGTGACCGATCTCGTCGACTTTGCGATCATTGGCGAGATGCGTCCAGCCGAGAATGAAGCACGCGACCGGAAGCAGTAATAGTGCCGGGTAGTGGGTAGTGGCTTGACCAAGAGCAAAGTACGCGACGGCCGCGAACACCGTGAGAGTGACGTACGGGAGGTTGTCGCGGGCTCGAATACGATCGCGTTGCTCATCTTTCAGAGCTTTGTATTCGGCGAGGTGAATATCGATGGTGCCGGTCATCGGCGTGCCCTCTTTCGGCGAGTGGTGACGGTGAAGATGCGCTTGGACACCCTCCGGTAGCGCAGGAACGCCCACAGGCAGGCGATCAGGAACACCACGGAGGTGGTGGCGGCGGCCGACCCGAACGCCCAGTCGGCGGCGACGACGAGCAGGGCGGGCCAGATCAGGACGTAAATGGTGAGCCAGACGCGCAGGATGCCGGTCAGGGGCACGCTGCCGGGCCGACGGCTCACAGCGACTGTCCCCAAATGCCGCGCCACACGCGGTGGCAGATCTCATCGACGGCCCACCACAGGGAGGGGAACAGCACGAGGACCCAGAAGATGAACACTCCGAACGCGTAGAAGGCGCCCGGTGCGATGGCGTCGTCGAGGGTGTGGCCGTAGTTCTGGTGCAGCACGAGGATGAAGCCGAGCAGCAGGACGAAGTACACGCCGCACTGGAAGGCCAGCCAGGTCAGGGCGACCAGGGCCATGCCGTAGTCGTAGGCGCGCCACGAGGGGTTATCGGGGCCGTTGCACCACTCGTCGTCGCAGAGAGGGCAGTGGTAGTAGGCGTTGGCGGGCAGGTCGAGGTCGGCCAGCGCGGGCGAGCGGTGCTCGGGGCAACACAGGATGGGGGTGTCGGGGTTGCAGCTGGGGCAGGACTGGTAGGTGCCGACGGGGTCGGTGGTGGGGGGTAGGCCGTTGATGAGGCGGCAGTCGGGGCAGTAGTCGGTGGGGATGGCGGTAACGGCCATGACGGGACTTCTCTCACTCAGGGGGACCGGAACGGGTCCAACCATACCAGGTAGCTAAGTGGTGGGCGCTACGGCCGTACGGGTGCCAGTTTGGACATGCTCCACCGCAACGGCAGATAGCTGACGAACAGGAATGTTGCTCCACCGCAGACGATGGTGATCCCGTAGAGGTAGTGCGTACCGAGGATGACGAGCACGCCCCCGGCGATGACCAGTATCGAGAAGAGCGCGGCGCACAGCGCGGCGAAGCTCACGAGTAAGGCGAGCGGTCGCAGGATCATGACGCCTTCCTTCCTGGGATCAGTTCGGCCAGGCGTTGCGCCATGGCGTCCTCCGTGGTGCAGGTGGGGTCGGCGAACGTCGGCGTCCACAGGGTGCGGGCCTCGTCACCGGGGTGCACTCCGGCGACCCACAGGTTGCGGCCCCGCTTGTTCCAGTGGTTCCACGCGGTGCCATAGGCGGCAAGGGGCCCGTGGGCGGCCCAGACGTCGGAGTAGCACTGCCCGTTGTCCTCGAAAATGCCGCACACCGTCCAGGTGCCCAGTTCCCACACGTCTTCCTGCCCGTCATAGACCTCCATGTCGGCGTGAGTGATCAGGAGACTGCGTTCGATGTGGCCGGGGTGGATGGTGGAGACCAGCACATCGGTGTCGGTCTCCCCGTACTCCAGGCCCTCAAGGTCGACTTCCCGCTCTAGGAACTCTTTGGCCACCTTCGGGTCCGGGTCGACCAGTTCCGTCTGGGAGAACCGGGTCTGCCAACCGGAGGGCTCCACGCGGGGGCAGGCCAGCAGAGCGCAGATGCTGATTTCGAGGGCCACGGCGTCACTTCCCGCTGCGGCTACTGCTGGAGCTGCTACCGCTACTGGAGCGGCTTGAGCTGCTAGAGCTGGACGAGCTGGAGCTACTGCGACTGCTGGAGCTACTGGAATTGCTGCCCTTGCTGTAGCTACTGCCGGGACTGGTGTTGCTGCCCCTGCTCGGGGAGGTGACTTTGGTGCTTCCCGTGCTCGGCGTGTTCGAGTTGCGGGCGTTGCCAGCGGGACCGGTCACGGGCACGTTGGAGCCCTTGAAGGCGGTCTTCGGGACGGTCTTGCCGTTGTATGCCTTGCCGGAAGCGGAATGGTAGCCGCTGGTCTTCGGATCGGCGGCGGCTTTCTTTTCATCGGCCGCGTAGGTCTTGTTCACGTGCACGATGGTCGTGTTATAGGTGCGGGCATCGACGCGGGTGATCGGCTGATGTCCCCATCCGTAGCCGGAGTAGCCGGGGTGACGGTTCCACGCCGGACCGATGTACGTCGAGTAGTAGCTGGGGCCGTAGTAGAAGTCGGAGTGGCCCATGGCAGTGCTCCACAGGGCGCCCATGAGGAACCAGTCGGCGTCGGACATGCCCTGTGAGCGGACGGGACGATTCTGAGGGATGGGCTCGTCGCACGCGCGGTAACCAGAGCCGTCGGCTTCGCCGGGCTGGTTGATCCACGGGGTGCACAGGTCCCCGCTGGCGGTGCGGATGGGGTCGGGTCGGATGGTGGACTCGTCGGCGGCGGTGTTCACGGCGTTGTCGCTGCCGCACGCGGATAGAACGGGGATGGCGAGCAGGCAGGCGATTAGCGCCAGCAGGAGCACTCGCACCCATCTAGGGACAGTTTTCATGATCGCTTCTCTCGAGAGTGGACGGAACGCGGGGTCACCAGTCGAAGCAGACGCACACACCGGTCCAGTGTCCGGCCGGGGTGCGGGTCATGTAGTGGCAGTTCTCGTTCGTGTGCGCCTCGATCGCGGCACTGCGCTGCCGGTCCCACTCAGCCTGCCGGTCGGCCTGGGACAGCCGCTTGGGGGCGCCGTTGGCCAACTCGACGCACCGGGGGCAGCCCTCGACGCGGCGAGCCCACGGGGTGGGCGCGTGGTTGTGCGGGGTCTCACCCAGGGCCAGCTTCTCGATGCGGAGCTGATCGCAGCGCGGACATTGGCCTTCGTCGACGTAAGCGCCGAAGGGGAGCAGTTCGTGGTTGTGCTTGAGTTTCGTGACTTTGACCATCGGGGTCTTCTCTCACTCGGGACCGGAACAATGCCGACCGTACCATGCTACGAGTGGACGTGGAAGCGTCCGCGTTGCAGCTCCGTCGTACACACCACGTCAATCCCCGTGATGCGGCCAGTCAACGCGATGGCCATGACGTCGAGCACGTTGTCGTAAGCCACCTCGTCAGTGATCCACAAAAGCAGGCGCGGCGCCCGACGCGACGCGACCCACTCAGCGACGCCGGCATCCCGCAGGTGCTTCTCCCGCCACCGGATAGCGTCGATGGTGTGCTTCAGCATGGTGGGCGCTTCAGCGGTGGCGGCGTGCCAGTTGACGCGTTCGATGCCGACCGGGCACGCGACGGGGTCACCCAGGAACCACAGCAGGACTAGCCCGTCGTCGATCTGGGCGGCCAGTTCAGGTGTGATCTCCCGCAGGACGGGGACGAGGTCGGCGGTCACGACTGGTCACCCTCAGGGGGGCCGGTGACCACGGTGACACTGTGCGCGCCGGGCGGGATGTGCCACTGTCCCGCGTCGGGCGCGGTCTCGGTGACGCTGGCGAAGATCTCGTAGTAGCCGCCCCGGGTGCCGATGACGAAGCTGCCGGCCTCGAAGGTGTTGTAAGCGGTGTGGTTGTCGATGAAGCGCGCGCCGTCGCGGTTCAGTAGGCGCACGAGCAGGCTCAGGTCGGTGATGGGCCAGTCGCAGAAGTAGCTGGACGTGCCCAGGCGACGGTTGATGTGGACGGGGATGGTGCCGGGTTTGGTTATCATTGCGGGGTCCTTTCCGCAGGGAGGGGTCTGCCCGGCCCGCACGGGAGTCGGGCCGGGCAGGGGGTCAGCCGACGGGTGCGCGGTCTTCGATGGCGATCAGTGTTTGGGTCATGCCACCGATGAACCGCAGGGCCAGCTCGTCGTCGAGGCGACCTTGGGCCAGTGCGGTGGCGTAGAGGCCATTCCAGCTGTCGCCCTCGTGGGTGTCTAAGACGTAGAGGTCGTTCAGTCGGCGGCCGATGACGGCGATGTTGTGGGGGATGGCGGTATTCGCCATGGTGTCTCCTCAGTAGAGCGGTACCGGAACAATACCGACCCTACCAGTTTTCACCAGCTACGCAACTCGCGACACACCCTGAGAAACTCCACCTGCCCCAGCGGCGTCAACCCCACCCGCACCGGCACATTCCGGACGAACGCCCGCCACGACGGCTGATCCTCCCGAACCAGACCCCGGCGGATCGCCTCGCGCATCAACGGCATCCGCAGCGCCAACTCCATGGGCGGGTTACGCGATGCCATCTCCAGGGTGTTGCGCAGCTCGTAACGTTCCCTTTGCTCGGTTGCCGGGTCCGTCGGGCGCGGACCCCACGGCTGGTCGTAGAACTCTCGGAACGCCGCACGGGCCTGCTCAGCGGTGATCGCGCCCGCGTCGATCGCCTGCTGCTCAGCGACCGACACGCTCGGCCCAGGCTCCGGCGGGTCAGACGCCCACACGAACCCCTGGGACTCCCACCGTTCCGAGAATGTCCCCCGCGACGCCGCCCACGCAGTCCGGTCAGGGCTTACCCCAATGAACGTCGGATCAGTGTCGGGGCGCGAATCCTGCACGGCAGCCCAGTCCAAAGCTTCCTGGGTGAGCGTGGGGGCAGTGATGAACTCCACGGGCACCTCGAAGGCTCCGGCGAGCAGTTCGGCCGTCTGTTGACGACGACGCGCCAGCTCGGCCGCCGTGTTCTCTGGATCAGTGACGGCCTGCTCACTGGCAATCGCCTGCCGGCAGTCCGGGCACGGGTTCTCGTCAGAACAGGTGCCGCCGGCCGCGCGAGCGTAGGTGACCCCGCCCGAGAGATACCCGCTCACCGCGTCGGCGACGGGTGACCGTCCCCGATTCATCATCGCCATGGCCCGCAGGTACACCCCGAATTGCCCCTGCGTGACGCGGAACGCGTCATTGACCTGGCCACGAGACTGCGGCGGCTGGTACTCCCACGAGTGGCCACAAGCGGTGCACCGGTACACCTGCCCCGGCATGCCCGACTCCTCCGGCTCGCCGGCCGCATCGCAGCACGGGGGGCAGCGCAGGTCGGGGCGGACTGTCTCACCGGGGCGGGCCTGGCGGACCATGCTGGGGGCCATGTCGCTGTTGCCGAGCCCGATGTTGGGGTCCCGGTAGTAGCCGACTGATGATGCCCGCCTCAGGCCCGCTTCCTCCGGTGCGGACAGTCGCGTTGAAGGGGCGAGGATTTCCCGCGCGCCCGCCGCGTCGTGCGACGAGAACGCCGGGGGCAAGGTTTGGGCCAGTGTCCAGGCCGCTGCCCACCCGTCTTCCCCCGTGGTAGCGGCCATGCGTTGCGCGGCGGCCATCGCGGTGGGGTCGGTGAGGTAGGTGGCGTGGAAGTCGCGGCGCGACGGCGCAGTGGCGACCTCGTCGATCCACGCCTTGTCGATCAGTGGCCCGGTCACCCGTCACTCCCTTGACATTCCCCGCCGCACCCCGGACGGGGACAGCCCGGTGCGTGCTCCTCGGCGGCGCGCATGCAGCTCCAGCAGGTTCCTCCGCAGTCCGTGGAATCCCGATCATCGGGGGTGTTCAGGGCCCGGCGGCAAATGTCGCACGCCGGGCACACGTCGGCGGCGACCGCGAAAGCCCACGATCCGTCCGGTGGTTCGGCCAGCGCCACCGTGGCGATCAGTTCATCAACGGTCGCGTCGCTGGCGAGCGTGCCTTCCAGAGTGTGCCGAACGTGCGGAGGGCCGGAGACGACGAACAGCCCGTAGCGGAGCGGTCCGATGCACCATTCTCCGAGCGCGGCACCGGGGAAGCGTCCGGCGATGTCCTCCAGTCGAGCGTGCAGGGTCACGCGCATCGCCCGGTCAGCGACCACGGTCAGGGGGGCGACGCAGGACACCACAGGACGCGGTTGTTCGGTCATTGCGCCTTGACCCGTCCTTTCAGTTCGGTCTTGCACAGCCGGTCGAGGCGCCGCGCGGCAGCGGCCAGTCCTTCGATCTGGGTGCCACTGAGTCGGTGGAGGTAATCCTTCGCGTCGTCGAGGTCATCAGCGCGCATCACCTCGGGGAGCAGGTGCAGCGCGTTTTCCGCGTCGGGGACGTCGACTTCGATGTCATCGTTGATGCGGTCGATCGCCTCGGTCAGTTCAGAGTCGGGTACGAGTGTGTTGCACACCCAATCCAGGGCGGTGAACGCGGTGCGGTCGCACTCACCGCCGTCGCGCAGGATCATGCGCTCCAGTTCGTCGTGCATGGCCCGGATCTGCGGTTCAGACCTCATCGCGGTACCCGCGCAGCTCGCGCCATCCAGTGAAATCTTCATGTGAGAGCGGCCCATCGTCGGCGGTGTACCAGCCGTACCCGGTCGTAGTGCCGGCGTGAACCCAGTGCGCGCGCTCCGGCTCGTCGAGGGGACCAGCGTTAGCCCACCGCACCATGATCTCGGTGCCATCAGTGGGTGCCTCGTTCATCGGCCGCCACGTCGCGTGCTCCCCGTCCGGATCGAACGGTTCGACGGGCGTGGGTAGTTCGTCGTCGCGCAGCTCGCGCCACCCGTCGAAACCGACCTCGGCGCTCTCGTCGTCGAGCGGCCCATCACGGTCCATGAGATACCAACCTCCGGAGCGCGCCCAATAGATGCGCTCCGGCTCGTCGAGGGGTCTGGCGTTTTCCCAGCGAGCGGCGATCACAGTGCCGTCGTGCGGGGCCTCTTCCATCGGCCGCCACGTCAGCGGGGACTCCGCTACCGGTGTCGTCCAGTACGCCAGTGCCTGTACGAGCGGCTGATCTTCGATCCATTCAGCGGCTGAGGTTTCCCACTGCTGGTCACACGCGGCCTCGAACGCATCGCAGGCAGCGTCCCCGGACGGCTGGGGCCCAGAAGTCATGGCCCAGTCGGCGCGCATCTTGTAGCGGGGCGCGTTGCGGCGCAGGAAGGCGAGCAGGGCCAGTCGGTGATCGTGGGTCATGTCCTCTAGGCGGATCGCCTCGGTGGAGGTGAACTTGTCCACGGGGTCGCGTTCGGTGCGCATGCGCCACCAGATGCCCTGATTGAGCAACTGAGTAGCGCCGACGCGCTCCGGCGGGGGCGGGCACTCGCCGTCGTCGTAGCCGAGATCCTGCGGGTCGTAGGAGAACTGGTGAGCCCGCCACGCCCAGGACCGCGCGGCTTCCCAGGCTGTCCGTTCGGCGGTCTCCTCGTCGGATTCGGGTACGAACGGACCGGTGAGAACGAGCCGGTGGCCGTAGCTGTCGTCCTCCAGTGGGTGCTGGTCGGTGTTGGGGTAGTCCTTGCGGGTCACCGACCAATCGGCGGTGGCAGCGTCAAGAGCAGCGCGTAAGTCCGCATCGCGCGGGGCGCATTCGGCATCGACGAGTTGTACCGCCAGTGCGGCGGTCAGGGTGTCGAGTAGTTCGTCGCGGGACTCGTTTTTCATGACGTGGCCTTCCTGGCATGCAGTGCGGCGGTGATGGCGGCGTGCATCCGGCTGTAGCTGCCCCCGCCTGCGGCCTTTTTTTCGGCGCTGGCTTTGGTTGCGGCCACGACCATGGCTTCGGTGACTTCAGGGTCTGCGGCAGAGGGCCACGACTGACCGCACGTGGGGCAGGATCCGTAAACGGTGCGATTCATGATTCGGCCCTCTGGGCGCGCAGCGCGGCGGCGAGAGCGGCGCGCATCAGGTGCCCAGGGGATTGCCGCTGGATTTCGAGTTCATTGACAATCCAGGGGGGCAACTCCGCGTTGGCGGCGTCAATCATGGCCTTAGTGACCTCAGGCTCCAGCTCGCCCGACGGAAAAAAGTGCCCGTCGTAGGTGTAGCGCCCGACGCGACGCAGCGCCCGGCGGGCGAGGGTAAGGACGTCGTCGGTGGATGGGTCGGCGATCTCGACGACGGGACTGCGACCGGCCAGGCGCATGGCGAGCACGGTGCCGGCGGGCCAGTCACGGTCGGCTGCGAGACCGTCAACGGTGGGGCCGACGGCGAGGTGCAGTGCCCGCGCGGTGCAGTGGCTGAGGTTCAGGATGGTCAGTCGTTCCGCCGCTGCCGTCGCGCTGGTCGCCCAGACGAACAGACGGCCCTGGCGGATGTGACTGTGTTCGTCCAGGGCGGCGATGACGTCGGCCGGCAGGAACGTGTCACTGGAGTTGCGGTAGGTGTAGACCTTCAGGCGGCTCATTTGATCGGTTCCATTCTCGCGAATAGTCGGCATGCGATAACAGCGATCAGCACCGTCACCACCCACGCCCCCCAGAGGAGGGCGAGGAGGGCGACGGGCATGGCCAGGGCGAGCAGGGCCACGGCGAACCAGTTCACCGAATGACCTCAACGCCGGCCTGGCGGGCGAGTCCGGCGAGCATCGTTTCGGCAACCGAGACGATGACGTCGAACGCCCCGGCGAGCAGGGTGTAGCCGACTTGGCCGTCGCCGTCTTCGGTTCGGATCAGCCACCCGAAACCGTCTCGGGAGACCAGCACACGGCCCCGGTAGCCGTCGACGTAGAGGCGCAGGATGCCGTCGGCGGCGTGGCTGTCGAAGTACATCTGGCCGGGTTGCACCAGCCACAGGGCGTCGTCGGTGCGCAGGGTGGTGCTCATGCCCGCTTCGCCCGGCCGATCTTCCACTGGAGGTAGTGGACCCGGTCGAGGGTCGCTTGTGCGCGCTCGTCGTTGCCCGCGTTGACCTGGACTTTCCAGAGGGTGCTCAGTGCGCGCACCTCAGTCTCGGGGGACATCTCGGGCTGATTGCTCATGACCGGTACTCCCCGGCTTCGTAGGCGGCCTGGTCGGCGGTTTGGTTCACGATGCGCCTGAGGTCTTCGGACATGCGCGGGTCTTTGGCGACCTCGGCCGCGTGAGCGCGCAGAGTGTCGGCGGATGCGGCGTCGGGGGACTGGCGGCCGAGCATCACGACCTCCCCCGTCCACTGCGGTAGCGGCGGACGGCCCGGCGAAGACCTTGCAGTGAGATGAGGAACGCGATCGACACCACCATCGCGATGAAGATGTGATGGGTGGCGACGGAGAGCACCACGAGGATCGCCGCCTCCGCAACAACGATTGCGGTGAGCGCGATGCTGCCGAGCGAAGGAGGGGGCGCGTTCCGCCATTCCCGCAGTAACCTGCCCATGGCTCAGAACCCCCACTCGGCCAGTGAGGCGGCAATGTTGGCGGCCTTGACGGTGCCGCGACCGCGCCGGGTGATGCCGTGGGCACCAGCGGCGTTGCTGCGACGGCGCATCTGGACTTCGACGACGTGGGAGTGGGTCGCGGACTGGCGGAATGAGGCGTTGCGAACTGGGGCGGACATGACGGATGTACTCCTAGAATCGGATCGGGTTACCGGAACAAGACCGACCCTACCAGATGTACCGCGCGGTGCACAAGCCGGCGCCCCAAACCGCCCGCTAGGGTGACCCGATGGCCGATGAGTGGAACTTCGAGGTGATCGTGGACCCGCAGTGCCCCCCTGACGTGGCCTACATCGTGCCCAGGGGAACGGCGGTGCCCACGCAGACCTACGGATGCGGGTGCCCGATCGCTCCACCGGGCTACCAGCCGCGCGCCACGATCACGATCAGCGTGCCCACTGACGAAACCGGACCCACCCGAAACGATCTCGGATGGGTCCGGTGAGGCACCGCAGGTCGATGGCCTACCAGTTGTGCCAGTACCAGTGGTGCCGGCGCCAGTCGTAATCCCAGCGTCCACCGCGACGGCGCCGCTCTTCCTGCCCGCGTCGCTCGCGCTCACGGTCACCATCGTTGTCCTTGCCACCACCTGGGGCGGCTAGCGTGAAAATGCTCGAAACCTGCATCGCAACTCCTCGCGTTGATCAGTCGACTGGTACATCGGTACATCGGCATCCGGGGGGGATTTGTTACCGCTGGGTGTTAACTCCCAGGCAACGTTCAGGCTGCGGCGGTGAGCAGTTTGGCGTTGCGACTGCCGAGCACGTAGGCCATGGCGGTGAGCAAGGCCGAGATCAGCAGGGACGCGACGCCGTCCCACAGTGCCGTCCCGGTGACCAGCAAGCCCACGGCGACACCGGTCCCGGCCAGGAAGCAGCCGATGATGTCGGCGGTGTCCTCAAAGAACAGGGTCAGGACCGCGACGTTGGGGCAGGTCCGCAGGTAGACCCGCCACGGGGTGTCGCCCCGTTGGGCGTCCAGCGTGCGGTAGGCGGTGCGCCACGACACGGACTCCATGGCGGCCGACCCGGCGAGCACGATCAGGCTGACCCAGCCCAGTGAGTCGGCGACTTCGGTACCGACCAGGGACCGGATGCCCTCATAGGCGGCCCAGACGGCGCCGGACAGGAACAGGTTCACACAAGCCAGCAGGCCCCAGAAGTAGGAACCCTTGCTCCAGGTGCGGGAGTGCCGTGCCCCGGTGAGTAGGAAGACCTCCGAGAGCATGTCTACGGCGGAGTGGGCGGCTTCGGCGAGCATCGACGCGGACCCGGTGAGGACACCGAGGGTGAGTTTCGCGCCCGCGATGACGGCGTTGATGGCGAACCCCACGAGCAGGGTGGTAACGGATTCGGTGTCGTCCGGGGTGGCGAGCGCGACGGTCATCGGGGGATTCCTTCGGAGAGTGGTGCGGGGGTTAATGCCGGAACACTTCTTATGTCGCTGCGCAGGATTGATTTGTTACAGCGAAACGCCCCAGGGTTGGCCGGGATTGGTCAGCCCTGGGGCGTGTGGTGGATCAGATGCGATTTTGTGCGTCGGCCACGGCCCGCCAGTAGGCGGCGAGGCAGATGTTTTGAGCGCGGAGCTTGCAGCTGGGTGCGGTTGCCATTTCCGAGCCGTACATCGAGATCAGGAACTGAACGGTGGGGGCGGAGAACGCGGTGACGCGGTGGCCGAAGGTGCCGTGCTCACCGTTGGGCCGGCGGGGGCCGAAGACCAGCGAGCGGGCCCGGATCGGGGCGTTCATCGGGCGACCGTGACGAATGGTGTCATGGCCAGCTCAGTGCCGTCGTCGTACTTCATGGCGTCCCAGCGGGGTGCGGCGTTGGCGAGCTTGCGGCGCACAGCCATCAGGGAGCGGTAGGTGGAATCGATACCGCGTGAACACATTGCCCGCTCAACGGCGGCGAGCGCTTGGACGGGGGAGCCCTCGAAGACGGCGTAGGTGCTGCCGAGGTTCTTGCAGATCATGGTGGTGTCGAGGGCGGAGATGTTCATGTCGGTGAGCTTGCGGACGCGGGTGATCATTTCGGGCGGTTTCCCTTCGGGGCGGTGAGTGTGACACTCGGTCTATCGACCGGAACACTCCAGACGTTACCACATTCCCGGGAGAGTCGGTTCACCTTTGGCCGATCCTCTACCCGACGCTCACTCGGCGACCTTCACGATCTTGCGTAGATGCTCGGGGATCAACTCGCCGGGCGAGCCGAAGTAGGCGCGGGCATCGGCCTCGACATCGGCCAGAGTGTTGTCAACGCCGTACTCAGCAGCCCACGCGGCGACGTCGACCTCCACTGTGAGCGGGATGCGGATCTTGACGTAGTCGACCTGCACCCAACATTTTTGATCCGCCGTGGCGGGCACTCGTACGGTGCCGCCGCTGTCGTGGGCGACGACAACCATGTCGGAGTGAGCGATACCAGTAGCGACGTGCCAGGTTTGGCCATCGTCGAGACTGAAGGGGTCACCGTCATGAAGTTCTTCGACGGTGCGTTCGACGTAGCGGCGATTGGCTTTGGGCTGAATGCTGGGCATTGGTCTTGTCTCTTTCAATCGGGCCGGAACAGTGGTTTGGGGTGCCCCTGCCGGGCGTAACCGGCAGAGGCATCAATCTGGGAGGTACTGCTACGGGCGCCCGGCGGCGTCGGCGTTGTCGTTCTGGTCGGCGAGGTAATCGCCGTAGTCGGCGCCCTCGTCGTTTCCCTGGGCGCGCTCATTGTCGGCGGAGGCGCGCCACGCGGCGCCCCACTGGGCGTGTGTAGGTGATGGCATATCGGTCTCTCTTTCGGTCGGGTCCGGAACGTCGGCGGGGTGCTACAGGATTTTGTTCAGTAGCTCAGTGGAGATGCTGCCGGTGTTGATGACGTCGTTGAGTTCGGCTTGGGTCATGCCGGGAATGTCGCTGGGGTCTTTCGCCAGAGCACTGGCGCGCCGGTCGGCGGCGCATGCGGTGAGGTGCCGTTCGGTCAGCTCAGGCTGGGAATTGCGTCCAAACATTGGTCCTCCTGATTGGCGGGTAGAGTGCCCCCGCCGGCTCTCACCCCGGCGGGGGACTTCTGACGGCGTGTGTCTTGGCTGCCTCCCTTCTGCCCGCTTCTTAGGCGGGCTACGCGGCGTCCCTTCCGGGCACCGGGTCGCATCGGACAGGGTCTTAGAGCCGGCCCGCGCAGATCGGTCCGATGCCGTTCGCGATCGACTCCGGGTTGGTCAGGGTGCGGTTGCACACCCCACACACCCCGATCTCGCGGCCGTAGGTCTTGCTGGCCTCCAGGACACCCACTGCGGTGATCTTGGCGAGGATGGCTGCGGCGGCCGAACGGTTCAGGCGTTGCTCGTCGTCGGAGACCTGAAGGAACACCAAGGTGGCGCGGTTGCCTTTCCACACGCGGTAGAAGGCGTAGTGCCCGGCGTCAGTGGCGACCGCGTAGCGGCCGGTGGGGACTTCGGGCTTGCGTGCGTCGATAGCTTCGAGCAGGCGCAGCAGGTCGCGGAGCGTGGTCGAAGCAAACCGCTCACTGAACTGCCCATCAGTCCACAGCTGGTTGTATCCGGTGCGAAAGTCGGCAGTGTTCACGCCCCGCGTGTCGAGCTGGCTCAGGAGACGCTGAATGTCGGCGGCCTGGCGGGCTCCGGTGTTGCGGGTGGCGGTTGCGGTGGTCACGGGGTGCTCCCTGGCGTTGTGCGGACGTTGTAACCGGAACATCGCCCAGCCTACCAGGTTTGTTACAAGTCGCAATGCTCGCATCGAACTCGACGCGGCGCCGGCAACACATCAGCCCCCGAACGGAACTGCGTACCACCCCGCGACCGCTTAAAGCCATCGGAGTGCGGCCCGTAGCGCACCGTGCGGTTCACCTCATGCCCGCACTCCAGCACCAGAGTCCAACGCCGCGACCGCCGCGCGGTGTCCGACCCCAACATGCCACCCCGGCCCGAATAGGGGCCAGACGACAGCGTCACCGCCCGCCACGGCCTACCCGCAGGGCGCGGCACCGCACCCAGTCGATCCACCAACTCTTGGACCTCCTCCGTCATCCACCAGGAGGGCAACAACCGCCACACCCCCGACGTGTCCCCCTCGGCGAGCACCGCAGCCGATCGGAACGCGCCAGCCTCAGCGAGCAGGGTGTCGCGTTGCTCGCGCAGGGAACGGTTGTCCGTGTCCTCCGGAATCGACGACGCGTACTCCATCCGGCCATCAGCGATGAGGCGCAACAACCGGGGCAGTCCTGGACTGGTCATGCGCCCGGCTCCACCCATCGTGTGCCGCACCCTGGGCACGTCCGCACCCACCGCAGCCCCCCCGGTGCCAGCTCAGCGAACAGGGCCCCGAAATAGCCGCACGCTGAGCACATCTTGATCGGATCCAGGATCGGCATGTCCAAGGTGCGGTGCTCGTACTGCGCCTCCAGCACCATCTTCAGATCCTTTGTCCGCAGCCACAGCTCACGGTTCTCCGGCCACTGCCGTTGATGCTCGGGCACCCGCAGGTAGTCCTGCTGCACCCGGTCCAGGGCGTCAATCGTCGACTGGATGTCGCGCTTCCATCGCTGATAATCCCGATCCGGCACCCAGGAGGTGTCCCAGCGCCACGAGATCACCGTCGCGGCGGTCACGGCCAACGCGGTCGCGGCAGCCTGGATCTCCAGGCCCGCGCAGGACGCAATCACAGACACCACGCCCACCGCTGCCGCCAAGACGAGCCGTGATCGCGTCAGCGTCGTCACAGCGGAGTCCGCATGCGGATCGCCAACTCGTGCAACGGAACCGGGAACTCCGCGCCGTACTTCACGATGGTCTCGGCGCCGGTCATCTCGAACTCGGCCTCACCGTCGTCGCAGCGTTGCAACACCAGTTCCCGCAACTGGTCGCGGGTCGCGTCCGGCGGCGCGTCCAAGGTCACTGTGACCTCATTGAGCTGGCTCACCGTCACCACGTAGCGCATGGCCTTAGCCGACCGGTGCCAGCAGTGCCCCGGCCAGCAGCATCACGGCCGCCGGCTCGGCCAGGTACGGCGCCAGGCTGCTGCCACCGACCTTGCCGACGCCGGCCAGCACCCACCGCAACTGGGGACTGGGGGCGAGCTTGCGGGCCAGCTGGGGCGTCATCCCGCCGCACGGGCGCGGGCCGGTGTCGGGCTGGCGGGCCAGGCGACGCAGCTCCACGGTGCGATCAACCTGCTGGCCGGTCAGCACCGTGTCGCGCTTGATCTGAACAATGTTGCGTCCCCTATCGAGCAGGATCCACACGGCGGCGCGGATCTCGGCTTCGCTCGGTTCGCAATGGGGGTCCTGCCCCCACATGATCCGGGCGCACACCACCCAGTCGGGATGGGTCTCCCGGTCATTGTCGGTCTTACGTGCAGCGGTCATAGCGTTCTCCCTCAGTTGAGCGGACCGGAACGGGTCAGCGGCGAAACAGTCCAGCGATGGCGAAAAACAGGGCGATCACAGCCCAGGGGGCGCAGATCGCACCCAGCAGGATCCAGAAGTCCGGGTCGGCGGGGGTCACGGTCGGGCCTGCGCCGCGACGAGTGCCAGGTGCCAGTGGGTGGCTTCCCACTGGGTTTGTGGGTCACCGTCGCGGGCGGTGGCGACGAACTGGGCGCCCGTGCGGGGCTTGATCGGTCGGGTGCCGTTGTGGGCGTTGCCGTGGGTGCCGCTCGTGACGCTGATCTGCCGCGTGTCAGCGTCGTCGCGGGCAGCGTCGAGACTGAGCGCACCACCAACCCGCCACCACGCGCCTTCGATGTAGGACCACACGAGGAACGGATCCGTGCGCGGCCACCCGGTGGGCAGTTTGCGGGGTGCGGCGCTGCCCGGCCCACCTCTAGGCATCAGGATCGTCGATCCGGTGGTCGGTATCGCCGTGGAAGGGGCAGGCCCGATCGAAGGTGTTGTCGGGACACGTACAGGCGGGACGTCTGGCAGGCACCCCTTCCCGGTCGGCGCTAGTAGTGACCAGGTGTACGACGGCGGTCACGTCGTAGTGCTCGTCGACGGTGACGTGGTGCGGGTCGTCGTGGGCGGTGCGGGAGCATTGGACGGAGCCGTGCTCGGGGTGGGGTAGTTCGCTGGGGCAGCGTTCGTCGTTTCCGACGGGCTGGCGGATGCCGATGCACCAGTCGCCGACCTTGAGCTGGCCGTAGAGCTTTTCGCAAGACTGCCCATGGAGGGCGAGGGCTTCCTGTAGGCGCGCGATGAGGGCGTTGACCTGGGTGCGCCCCTGGGGGGTGCTCGGATCGAAGCTGATCATGGCAGCGTCGCCCTTGATCTCGATCTCGTCGTGCTCTTCGTCGGCGTACTGGTGGACGTAGACGTGCAGTTCGTCGCCGTTGGACTCTTGGAGGACGTCGCCTACCTGGATGCGGGTCATGGGGTGCTCGTTTCACTCGGGAACAGGACCGGAACAGAGCCCTACCCTACCACCCAAACCGGCTACCGCGTCAATCAGACGCGCCGCGAAGCCACCGTCACCATGCTGGAGCGGTCCGACAGCCGGTAGAAGTCACACGGCGGCTCGGTGCACACCAAAGCGTCCACCGCTCGCGCCAACACCAGCGACCCGTCCACCACCAGGGGTGGATCGGTCGGCGGGGCCAGCATTTTCGTGCACAAATCGAGCGTGCCGACCTTGCCGCACTCGGGACAGGGCAGCACCCGTAGTTGCGCGTGACCGTTCATAGGGTGCCGACGGTAGCCCTACACCCCAGCATGCGCGCGCCGAATGAGTCACCCCACGCACGCCGATACCAGCCAGATCAACCCCAGCAAGGTGGCCACGGCCAGGACGTTGATGTGCATGACAGCCAACAGCTGCGCCACAGTGCCGTCGATCCAGTCAATGAGATCCAACAGAGATCGACCAGCGTTGGGGTTCACTGCGGGGTCCACTGGTAGACCCGCGCCCGGCCGTAGCCCAGGCGGGTGTCCTCGAAGGTCTCCGTGCGCGCGTAAATGCCGGTGCCCGGCGGGTAGCCGGTGCGTTTCGTGCTCTCCTGCGGCAGCGCTTCGTACTGGTCCTGCCACAGCGTGTTGGCATCCCAGTAGCCGCCGCGCAGGACAACCAGGCCGCCGTGACGCGCGTTCAGGGCCAGGCGCTCCGCGCGTTCCTTATCGCTCGCGGGCGGCTTCGACGAGTCCGCCATCAGAAGCCCGCTTTGCTGAGCATGATCCAGGCCGCCACCGCCAGGGCGAGCCCCACGAGGTAGACGAACTCGGGCGTCTCGTTCGTGCTGACCTGACTGATAATGGCCAGCGCCGCCAGCAGTACGAGGGTGAGTAGCGCGCCGATTCCGGCCAGCAAGGTGATAGTCACGAGCCCCCCAGGCCCAGTTCGAGGCGCAACGGTTGCGCATAACGCCACAGGGCCCGCTGGACGACAATGGAGCGGGCCACGTCGGGGGCAGCGCGGTGACGGAAGGTGGCCCAGTCGGTGACGTCACCGGGGTACATGCACGCCGGGGGGCGGCCGGTCTCGATGGTGTCGATGCCGTCGCCGTAGGTCGCGATCGCCCACTTGATCATTTTGTCTTCGCTGTTGTTGCCCAACAGCGCCGTCTGTGTGATCGAAGTGTCCACGGGACGGTAGTGCGTTGGCTGGCGCGTGCCCTTCACCGGCAGCACCCCAGGGCAGTGCGCCTCCAGGACGCGGTAGTCGAAGCGCGCCGCGCCGGCCCCCGTGATGTGCACGTACTCATCGGGCAGGCTGTGGGAGATCACGTCGTCGAGGAGGAGTCGTTGAAGCTCCGCGCCGTTGGTGAGAACCAGCTCACGCGGGCAGGCGAGCCAGTCATCGAACAGACCCGACTCAACGGCCATGTCCAGGGCTACCTGATCGGTGTCGTTGACCGCGCTGGCCGTCCACACGGCCTCTGTGGTGGCTGACCGCGCCTGGGGCAGCATCAGCGTGACACCGGGGGCGGCGAAGGCGCAGTACCGCGACCGCAGTGGGGTGCGTTGGGCACCGCTGATGTCGCACATCGCCCAGGCGACCTCAAGGTAGGTGGCGTAGGAGTCGAGACTGGTGCACTCGAAATCGATAGCTAACAGTGCGGTCATTCAGACTCCCCGTCGCAGTGCGTAGGCCAGCGCGGTGGCGTGCTCGGCGGGGAGCACGATGGCCGGCATGCCCGGATGGCACAGGGTGATCAGCCAGTTGGCGCCAGCCCGCACGAAGATCATCTGGCAGCGGTCGCCGTTGTCATACGTGGTCTCCACCACGATCCGATCACCGTTCTCGCTGATCGTGACCGGATCGGTCCACCGCTGCGGACTACTCACAGTTTCTCCTGCCTATCGAGGTAACGATTGATGTAAGCGAGATCGAAACTGAACGAGGCAATGATCACGCTGGCCGCCGCCCCTGTGATCCAGTCACCGCCAACGAAGTAAGAGGCGGCCATCGCGGAACCAACCGCCAGGAGAATCGCGTAGACCGGCCGACCCCTACGAGCACAGTTGGCGCAGTGCAGCCCATTGCGCCACAGCTTGTAGGAGCCCCCGATGTTGAGCCCGGCACACGCCACCATGATCGCCACCTTGATTACCAGGTCGGCGGTCACAGCGGCACCGCCCGGTGCAGGTAGTAGGTGCGCAGTGCCGCGCACGTGACCATCAGCAGGCACACGAACGCGAACACCACGCCCAGCCACCACCGGTAGTAGAAGCCGGCCACGAAACCGAGCACGAGCACGCCGCCGGCAGCGAACAGGTCATCGCCGCGATCCCGGCGCATCACCTCCGGCGTGACCGCACCGAAGCGGGCCAGCCTGTAGAACTGGTGCGCCCAATAGACGAACAGGCCACCGAGCACGATCAGCATCAGGAAAGCGATCACGCCGCATCATCCTTACGGGGGGCGGGCCGGGTGAACGGAATAGGCGGCGCCACGGGCACGTCAATGCGCGGCATGGGTCGGGTGGCCTCCCAGTAGGCGTTGCCGGCCGTGACGTCTTCCTTCGTGGGCTCGTCAGGGTTAGGTGCCCACATGATCCGATTCGGCGGGTTCTGGATGTGCCCGATCACGGCCACGACCGCCCAAGCGGCGTAGACGACAGCGACAGTCCCGCCGGCCCAGTAGAGCAGCCACGGGGGCGCGTCGCCGAGCATGAAGCTGCCCACCCCGCCGGTCTTGGCGTAGATCGAACCGAGCACACCGAGCACGACCACGACAGCGAAGATGCCCCAGGCACCACCGCGAGTGTCCTTCACGAGCAACCCACTTCCTGCGCCACCAAGACATCGGGGTGTGGCGCGTATCCCAGGACCGGCGCCCGGCGGGCGTCGAGGTAGTCGACGAGGCACGCGCACGCGTCAACCTGAGTGCGCACCCGGCCCCTGCCGGTCAGTGCGTCAGGGACACGGTCGACGGCAGCGCCGTCACGCTCACGACCGGGGCGCCCATCGCCCCGGAACGCATTGGAGGTGGTCTCCCAGTTCCACTGGGATTTCACTTTCACGACCACACCCAGGGTGCGGCGGTTGTCGGCGCGACGCACCCAGTAGCCGCCCCCGTCCCTAGCGCACAGGACGAGGTCGCGGCCGCCGGCATCCATGCAGCGGCTCACTTGAAGACCTCCCCGATGATGATGCCGGCATCGAAGGCGCAGAACAGCACGGCCACCGTGATGAACCCATCGGCGATCGCCGCCCACACTGGGGACAGCGCAATGGAGGTGATGACGGTCAGAGCGCCCAGTAGTGACGCGGCCACCACGTAGCGGTGCGCCCGGCGCAGCTCGTGTTCGCGGTTGCGGCGCTGCGACTCTGATGGGCCGATCACTGGTCGGCGTCCAGGGTCGCCGTGAGCTGCGCTGCGGCTTGCAGCCAGGCATGGTCAGTGTTGGTGCGACCGCATCCCTCATCGGCGGTGGCACGTGACCAGCGCGACGCGAGCTGGCGCAGCTCCAGGCGCAGGCTGCGTTCGCGGACCAGCGCCTCAGACAGCCGGCCTTCGACGTAGGCGACCTCGCGGCGGTAGTCCTTGAGTAGGCCGCGCTGCGACTCCACCATGTTGATCACTTCGGTCATGTCGTCGACATGATCGGTGAGCATCTTCTGCCACTGCGCCGTGGTGGGCAGGCCGGTCAGGTCGGGTGTCTCAGCCATGGGCCACCGCCCCGGAGTAGCGCAGCTCTTCGCGGGGGATGAGCAGGGCGCCCAGGGTGCCGTCTCCGGCGATGCGCTCAGTGGGGACGACGCGAGCGAGGATGTCGTCATCGTCGACGATGGCGTCGAGGTACATGCCGGTGCGCGTGTGACCCTGACTGGGGTCGATCCAGGAGACTTCGACACCGCAGGTGAAGCGGTCGGCGATGATGGCTCGTAGTCGGGGGGCGCCGTCGTCGTCGGTGCGGTCGAGGTATTGGGCGAGGTCTTCGAGCTGGCCCAGGATGGCGGCCATGCGTGGTTCGAGCATTGGTGTCTCCCTAGCGGTCGGTCGGAACGTGACCGAGCCTACCACACCACTGCCAGCTACGAACCCTCCCGCGCGCTCGGGAACCGCACCGTCGGATCCACCAGATGCGGGTTCACCGCCATCGGATCGAAGTACGCAGCCGGCGGAGCCATGTTGCCGAAATTCACCGTCGGGGCCTGCGGCGTCCCAGCCGAGCCCGGCGACGTCGCAACCGAGCCCGGCGACGTCGGACCCACCGTCGGCTCGGGAACGTCATCGGCGCCCGCCGCGAACGGTGGCATGCCCAGCCAGTCCACCACCGACGGTCGCGATGCCGCGTAGGACTCCGCCAGCGTGGCGAGCACCATCGGCAGCACGGTGACCGCCAGACCCAGGATCAGGCTGGACAACTCCCAACGCCACCCCGCGCCCCAAATCCACTCCAGCACCATCGCTGTGGCCGTAGTGACCGCCATGAACGCGGTCCACAGCGCGGCCCGGTCCGCCATGCCATTCGTAGCCAAAGGTCCAGTCATCAAATAACCCCCGTCATCAACAAGCCCAGGAACACGGGCGCGCCGATCAGCAACACCCAGTAGATCGTGTTCGTGATGCGATACCACATCACCGGCTCACCCCGTTCTCGCGTCGCAGCACCAGCTCGCGCCCCGGTGAGTGATACGAGCACCCGTAGGCGAACCGCAAGGCCCGCCACTGCGCCAGGATCACCCAGTCCACCACCAGGTCGCGCCGGCACCACTGGTAGGAATCGCACGCCGCATACCAGCGGGCAGTGTCCAGGGCCTCCTCCGCGCGCTGGTAGTCGCGCATCGCCGAATACCAGCGGGCACCGAGCGCGAAAGCGTCCAGGAACGCCACAATGGTCGCGTCGTGACGTGACCGCAGCTCCGACGGGCCGCTGAAATCAGCCATCACGACGCACCGCCACGACGGTGACGCCGACGAACGTGGCAAACACCCACAGGGCCACGTACCGCTCCCAGGTGGCCCGCCTGGGAGCGACCGTGACTGCCTGCCCACAGTGGCAGCACTGGCGCGAGCACGCGCACGAGCTGATCACGACCACCACCACCGGGGTAGCCGGCCAGCGTGGAGATACCAGCGGGCCGCGCGCTTGGAAAACTCGTAACCGCCGTAGATCAGCACCAGGCGCACGACCAGCCACGGCCACGGCCACACCGGTAGGACAACCGCCAAACCAATGACCGTCGCGTACACCGCAGCGATCGCGGCGAGCAACACCCAGGACGATCGATCCCGGCTCACGAGCCCGGCTCCCGTCGACCCGCCACCGGCTTGGGGTGCCGGCGGTGCCACACACCGAGAACCCAGTCGGCGACGTCCACCGGCCAGGCGAGCACCGTGAAGGCAAAGAACATGACCGCGAACAGGATCACGCGGGCGCGGGGCCACGCGTAGAAGCTCACTTCACGCGGGGCCCACTGTGACCAGTCCTTACAGGCGGTCGCCAAGCCGACGCCGAGGTAGAACGCGGCGAGCGCCCACCAGCTCACGACTGGTCCTCCGCCCAGCGGGCGCGGGACTCCTCAAGGCGCCGGTAGGGCTTCGACGTTGGTGCGACGCGCACACTGGAGTCACCGAGGCACAGGTCGAGGTCGCGGACTTCAGCGATAACCACGGGGATCCGGCGGTTGGGTCGCAGACTGCGGTAGGTCAGTTCCCCGAACGGTTCGTGATTGGCCCCGTAGCAGGTTTTCATACCGTCGCGCACGGCGCTGGCCACCGCGCGCTGTGCGATACCGGCGGCGTCGCCGTAGTCGACCGCCCGCACCCTGGCGAACACCACCACCGCGACGTCGTGCTCGGGCAGCTCCGCGTGGTCAGCCGGAGGTGGTGGGATGGGTGCCTCGTAGACGGGGATGCCCCGCAGCTCGGCAGTACCTTCCGCGCTGGTCAGCACGTCGGCTTTGCGCGGTGACGAGCACAGCCACACGCCCGACGGGTCAACGCCGGGGGTCATGAGGTGCGCGCGCCATTCCAGGCTGCGCGGTGCCCAGGACACCTGGACGTGCGGTCCGTCGGGTGCGTTGGGGGCAGTCACGGCCACCACCGATCCACCCTCGACAAAGGCAAGCCCAAGGCTGCCGCGTAGAGCCCGGCGAAGTCCTCAACGAAACCGCGCTCCGTCCAGGAGCACACCCGATTCACGGGATGCTCACCGACGCACACATCAGCGCGGGCGATGTCGTGGTCGAAGGTGATCCGCACCGTGCGCCGGCCACGAGCGATCTCTTTGATCGCGGTGAAGCTCGCGGGGGCGCCCATCAGGGTGGGCACACCGCCCATGATCTGGGCGATAAGGCGTTCTTTGCGGCGGGCAGCGTCATCGTCTTCGAGCCGCTTGTTCACGCTCAGAACGTAGGTGGGCACGCCAGGGCGCCCCGCGCGGTGGATACGTGCGGGGCGCTGGTTGTCGAAGGGCATCAGGGCACGTCCAATCTGGTCACGTCGAGACCGAGGATGCGGGCGCCACCTTGCGCGTAGCCCTCAGCGAGGTCTTCGTTGGCGGTGATGACGATGGTGTTGGTGACCTCATCGCCGACCACGATGTCCACACGGTGCAGGAGGGTCTTGCGGGCGAAGGTGATCCGTACGGCCTTGCGGGTGCTCAGTGCCGAGGTGACTTCGAGTGCGGTCATGGGGGTCCAATCTCACTCAGGGATACCGGAACGATGGTCAGCGTACCATGCTGGTCAGACGAGCGCAGCGGCGGCGATCAAAACCACTGCCAGGATGATCAGGGAGTAGGCGAGGACGGTCTGTGCTGCGGTGATCTCTGCGATCAGTGCGGTGCGCTTCATGCTCGGTATATCGCCCACCCTACCGGGTTCGTTACAGATCATCCGGGACGATCTCCAGCACGGCGACGGCCAGCGCCATCATCGACCGATCCGCGCCGAGCGACCCGCCGATCCTGGATAGCCGACGTTGCTCGGCAGCGGTAGCCAGCACTGCGGCCACGGCAACCCCGAGCGGTCCCGGCAACCGCTGCTCGGCAACGGCGCTGGCATCGAGGTAGAGCTGCATCACGCTGGTGCGGTGGGAGATGTGCCTGGTCGCGTCGTGGGTCAGGCCGACCAGCCGGACCAGCGCGTCACGCTCGGCGCTCATAGTTTCCCTCCGTGCCTGCGGGTCACGCTGGCCCCTACAGCCGGTGTACCCAACACAATCGCGGCCCCCCGACGGTGAGCCGGAAAGCCGCGATTGTGGATCAACACAAGATTCCCTACCTGCCCCAGCTGTACTGCGCCAACTGCACCGCGAAGACCATCAGGGCAACCGCACCGGCCGCGATCAAAACGTAGCCAGCGGCGAGGGCACCGGTCAGAACAGAACTGAGGCCAGCTGCTGCCAGGACTAGACCAATGACTAGAAGTGTCACGAGGAGGAGGGCGTTTACGATCCGAGTGCGTAGGTTCATACCCGTATATCGCAGACCCTACTAGGTTCGTTACAGCGCCGACGCGACCGAGTTGACGCCGTCCTGGAATCCTTTCTCGTAGAACCACCTGCCCAGGCCGATGTAATTTTCCTGGGTTCGCCCGGCCAGTTCCTCCCACTGGGGCAGATCGGTGTTGAGCGCTAGCCGATCTCGAACCCAACGGCCAAACTGCTCGCGTGCCGCATCGTCCATGGTCACTCCCTTCAGTTGCGGATCACCGAATGACGCCGAACGTCCACTGACCCGAACCCCGTTGCCGCCGCCGTGCCGGCAACGCCCCCGGTGTCGGGCTCACCGGGCTCGGACTGCCCGGCCATCAGCGCCATGGCTTCGGCCAGGTTGTTGATCTGCGAAGTGTGGTCGCGGCCGTCGAGGATCAGCGTGAACGGGTGACGCGGGTCGGGGTGCCAGCGGTGCGCGTGGTTGGCGTAGTTGATCCGCAGTGACGCCGTGGCCCCGTTGGGTTTGGTCAACTCCAGGGCGACCACCCAACGCTTGCCGTCGCGCCCCACGGTCACCGCGTCGGTGCCGAGCTTGCGGGCGATCGCCCAGAAATCGCGCTGTACGGCCGCAGGAGCACTTCCGGGCGGCTCACTAGCGGGAAGCGGCGCTGGGGCCGCAGCGCGGCCGTCAGGGTCAGCAATCAGGCTCGCAAGCTCTTCCATGGACCGCGTCGTCGGTCGGGGTTCGCCGTCGACGAGCAACGTCCCGTCATGCCAGAACCACCGTCCCCCGCGACCGCTGGATCGCTTGAACCGGGCGGTGGCCACCACACGCGGAGTCGTGAGCATGATCAACCAGTAGCCGGCGACCAGCTCCACGGTGGGCGCCAGGCCCACCCCTTCGACCACGTGATCAGCGAACCTCTGGACACGATCCGGGATTTCGGTCACAGAACCTCCACGGGCAGCGAGTACGGAACACCACCCAGTCTACTACGCGGGACGGGTCATGGCCGCCTCGGCCCGAATCACCGCCCGCTGCGCCAACCGCCGCGCCGCATCGGTGTTCCAATCCAGGCCCGCCTCCTCGCACAAGGCCTGCGCGAGGGCCGCCATTCGCTGCCCCTGGGCCGCGATCGCCTCAGCCGACCGAGTCTCCAGGCGCAGCCGCACAGCGGCCGTTAAAAGCTCACGCAGCTCCTTGCGCTCACGGGCCTCCAGCTCCGCCAGCGCCGACACCTGCTCCCCGATGACCTCCAGCTCCTCAGTGCCGGGGTTGTACGCCAGGCGGTCCTTCACCAACGCGTCCACACCGTGCTCGGCGAACGCCTTGGACAACTGGTCGGACACCACCCGCAGGCGCTGGATCGACAGCGACACCAGCCGGGCGTAGACGTTGCCCAACTCGTCGCCATCCATTTGCGGGGAGGCGTCGAAGGTGCCCAACTCGTCGATGGTCTGACTGGTCCACGCCTGCGCCTGTTCGATCAACGCCGTGGCCCGCTCACGGCGGTCAGCGAAGGTGGCGGCGATGGCCACGAGGTCGGCTGGCACGGGGGCAGCGTAGCGGCGGTTTCGCAGCTAGTTGCCAGATCCGGGATTCGGCCCTCTATAGGGGGCACCCTTTTTCTGCGACACGGTCCTCGCGCACGCGCGCGCGACTTTTTTCGTGATCTTGGATCGTCGCAGGTCAGGTGGGGTCCGAGATAAGGCTATGCAGCTAGTTGCCCAAAGAAGGTATTCGTCACCGGAGGTGGTAGACCCTAAATCTAGCTGTAGATCTAACCTCTCCTCCGCCACAGACGTATAGCTTCTTTGGGCAACTAGCTGCATAGCCTTATGCCGATATAGCCCTGACCTGCGACGATCCAAGATCACGAAAAGTGCGACCCGGTGCCGTCCGGACGAGTGTCACTATGGCTTCTTGTTTCACGGGGGGTTAGTTGCAGCTACGAGCCGAAGGGGGGTCAGCTAGCGCGGCACCCTTCACCCGGTGCTCGTGATCTTGGAGGTAAGGGTGGGCCGTGCGTGATGTGGTATGGTCGTCTGAGTTCCGGATACACCCGCCAGCTACCTACCCACTTGAGCCGTTCTGGCTGCTGTTTGTACATATACGGACAGTTGTTAAGTTACTGAGGAGTATCGAGTGAAGATCAAACTTACCCTGAGTCACCTTGATGAACATTTAGGGGCCCTGCTCGCCTCCAGTCCAGTGACGGCAGCACGACACGGCCTGCTGGGCCTCGTGCATGACGCCCTGATGGCAGACGCACCGTTCATGGCCGACGTGCTCACCGAAGGGGCGGCCGATGTGCTCACTGAGCTGGGTGTCGCCACCGTGTACGAGGTGCCCGCCGCACTGCGTGCGCGGCAGGGTCGCCCCCCTACCCGGATCGTGTCGGCGCTGCGTAGTCCCGACATGGTCGACGCGCTGCATCGCTGCCTGTATCAGGTCAGTGGCGGCAATCCCGACGTGTCCGCTCTGGCGCTGGAGTGGGGACCGCTCAGTGATGACCCTGGTGCGGTAGCGCCCTTACGTCGTGACGATCTGGGGGCGCGTACGGAATTGGTGGATCAGCTGCGAGTGCGTACTGCGGAGATCATCGCGGGGTGGCGGCAGGCGCAGATGGGCTTAGCTCGCGGTGGGCGCGCGATGGATGGTCGGACGCTGGCCACGGCGGCGCGGGTGTGGCAGATTCCGCTGGTCACTGGTGAGCTGCCGGAGGTGGCACCGACGGCCGCCGCTGCGCTGTATCCGAACAGGCTGGGGCGCAGTGCGGCGGCTGTGATCTTCTCCAAGGTCAACGCCGCGATCAGTGCGAACGTGGGTGGCTTCGACGTTTCGGCGATCTTTGAGCCGTTGGCGCTGTTGGTCGCGATCGGTGAGTCGATCAGCATTGCCGACTTCACCGACACGCACCGCAAGCTCGCACTGAAGGGTGCACTGCCGGTGCGGGTGCGCTGTGGTGAGCCGCTGACGGACATGGCTTTAGACGTCCACTCATGGTGGCCGGTGTTCTCGTCGTGGGGCAGCTCAGCGAGGCGTGACGCGGTGGCGATCCCGACGGCTTGGCGGCTGTCCGGTGCCGAGGCTGACGTGCTGGTGTGGGCGTTGTGCAGCGTGGCGGTGCGGCTGGCGGTGGCGAGCACAGCTCCGCGCTCGGGCACCGCGTCGATTACTCGGTTTGACTGGTCGGCGCACGTGGCGGAGAAGTCGCCACAGTGGGAGGCCGGCGCCGCGTCGTTGTGGTCGTTGATGCAGCGTGGCCGGCAGGTGGAGAAGCGCACCGCATGGCCGGAAACGATCTTCCCGGCGTTGAAGGATGCGGCCACCTGGCCGTGGCGTTCTGATACCCTGGTACCTGTTCCGGTGACTACCGAAGGGGTGCCCGCATGACCCGTGCTGCGCGGCGGTACCCAGCGAACGCGACGCAGCTCCGCACTGCCGTAGTTCGGTGGGCGCGCAACACACGCACCTGTCCGCGCTGTTGTCAACCGATTTTTGTCGATACGGCGTACCTGGATCGGGAAGTGACCTCACCAGTGCGTCACGTTCGCACCCACGTCACCTGCCCTGATCAGCCCCTGTGGAATCGCCCATTGCTGGGCTCGGACGATCACTGGGGAGTATTGGTGGAAGCGACCATGTACGAAGCGGGGTTGCCGAACTGGCTTCCCCAACCAACGGAAGGTGGTCTGTAGTGGATTCTGACCCGTTTGACCGGAAGGTGTCTGAGCCTCCGGAGATTGTGGTCATCCCCGATTATCCGGCCGATTTGGGTGCGGATTTCGCGGCGGATGTGGCTGCGGCGGCACCGCCGTTTGTCGCCCCTGTCCCGGTGGTGGAGCCGGCCCCGACGGCGGTACCGGGGCCGGCGTCTGAACCTACCCCGGTGGCCGAGCCGGTCGAGGTCGACAAGCCGTCGCATGTGGAGCTGGGCGGCTGGCGCACGGGCAGTGACTACGCGGGGATGGCGATCACGGGCGCGGCGATCGTGCTAGGTCTGGGCGTGGTCGGGTTGGTCGGCTACGTGGGCTACTCGATTTTCGCTGCGATCTTCGGTGCGTTGTCGGGGGCGGCGGTGGGCGCGGCAGGTGTGCTGCCCCTGTTGCTGATCGCGGGTGTGGCTTTTTTCGTCTTCGGGGGGCGCGGGCGCGGAGGTGCTGTTACTGCGGGAGCCTCTAGTGGCGTTGCCACGGTGGTGCGCACCTCGGCATTGATCGGTGTGGGGTTGGTGCG